CCGCCTGATTCGTTCGACGGGAAGGTTCAGAGACTATGTACGGAGCTCCTCAAATGAGGATGAAGATATAGTCCGATCTGCATGGAAATATGCAGAACTGAGCAGAAATGTCTCAGTCCATCGTATTACACGATGAGTAACAAAATGACCCCGTGTACACCGTCAGTAACTAGGCGGCCTCAGAGGGTGACCTCTGAGTAAACACCTCGCTGTATCGGTGAATCTCCTTCACGTACACAAGTAGTGATAAGATACCTCTTGTGACAGAGGACAATACCGAGGGAACCCCAGAGCCCGGGGACTCCGTAGAGACTACACGCGAGGCATCTGCTCCATACCAGGATCTCGATGAGGTCCTTCGTACCGTTCACCACGTTCGTGATCTAGCTAGGTACTACGACGTCACCGTTTCCGAGATGACGGCCTTGCTGAAACAACGAGGCATCATCCGGTTCACTCGTCGCAGTCAGGTCGACTGGTCTCACCTCAAGCAGCTCTACGAGGAGCTCCAGTCAATCCCCGCCGTAGCTCGACGACTCGGGACAACCGAGAAGATCACGTATGCGGAGCTAAAAGATCAAGGTATCCAACTGCGATCTCGAGGCCATCTCAAGGGACAGAAAAAGTCCGCTAGCTGGCGAGAGGCCAGTGCCAAGAACTGGGATGATCCAGCTTGGCGAGAAGAACAACGAAGGAAGTGGCTTGAGAAAAGTCAGTCCCGACGAAAGGGACCGGGCGTCTCACCTCTCGAGAAGTTCTTGCACACGGCTCTTCGACAGGCGCGGGTCTCGTTCAACGCGAACGAGGTCGTGCTCGACGGTAGGTACGTGGTCGACGTTTTGCTCACTCAGCGGAACATCGTCATCGAGGTAGACGGAAGCTCTCACTGGCTTCCAGAAGCTCAAAAGAACGACAAGGTCCGCCAAGCTGAACTTGAGCGAGCGGGTTTCATCGTTCGTCGAATCGACCACGTAGACGTCGTCAACAACGCACACGGTTTCGTTGCTGATCTGATGAATGAGTTTGATCTTCAACCCGAAGAGCATCCTCAATCGCGAGTTCGCAGCGACGCCGAGGCCTTTGGTGATCGAATGAACGCCCTTCGCTCCGACCCCGAAAAGAGTCGACGATGGCGGGAGAATCTCACTAAGGCACGTCGAGAACGAGCTGAACGAGAACGGCAGATGAAGATATAGTCCGGTCTGCATGGATCACGTGAAAACATGCAGAGTCAGGCAGAAATGACCTGACCACTCACCCACTCACTGAAAGTCAGTGAAACTCGTGGTGAGGGGTAACAGATCGCTACCGCAACAAGTTTCCCCGCCCGCAGGGTCAGGGCGTCAGCCGGATGGAGAAGGTGTTCACCGGCATCTCCGGTTCCCAGACCGGGGGCCAGAGCGTGCTCGACATCTCGATCGACGAGCTCGTCACCCAGACCAACAACAACGCCGGCTTCGGCACCTGGCCGCTCAACCTGCCGCAGGCGGGCAGCCAGACCGAAGTCAACCTCAACGTCCCGTACCGGTTCTTCGGTCTGACCGAGCAGCTGTCCTGGCTCGCTCAGTTCGCTGGCCAGGGCTTCGAGGACATCTCGGCACTCGCCAACCTCATCCTCCTGCAGGAGATGATGCTCGGCGAGGAATACCAGATGATCGCCGGCACCTCGGTGCCACTGGCCACCCCGGCCGCGCCGACCATCACCCTGCGCACCGCCGGCTCCAACGAGACCGCCTTCACCACCGGCACGCTCACCGTGGAGGTCACGGGCGCGAACTACTGGGGTGAGACCGCGGCCTCCGCGGCCAGCAACAGCGTCACCGTCGGGGCCGGCCAGGTCGTCGACGTCACCATCTCCCCGGTGGCCGGCGCCCTGTTCTACAACCTGTACACCAACAACGCCAGCGCCGGCTACAAGCAGCAGGTCACCAACGTCGGCGGCATCCGCTACACCCTGCAGGGCACCGCGTCGACCACCGGCACCGCGCCGGCCGCCGACACCGGCACCAGCAAGGGCACCCGGATGGAGGGCGTCATCCCGACGCTCACCGGCCTGTCCGCCCAGGGCGGCATCTACCCGGCCGGCTGGCAGGGTGGCTACGTCAACAACGCCGTCGGCTCGACCCTCAACTACAGCACCATCAACACCGTGCTGAAGGCCCTGTGGGCGACCAGCGGCAACAACCCGGGCTCGTTCAAGGCCGACCCGGCGGAGCTCATCTCCTCCGGCGTCGACATCGCGAACCTGTCCGACGACGTCATCGCCCAGGGCTCCGCTACCAACTACCGGTTGTTCATCCAGCAGTCGGAGACCGGCGGCGTCCAGACCGGTGCGGCCGTGGACGAGTTCCGCAACCCGCTCACCCGGTCCATCATGAAGCTGGTCGTGCACCCCTGGTACCAGCAGGGCAACGCCGACCTGCTGACCTACCAGCTGCCGCAGACCTGGACCAACGTCGCCAACGCGTGGGAGATGACCTGCGTCCAGGACTACGTCTCCATCGCCTGGCCAGTCATCGACGCGACCTTCCGCTACTCGATCTTCCTGTACGGTGCCATGGTCGCGCACGCCCCGCAGTACTCCGCCCACCTCGGCGGCCTGCAGTCCAGCAACACCACTCCGTACGCCTGATCGACGACGTGAGGCCCGGTCCCACTTCCCCGGGACCGGGCTCTCATCTCACCTCAGAAAGGAAACATCGTGGCCATCTTCGAAGGTGACGTTGGGGCGCGCCAGTCGACCAGCGTCAAGTCCACCACGGCCGTGGCGGTCTTCCTGCTGTCGCAGACCTCCACGGCTCCCAACAACTCGTGGACGATCCTCACCACCACCCAGAACTACACGGTCATCAACACGGGGGCCAACCCGTGCTGGGTGGGCACGTCCACCTCGGTCACCGCGGCCACCGGCTTCCGGCTCGGTTCCGGCGAGCAGCTGACCGTCAACGGCACCGTGCACAAGCTGGCTGCCTGCGCCAGCGCCGCGGCCCCGACCACGGTCATCGCCGGCCTGGCCACTCAGTCCCCGGTGGTGTGACGTGTCGACCCGGATCAACGTGGTACCCGTCGGCCTGGCGGCGGCCGCGGTCTTCACCCCTCCCGCCGGATCGGGTCGACCGCACGCCGTCATCCACAACTCGGGACCGGGAACCGTCTACCTGGGTCAGGCATCGGTCACGGCCCAGAACGGGCTGCCGTTGAGGGCGAAGGAGCAGATCGAGTTCCCCTTCGCTCTCGACACGATCTACGCCTGCTCGGGTGGGCTCACTCTCAGTGGCACGGTCACGACCACGACCACCGCGGCGGTGACGCACGGCGCGTCCACCGTCGTGGCGGTCACGGCGATCACCGGTTTCGCGGCCGGCCAGACCGTGCAGGTCGGGGCGGGCACGTCGGCCGAGACCCTGACGATCTCGGCGACCAGCACCGCGCCGTCTCTCAAGTTCACCACCAAGCCGGCGTACGACCACGCCTCCGGCGTGACCGTGGCCCAGGTGACCACCGGCGCCGTCGGCACCCTCAAGGTCACCGGCGGTCTCAGCTGACCTGAAGATCGCCGTCGCCCGTGGCTGTCTCAACGTGGTACGAGATATAGTGAGGCCAGGAGCAGAGCCGTCTTCTCCCGGAACCGAGCGAGGTCGAGTGCCAGAAGGACAGGCAGCCACGGGCGTCGAGACGCCGCCACCCGCTCCCCAGCAGACCAGCATCAACCTGATCTGCATCAAGATCATCTGGATGGGAGCCAGCGAGGCGAAACGCAAGGTCGCCTCGATGAACGCCCCGTTCCACGACATCGCGATCTTCCCCGAGCCCGACTATCCCAAGGGCCGCAAGGGACTCACGATCTCGCGGGCCTGGGAGCAGATGCACGGCCCGGACGACGCCGGCCTGCTCATCCTCGACGGGGACGTCGCGATCGACCCGGTCGATCTCAACACCATGGTCCAGCACGTCGCGTCCGACCGCGAGGCCGTCTGGGTCGCTCCCGTGAAGCTCTGGCCCAAGTCCACCCACCTGGCCGCCTGGGTGTGGGGACACCGCAAGGCACCGCCTCCCGGGATGACCCAGCAGGACGACGTCATGCGGTTCTGGCAGCAGGACATCGACGACCCGCGGTGGTGGACTTTTAATTTCACATACATTCCGCGCAGTCTCGTTGTGAAGGCGCAAGAGGCCGGGCTCGAGACCTGGCACTACCCGAACGTGGACAAGAACTTTCACGAGCTGGCCACCGAGCTCAACTACCGCGTCAAGGTCGTCCGCGGTGACTGCCACCCGCGCCATATCAATTTTTAATCTTGGGAGGTCCCGATGAGCAAGCGAGTCAACCTCCCGCCCGGCTGCGACGGCCTCAACATGGAGGACGGCACCCGGTACACGGCGAGTCAGGCCGGGGGCACCGTCACGGTCGCCGACCGCCACGCCCGCGCCGTCACGAAGCTCGCGACCGGCGGCGACGGGGGCCTCGTCGACGGCCGGTTCAAGGGCTTCCTCGGCACGAAGAAGGGGCGCTGGTGCCCGACGTGCATCCGCGTCTGGAACGCCTGGAACACCACCTGCCCCAAGTGCGACGGTGAGACCGTGGAGGACACGCTGTGATCGACATCAACCAGATCGCTCTGTCAACGGCCGCGTCGACTCGGATCACCCCAATTCCCGGTGGCACCGGCAGCGTCACGCTGGTCAACACGGGTACCAACCCGGTCTATATCGGGCTCAGCTCGGCCGTGACCATCACCAACGGCTTCTCCCTGGCCGCCAGCTCCCCGCCGGTCGTCTTCCCCACCTTCGACAGCTCCAAGCCGCAGGTGCTGTGGGCGATCTCGAAGACCGGCGCGTCGAGCATCGGGTTCATCGTCTCCAACGCGCACTGAAAGAGCCCCGCCTCCTCATTGGGGAAGAAGGCGGGGCTCGGTAGGCGACCCGCGAGCGGTCTCGGCGGGACTCAAGCGGGTCGCGTGGTCAAGAGGTCTTGGCGTTGGCCGGCCAGAACGCGTCGATCTCGGTCTCGGGAACGACGTACTCCGACCGCTTGAAGACCCGGCGAGACGCGACGGGCACCCCGTCGACCGTCGCGGTCTGAGCGGTCCCAATCAGGCGCCGCATCTGGTTGAGGGCCAGGGTCTTCTGATTCTTCCAGTACTCCTCGGCCATCAGCGCGTAGCGGTAGGCGTCCCTCAGCTCGGCCGGGACCTCCTGGCTGGTGCCCTTCACCACGTCGGGAAACTGGGCCTTGAGCTGGTTCTGCTCTTCCTCGGCCGTCAGGCCAACCGGAGCCTGCAGGATCAGCGGTTCGTGAGTCTGGGTCATTCGGGATCTCCCTCTTCTCGTTCCTGAGACCACCATACCACCGAGCCGTCAAAAAGTAAACAGAGAGGATCAGTTATGACCGTGTACGCGCGAAGCGACGTCATGAGCGTTTCGCTGTCCCACGAGCACGGGGGGTGTGGAGCCACGCACTCGCGTCCGGTGACCCACGGCGCCCCGGCACAGTCCTGGGGCCTGGACTGCCCCGCCTGCGAGAACCACCTCCGCTCCGACCCTCACTGGAGCATCAACCTCTCCGAGGTCCCGGAGACCCCCGACGAGGAGCGCACTCGCCTCGACCGGGAGAAGAAGGGCCAGACCAACCAGCAGGACCTGCTCGTGGCGGCCATCCTGGCCATCGCTCAGTCCCAGCAGGAGCTTCCGGACAACCTGGCCAAGGCCATCGCCGCCCTGAGCGAGGCCCGTGAGGCCCAGGAACCGGTCGTCACGCACGCCGAGTCAGCGAGCGACACCGCTCCCGACTCGGCCAACGAGCCCGATCCCGAGCCAGACCTCAACAAGCTGAAGGTCCCGGAACTGCGAGACCTGGCCGCGTCCCGGAACCTGGACACCGGCGGCACCCGAGCCGACCTGCTCGAGCGCCTACAGGCCGGCGACACCGAGGACTGATCCTTGAGTCGGCGCGGCATCTGCGGGCGCTGCGGCACCGTCCGCCGCGGCACGCGAGCCGCGCCGACTCAACCGATCACGAGTTGCCTCGACTGCGCCACCCCGCTCTGTCTCAAGCACGCCATCTGGCAGACCGACCGCGTCGGGTACATCTGCCGCAAGTGTCTTCAGTCTCAGGAAGGTCGGTGACGAGGTGGTGATGCCCGCGACGCTTCCCGTGGGGCCGCTGACGCCGTACGTCACGCCCGACATCCTCATGAACGCTCCCACCGGTATCTCGTGGTCCACGATCCCTCCCGGCCGGAACGTCACGGACGAGCAGCGGTACGCCGAGGCCCTCAACATCTGCATGCGCGCGACCGGCATGGCCGACTCGTACTGCAACCAGCCACTGCGCGCCACCCTCGACACCGAGTACCAGTCGGGCCCGGACTTCCGCATCACGTACCAGCAGGCCACGGGCAACACGCGGGTCATCCTGCAGCGTTGGCCGGTCCTGGCCATCACCGGGGTCGCGGTCAGCCCCAACACGTTCCCTCGCAGCTGGACCACGGTGCCCAGCGGGTACTACGACGTGGAGCACCCCGTCATCGGCCTCTACGGCACCTCGGCCCCGTCCGCCGCCGGTGAGGGTGGTCAGTCCATCCTGATCGGTCCCGGGTTCGTCAACTGGGGCCTCGGTCGCAACGGCTTCTGGGTCAAGACCACGTACGTCAACGGCTGGCCGCACACCTCCCTGACCGCGGCCGCAAACGCCGGCGACACCACGCTGCAGGTCGACGACTGCACCGGCTGGGCCACGGTCTCCGAGTCCCTGGGCAGCACCGGGGTCACCGGCGTCATCTACGACTCGGGAAGCCAGGAGACCGCTCAGGCCATCTCCACCAGCGCCGTGGCCGGTCCCGGGGTCGTCACCCTGGCCAACCCCCTCACCTTCGACCACGACCAGGGAGTCCTGTTCACCAGCCTTCCGGAGTCGGTCATGTGGGGCGTCATCCTCTTCGGGGCCAGCCAGGCCCTCACCCGCGGCGCCACGGCCACCACCGTGCAGCAGATCCCGGGAGGCGGCGGCTCCTCCGGGACGGGGCCGGCCAAGGCGAGCTCCCTGGCCGACCAGGCCCAGGGCTACCTCGCCCCTTTCCGGCGGGTGATCTGATGCCGATCGTCACCGCGCAGGTCTACATCAACAACCTGCTCAACGGCCTCGTCTGGCCTCCCGCGATGACGAACGTGCCGGCACTCGAGTCCCAGATCACCCCGCTCGACCCGCAGGTCGAGGCCCAGGTCCCGCAGGCCTACGTCTGGCCCACCCGGGGCAAGGAATCACGGGACCCGAAGAAGGGCGGCACCGTTCCGCGAGCCGCGTCCTTCGGGGCCCCGTCCGGTCTCAAGTCCGAGGTGCACAACCTCGGGGTCTGGCTCGTCTGGTTCGGGGCCGACACGGACCAAGACGCCGACAACCTCTTCCCGGGCATGGTCGACTGGGTCATGGTCCAGCTCCGGTCCACCGAGGACCCGACCCCGATCCAGACCGACCCGTGGTCCGGCATCCAGAGCTACCTTCTCGACATCGGGGAGGACATGGACTACGAGATCACTCTTCGAAGCCTGCTCGAGCAGCGGTACGACCGCTACGACGCGCTGATCACGTTGACGGTCAGCGAGGTCTTTCCCGCCTAGTAAAGGAGCCGTGTGGCCGACACCTACGCCTACCTCGGAGAGGACGTACGAGCCTACCTCTCGTACGCCGACACCGAGACCGATCTCACGCTGGTCGCGGAACCCGGGAAGTCGTACGGCATCCGCGCCATCGAGGGCCACGCGATCCCGCCGAATGACGGGCGCTGGGCCGAGGACCCCGACCCGGTCACCGAGGTCGACGTTCCTTCTCCGCGGCGAGGCCGCTCCAGCCAGGCCGCTGAACCGACCGCTACCGACGACCCCTCCACCGAAACGGGAGCTGAGGAATGAGCAACATTCCCACCACGGTCGCGCCCTCCGTCAAGTCCTGGCTCGGAATCGCCCGGGAGCTCACGGTCGGCACGCCGGTCCTGCCAGTCGTCACGATCCCCCTGGACAAGGGCTCCTATGAGCCCGAGGACACCCCAATGTTCCTCCCGGATGAAGCCATCCGGGGCGCCATGGCGCTGCTGTATGGGGAGATCCTCGGTGTTGAGGATGCCACGTTCTCGTACGGTGGCCCGGTCTTCGGGGACGTGTACGGGTTCTTCCTCGACAACGTCTTCGGCGACCTGTCCAGCGTCGGCACCAACACGGCCGGCGGCAGCTCCACCACGCACGCCGCCCTGGCCGCGGGAGTCACGACCCTCAGTGCCGCGTCCGGCACCGGTTTCGCCATCGGTCAGAACGTTCAGATCGGCACCGGCACCACCGCCGAGATCATCAAGCTGACCGCCGTCACCGGCACGTCCCTGACCTTCACCAACAACCCGCTACGCTTCGCGCACAGCTCGGCGGCGACGCTGCACACGGTCATCGGTCCCTACACCCACACGTTCGCCGCGCTGAACTCGGGAAGCGGTCAGCCGCCCACGCACACGGTCACCGACTACACGGGTCTTACCCCGACCGTCGGGGCCCGAGCCTACCCGTCGACCTGCATCGCTCAGATCGACTTCACCGGCAACGCCGAGCAGCTGTTCACGGCCAAGGTCTCCGGTAACTCGTGGGTGAGCGCCCCGTCCGCGTCGGCTCCTACCCTGTCCACCAACTTCGTGGTCCCGCTCCCCAACTGGCGAGCCTCGGTCAAGGTCGGCGGGGTTCAGATTTACAACGTGGGTGACTGGACCGTCAGCATCAAGCGTCAGCTGCAGGTCTACTTCACCAACCAGGGCTTCCAGAACCCGTTCATCATCGCGCGCGGCCCCCTGGACGCCACCGGCACCCTGAACTACACGGTCGCCGAGGACGAGACTCCGCTCACCCAGATGCTGAGCAACACGCAGCCCATCCTACAGTTCATCGTCAATAACGGGCTCTCCACCACCAACCAGATCCAGTACACCTTCAACATCCAGAAGGCCGCGTTCATCAAGTCCAAGATCAGCCGGTCCGCGGTCCTGGTCGGCTACGAGGACGACTGGCAGGCCATCGCCAACACCACCAACGTGGGTGGCTCCGGCGGCCTGAGCCCGATTCAGATGGTCGTCGTCAACAACTACGCCCCGTACTAGACCGTCACTCCTACCTCATCGTCGCTCATCAGAGAGGTCGCTATGCGAATTGAGCTTCCCAGTGGCAACTGGGTCGAGATCCGAGAGGCCCTGAAGGCCAAGGACAAGTTCGCCGTTCAGAACGCCGTGAAGTTCACCATGACCGACGGCAAGCAGCAGGAGTTCAGCGCCGGCATCCAGAACGAGATGCGCGCCGCCTTGCTCGGTCAGGTCATCACGGCCTGGTCCTTCGAGGGGATCCCGATTCCCTCCACCGGTCTCGCCCCGGCCGCTGTCGTCCTCGGAGAGACCCTGGACATCGACGACTACAACGAGCTGGAAAAGCAGACCGACGACCTCTTCGAGAAGGTACGCCTGGCCGGGGGGCGGTCCCCAAACTAGAAAAAGCGCACCACCGTCTCGTCGCGATCTTTCTCAGCCAGGGCTGGTCTCACAACCTCCCGTACCCGGACGACCTACCTCCGGACATGATGACGAAGCGGTGGTTCGCGAAGAACTACGGGTGGGACCCCGATCAGGTCGACCGTCTCGGGATTGAGTACCTCACCTGGCTTCCCGTGATCGAGGATGCCGTGATGGTGGCGCAGGATCGGTTGCAGAAGCAGGAGGCTCGTCACCAACGGCCTCAGTCCCGTCACTGACGAGGAGGCGACGTGAGCGGTATCGAGCTAACCGGTTTTCCCGAGATGCTGAGGGCGCTCGATTCTCTCATCGCTCGGGCCGGTACCGAGACCCCTCGAAAAGCCGCCGAAGAGATGGGCCGTGTCGCCGGTGACGAGATCCAGCGTCAACTGGCACTGTCATCCCACCCACCTCGTACCAAGACCCCGTCGGCTCCCGGAGAGCCGCCGTCGATGATCACCGGGGCGCTGCGTGCCTCGGTCAACCAGACGCAGAGCTTCGGGGAGCTCGGGCACTGGGAGGTACACCGGGCACCTACCACGGTGTACGCCCGCATTCAGGAACTCGGTGGCTGGACCGGGGCCGGTCACCAGACCTACCTGCCGCCTCGTCCCTACGTCCGACCGGCTCTCGACATCGCGCGCGACAAGATCCAAGATGCCGCGATCGACGTCTTCCGTGACCTGGTGGAAGGAGCCTGATGGCCGGCAACGAGCTGCCCCCGGTTATCGCGCAGCTGATCGCCGACACCGCGGACTTCATCGAGAAGTTCACCGAGGCCCGCGACCTCGCCGAGGAACTCGCGCCGGCCATCGAGCTCGCGTCGGACGCGGTCAAGCAGCTCAGCGACGCGTCTCTCGACGCGGCCATCGCTCTCGACGAGGTCTCAACGCGGTTCAACGACGTTCGTGACGCGGCCGTAGAGGCCGGGGCCGCGCTGGAGTTGAACCGCGACGCCCTGGTCGAGGTCGCGATCTCTGCCGATGAGGTCCGTGATCGAGTCCTTGAGGCGACGATCGGCTTCGATGACCTCGCGGTCTCGAGTCGCGCGGCCGCCGAAGAGATGCAGAAGGTCCGAGATGACTCGGTCGAGGCCGCGACGTCGATGGGTCACCTGAGAGACGACGCGGCTGAGGCCAGTGGGGCCCTGGACGCCCTGGCCGTCTCGGAGGACGCGGCCGGAGACGAGGCCAAGAAGTCCGCGATCGACGTATCGGCCCTGAGCGCCGCGATCAAGAGCAGCGGCGGTGCCGCGAGCACGGCCGCCGGTTTCATCGAAAAATGGGGCCTGATCATAACGGCCGCGTCCGGTCCCGCGGCCGGCCTGCTCCTGGCCGCGATCCCCCTGGCGTTCCTCGGTATCGGTATCGCAGCCGAGAAGTCGAACTCGCAGGTCACCGCCGCCTTCGGCAAGATGAAAAACACGATCACGTCGACCTTCAAAGAGGCCTTCGCCCCGATCGTGCCGTACCTGGTTCAGGCCATGGGCATGATCGGTGACACGGTCAAGGGCCTCGAACCGATCTTCCATTCCATCGCTCAATCTCTCGGTCCGATCATCACGACGATCGCCGGCGGCCTCGACGCCATGGCGCAGAACATCCTACCCGCGTTCGCGACCGTGATGTCCAACGTGCTTCCCGTTGTCAAGGCCCTGATGAACGGCCTCGATGAGCTGTCGGCCGGGCTCGGTCAGTTCTTTGCGAGCCTGAACATCGGTGAGGCCGCTCAGGGACTGAGCGCGCTGCTCGGTGGGGTCGCCCAGCTTCTTCCCGTACTCGGCAAGCTGCTTAACGCTCTCATGCCGGTCGGCAACATCATCCTGCGCACCTTGGTCCCGGCCATCGTGGAGTTCGCGAACATGGTCGCGGGCGCGTTCATCCCGGTCGTTCACCAGATCACGCCGGTCATGACCGAGATCGCGGACGTCGTCGTGGAGGTCATTCAGACCTTCGGTGAGCTGCTCAAGGCCGCGATGCCGCTGATCCCGGGCATCCTGCAGGTCATCGGTGCCGTCGCTCAACTCGACACCGTTTTCGAGGCCCTCGAACCTCTTTTCAACACGGTCGTCAAGGCCCTGATGCCGATCATCAGCATCATCGCTCAGATCGCGAACGTCATCGTCGGTGACCTGAACGGGGCGCTGCTGGCGGCCGCGAAGGACGTTCAGCCGCTGATCCCGTTCTTCGGCAAGGCCCTTCAGGGAGCCCTGCAGGCGGTTCTCGACGTCGTCAAGGCCCTGTCCCCCATCTTCATGGGGATCTTCAACTGGATGGCCAGTCACGTCCAGGTCGTCGACGCGTTCGCGGTCGCGATCGTTTCCATCTGGGCGGCCATGAAGGCGTGGGCCATCATCATGGCGATCTGCGAAGGAGCCGCCGCGGCGCTCTCGGTCGCGATGGGCATCCTGGACGCGGTCATGGACGCCAACCCCATCATGCTGATCATTCTCGCCGTGATCGCTCTCGTCGCCGCGTTCATCTACCTGTGGCAGAACAGCGCCGCCTTCCGCAACTTCTGGGAGGGCCTGTGGAAGGGAATCAAGGACGCGGCCACCGCGGTCGTGAACTGGTTCAAGGGACCGTTCGTCAACTTCTTCAAGGACGCCTGGAAGGACATCGTCGACGGGGCCAAGGCCTTCGTCAACTTCTTCAAGGACCTACCGCAAAACATCGGCAACGCGTTCAAGGCCCTTGGCAACCTCATCGCGAGCGGGGCCTCGGCTGCCTGGCACGGCCTCACGACCGGTCTCTCCGATGCCGGGAAAGCGATCCTTGACTTCTTCAAGAACCTGCCTCACGACATCGGGTTCGCGATCGGGTTCCTGCTCGGTCTCGGTGTCAAGATCATGCAGGGACTGATCAACGGCATCAAGAGCGGCGCGACCGCCGTCATCAACTTCTTCAAGGCCCTGCCCGGTGAGATCAAGAGCTTCTTCACGAGTGCCGGTAACTGGCTGCTGCACACCGGTGAGACCATTCTCAAGGGACTGTGGAGCGGCATCACCACGGCGGCCAAGGACGTCTGGAACTTTTTCAAGAACCTCCCTCAGAACATCTGGAACTTCCTCGTCAACGCTCAAAACTGGCTCGACACGACGGGACACGACATCCTCAAGGGGTTGTGGAACGGCATCGTCGCTGGAGCTGAAGACGTCTGGAACTTCTTCAAGAACCTGCCGCAAAACATCTGGAAGTTCCTGGTCAACGCCCAGAACTGGCTCGACACCACCGGTCACGACATCTTGAAAGGCCTCTGGAACGGCATCGTCAACGGGGCCGAGGCGGTCTGGAACTGGTTGAAGGGGCTTCCCGACGACATCCTCGGGTTCCTCAAGGACGCTGGTAACTGGCTCGTTCAGGTCGGCAAGGACATCATCAGCGGCCTGCTTCACGGTATCTCCGCCGCGGTCTCCGGCATCGGCAGCTTCATCAGCAAGATCGGTTCCGGCATCGTCAGCGGCTTCAAGGCAGCTCTCGGCATCGGGTCCCCGTCCAAGGTGATGGCCCAAGAGGTCGGCCAGTACATCACGCACGGCATCGCTCAGGGCATGCTACAGGGTGTCTCGTCCGTTCACAGCGCCATCAGCAGCATCGGCAACACGATCTCTCGCGGCAACTACGGCAGCCTGACCGGTACGAGCTCCTTCGGCTTGACCGCCTTGCCCGGAGGAAGCAGCGCGCAGTCTCAGCCCCTGCAGATCACGATCCAGATGAACACGAGCGACGTGCAGAAGTGGCTGCAGACCGGCACGCTGCGCTACAACCTGCGCAATCCCACCAACGGCCTCACTCTGTTCGGACGGGGGTCCTCGTGAGCGTCACGTTCATCAACGGCTGGTTCGGTGGCTGGGCGGTAGCCGACGGCTACGTCACCACCGCTCCGGCCAACCACTCGGTCGACATCCCGGTCAGTGGGGTCACCAGCGGTCACTGGCTGATCGCCGCCGTGGGGTGGCACACCGTGCCGCAGATCGAGACCACGATCACCGTTGGCGACGACGCGGCCAATTACTGGGTCCCGATCGCGACCTCGTACACCGACGGCTCTAGCCTGGCCCTCAACCCGAACTGGGCGTTCAGTAGCGGCAGCTCTAGCTGGACCGTGGCGGATGGCACGCTCACTAGCGCCACGAACATCATGTACGGCTCACACGCGAAGTCGTTGAAGATCACTCCAGCCGGCAACGCGGCCATCGGGTTCGTCAACTTCAGTGGCGGGTACGTCGCGGTGACCGGCGGCAACCTGTACACGGTCACCTTCTGGATGTTCTCACCGACCGGGTACCAGAGCGTTCAGGTCGGTATCGCACAAGAAAACTCGTCCCACACGTACTTTGGGTCACTGCTGGGATCCTACTCGTTCGTGCCTCCCAACACGTGGACCCCCGTCACGTACACGGTCGCCGTGTCGAGCACGTGTGCGTATGCCTCTCCTCAAGTGCTGATGCGCAACGGTCCTCAGCCGTGGGACATCATGTACGTGGGACAGGCGACCTTGTCTCCCGGTGGTGGTTTCTCGTCGGAAGCGCGAGTCGCGATCTGGGCCGCTCCCAACGTCTCACCACCTACCAACGTCGCCATCTCACCGCTCGGCCAGGTCACCGGCTTGAACGCTCGTATCATGGAGTTCTCGGGATTCCCGACCTGGTTGGACACGGACGCCATCTCGACGACGTTCGTCAACAACTCGTCAACCGCCAAGCTGTCGCTGACTCCCACTCAGAGCGACTTCATTCTTACCGCGGCCGTCGACAACAACGTCTCATACCCGATCAGCCGTCTTGCCACGGGCTGGTCCGCCACCACGAAGTGGTCGTCGTTCACCAACGGCACCGACACCGTCGGTGACACGTACCTCCTGGCGTCGTGGACGACCTCCGGATCACCCACGTCCGTCACGTTCTACGCCACTAACCCGATCAACACCAACCCGTTGTTCGTGTCCAACACGACGGGCTGGCAGGCAGTCAACTCCACCATCGCGTTGTCGAGCACGCCGGTATACAGCACCGCGACCACGCACAACATGAAGATCACTCCCAACGGGACGAGCTCGGTCGTCGGCGCGTCGATCACCAACGCGACCGCTCCCGCCGTGACGCCGGGGCTGACCTACTTCGCCGAGGCGTATCTGCACGCCCCGTTCGCGAGCGGCAACGTCTCCGCGACGGTCACCATGACCTGGCAGACGTCCGGGCACGCCGCCATCTCGAGCCTCACCAGCGCTATCAGCACCGTCGTCGGTGCCACCAGTGCGACGTGGTACAACGCGGTCGTTCAGGGGCAGGCACCGGCGACCGCCGCGTTCGCGACGATGACGATCAACCTTCGTGGTCATCTCGCGGCCACGCGCATCGTCAACGTCGGCAGGGCCAGCCTGAACAAGGCCAGCAACGCCAACGTCGGCATCGGGGCCGCGATGGTTGGGTTCCAGCTCACACCGACCATCCCGTCTCAGCCCAACAGCACCTGGCCGGACGTTCACTTCGAGGTCGCCTTCGGCCAGGCCTCCGGTACCGCCCCGGACCAGCTCGTGTGGACGGACATCTCCGACCGGCTCTTGTCGTGGTCTCTCGACCGCGGTCGCCAGTACGAGCTTAACTCCCTGGAGTCGGCTCAGCTCACCATGGCACTGCGCAACGACGACGGCAAGCTCACTCCGGGAAGCTCGGCCGCCGGTGCCTACCAGGTGGAGGTGTACTCCCCGGCGCGCATCACCGCCCGCTGGCAGGGAAAGATCTACGGGATCTACCGGGGCTACATCGAGCGCTGGCCCCAGTCCTGGGAAGACATCCACTTCGGCATCGTTCCCGCGATCGGCGTGGACGCGTGGGCCATGTTCGTGACCACGCTTCGGTCCATCCTGCAGAACGAGATCCTGCTCGACAACCCGTTCGGGTACTGGCCGTGCGGGGACGCCAAGGGACAGACCACGGCCATCAACCTCGGCACGTTCCCCGGCAACGGTCAGTTCTCCCTGGCCTCCACGAAGTCCCTTATCGGCACCACGACCTCGGCGTCCGCGACGTTCGGGGCCGACACGATGCCGCTCGTGGGAGACGCGGGAACGTGCTGGAACATGAACGGCCTCACCTCGAGCCAGGCCAACCTCGGCTACAGCCTGCAGTACACCGGTCCCTACTTGCCGCCCCTGACCTTGAACCCCACCATCACCTGGCGTGCCTTCCCCATCTACACGGGACCGGCACCGGTTCCAGGCAACCGACTCGCCATCATGACCCTAAACGGGCAGAACAACAACCCGGTCATCTCGGTGTGGATGGACTCGGGAACCGGCATCCACGTCACCACCTGGAACGCGACCACCGGGGCGCAGACCGACCACACCCCCAGCAGCTCGTTCGGCTACAGCTTCAACACGATCTACTTCTTGCTTCTCACTCCCACCACGTTCACGCTCTACATCGGCGGCACGGACACGTTGACGGGCACGGAAAACTTCCAGGTCAACGTGTCCTCACTGACGATGAACGGCCGACGAGACAACCTCAACCACGGCCAGTTCGGCAACATCTCCATCTCTCACGTCGCGTACTTCCCGCGCCCCCTGGACTACTCCCGGTTCGTCACCTACTCGTTCAGCGCGACCAACGGGATGGCCGGTGACTTCGGGGACTGGCGCGTCAGCCGGCTCTTGTCCTACATCGGCTGGTCACAGGCCGCCCGGATCTTCGGTGACGGAAGCGACCAACAGATGGCCGGTGCCACGGACATCGCCGGAAACGACGTGGCCACCGCGATCAACAACATCGCGCAGACCGAGCAGGCGCTGAACTACGTCGACCGTAACGGCTACATCGTCTATCGAACTCGTCAACACGCCCTCGATCGGTCCTCTCAGGCCACGTTTGGGCAGAACGTGACCGGCGGTGAGATCCCCTATCTCATCAGTCTTCAGCTCGACTACGACCCTCAGTACATCAGCAACGACATCCAGATGACGCACCAGGGAACCCCGCCGTTCAGCGCGACCGGAGAGGCGCAGAGCGCGAGCACCTCGGTGTCGATCACTCTCACCAACCAGTCGTCGGTTAACCAGTACAGTGACCGTAGCCTGCAGCTCACGTCCTACTTCAGCGACGTGAGCCAGTCGATCAACCTCACGAACTGGCTGATCAACCAGTACAGCTACCCTCACATGCGAGTCGCTCAGGTCGAGGTCACTCCAGCCTCAAATCCGACCTTGTTCGCCAAGCTGCTGAGCCTGGACATCGGTGATTTCGTCACGCTGAAAATGACCCCCATCGGGGCGAATAACACGATCAAGCTGCCAGTTATGATCATCGGCATGCACCACGACGTGGAGTGGAAGGCGGGTAAGTGGGTGATGCGATTCGACATCATGCCCCAACAGATCGCCGCTCTGCAGAGCGTCACCCTGAAACTGAACGACGCCGTCCTCGGCAAGCTCGACTCCGGCAACGTGATTGGCTGGTAGACCATGGCCTCGGTTCCCACCCCCCACCAGTTCGTCGTCGGCGAGGACGCCACCGCGACCAATATCAACACGTACTACTCGGGGATCTCGTTCCTGCAGAACCCACCCGCGTTCAAGCTCATCACGACGTCGACCGTCACCATCCCGAACAACACGTTCACCGCGGTCACGTGGAACGACCCGGTCCTGGATAGCTACGGGGGCTGGAACAGCGGCGCCCCGACCCGGTACACGGCGCAGGTCGCGGGCTACTACTTCCTCGCGGGCAACACCGGATGGGCCCCGGCAGTCGACAACGGTCACACCTGTGTTTCCGTTATCGGGGTCAACGGCACCCAGTTCACGGAGACCGACTACCTGAACAACACGCCGAACAACACCGGCTTCACCGGTGGTGGCATGTTCGGTAGCACGATCATCTTTCTCAACGTCAACGACTACGTCGAGTACATCACTCTTCAGGACACCGGCGCCAGCCGGACCATCAGCCAGGGGCAGATGATCGGGTTCTGGCTGCATATCTAAGAAAAGAGACAACATGACGACTTATGCTCAGTTCTCACAGAACACCCCCTCTTTCGTTGCCGTGCAGTGGTTGAACGGCACCGACGGCGGACAGGACTTCGACACGTTCATCGCCAACTTCACGGGAAACGTGACCTTCTCAGTCAACGAGGACGGGTCAGTTCACTACGTTCAGGCAGGTGGTACGGGAGACATCCCGCTCGGAACGTGGCTCATCCACGGCCCGTACTGGGGTGAGCTGCCGGAGACCCTGTCGTTCAATGACTTCGGCAACCTCTGGCTCGACAACGACGACTTCACCGCTCAGTTCACAGCTCTGTAGTTCCACGAAAGGGGACCCCGCGATATGGACGCGATCTGGGCATCGGTTATCAGCGTCGTTGGTGTCGTTCTGCTCTCGCCTCTCGGTCTGTTTCTCGCGGGCCGGCTCGTCCCCGTTTCACGCGTCACGGATGCCGAGAAAACGGCAGCCACCTGGAAAGAGTCATACGATACGCTCAAGACGGCGTTCGACAAGCAGACCGAGCTCCTGACTCGCCAGCAGCAGACCGCCGAGATCACCGACAAGGTGATGTCGGCCGTGAACCAAAGAATCGACCGACTCGAGACGAATCGCGGGGTGGTCCCGTGAGGAAAAAGCGGTGCGATATGACTGGTCAAGAAGCGGCCGAGGACGCGCTCGCTGAAGCTCAGCAGGCCCACGATCTGCTCGACCAGGCCGAACGAGAGATGCGACCGGTCCTGGACCGGATCGACAAGGCCGTGAAGGAAAACGCCATCTTCGCCAAGTTCATGGAGACACTGAGATGACCGCACTGATCGATGACGCTCTCATCCTCCTGGGTCTCCTGTGCTCCTTGTTCGTCGTCGTGAGGTACTCGACCCAAGGCTGGTACAAGAACCCGATCGGGCCGATCATCATGATCGCGTTCGTGATCATGACATTTCTCTACGGTAAATCGGCCCTGTCTATCTTCACCGGTCACGAGCCCATGACCGGCGTGGTCTATACGGTGACCAACGCGGTGTGTGCCGCCCTCTCCGTCTACGGCGCGGTCGTCGTCGACCGCCTGGTGCGGATTCGGTCCCGGCAACGGCGTCTGGACCGGGACCGAAAGAGAGTCGACGAGCGCCTCAGCTTCCTGTCAAGCACCTCGTCCACGTCCCCGACCGATGAGTAGCCACGAGCACGTCCCACACCCGCGGGACTTCCTGCCGGCGGAACGAGCCGCCTGGGCGTGGGTCAACCGCTCCCTGACGACCACGCTCGGGTCCAACGTGGTCTTCCTGCTGTGCTTCATCGTGCCGCTCCTGGCCGTACCGGCCAGTGAGAGCGTCAAGCTCATCGTGGGAATCGTGTTCAGCAACTGGTTCCAGGCGTGGGCGCTTCCCGTGCTACAGAAGGGTCAGGCCGCCGGCGACCTCAAGCGGGACGCGAAGATGGACGCCGACCACCGGGCCCTCACCTACCTAGCGCAGCAGGTAGATGAGATCAACAAAAAACTCGGCGCTCTTCAGGTCCACAGTGGACCCAACGAGGTACGCTGAGACCGAGACGTATTCCCGTACCAGGAGGTCCCGTGTACCAGGGAACCACCCCCACCAAGTTCGGTCGCTACGCGGTCGCCGAACCGCTGCGCTTCGACCTCTTTCACCACCACGACCCGGCCACCGAGCTCAAGACCGTCGACCACGAGCCCCCCGTCCCGGTCCTCGACCAGGAGGACCTCATCGCGCAGGGCATCGACACCAGCGCCCTGATCCCCGGTGCTCAGAAGGTCGACGCGCTCGGATCCTGTACCTGCAACGCGGGCACCGTGCACCTGGCCGAGCGCCTGCACGCCGTCAAACCCGACACCGTGGCCGCGCTCAACGGGATCCAGCTCGGCCAGGACGCGGTCAACAACGAGAAGTTCGCGATCTCGCTGTACCACGAGGTCACCGACCAGACCGGGGACCCGAGCCAGGAGTGGCCGCCCACCGACTGCGGCTCGACCGGCCTGTACGTGATGACTGAGCTGGTGAAGCTCGGTCTGGCCACGTCCTACAAGACCGCGGCCAACGTCACCGACGCGCTCTCCCTCCTGCAGGACGGCACGGTCATCATCGGCACCCCGTTCTTCAACGCGTGGATGGAACCCGGCCCGGACGCGTTCCTCGACGGGAACGGCAAGACGAGCGACCTGCAGCGCGCCATCGACTCGGGGGTCGCCGGCGGCCACGAAACCTGCCTCACCGCGATCGAGAGCATCTCCTACAGTGGCTCTACCGTCGACCTCGAGCACACGATTCTGCGGGTGCGAAACTCCTGGTCGAGCTCGTGGGGCGACAACGGGTCGTTCCGGCTGCACGCGTCGACCCTGCACTACCTCGCCTCGTACGTCGACTTCAAGCAAGCAGTCATCTGAGGAGGTTCTCGTGTGGACTCGATTGAAGGCGCTCTTGGCCTATGAGCCGGCCGCGCTGGCCTGGGCGGTGAACGGTGGCCTGGCAGCCGCGCTCGTGTTCTTGTTCCACCTCGACGGGACCCAGGCCGCCGCGGTCACCACCATCACGACCGCCCTGGCCGCCGCGTTCACCGCGGTCAAGGCCCGACCGGTCGCCGTGTCGGTCCTAGTTGGCTCGGCCGCGACGATCGCGACCGCCTGCGCCGCGTTCGGCCTGAACCTCACCCCGCAGGTGATCGCCACCGGCGTCGCGGTACTTTCGGCTGTCCTGGGACTGGTATTCCGTCAGAACCTGACTCCCGCGATGCGCGTTACGACCACGACGGTCACGATTTCACCCTCAACCAGTAGCGGCGTACTGTCTACCGGATTCCTGCAGTACGACCTTCACAACGACCCCGGCCCCGGTGGTACCGCGGTCGCTCCGGTCCCTCCCAAGGAGACGCCGTGAACACGTTCAAGCTCATCGTGTTGCCCCTGGCCATCCTGCTCATCGGCCTCGGCATCCTCATCGGCGCTACCCCGCTCGGGAACCCGCCGCGGTTCAACGTCGGCTGGCTGCTCGTGCTCTTCGGCACGATCCTCGCCGGGGTCGCGATGGTCCTGGACCTCACCGCGACGTCCTGATACGGTCCGGTTCACTATTCCCTCGACCCGATTTGGGGTGGGCGTGATGCCACGAGAGATCATTCAAGCCGTGCCGTACCCGGACGGCGTGTCCCGGCGAGTCACCCTGTCGTGGGGCTGGAACCCCGACCAGAGTAGCGTCGTCGCGTTGCTCGACATCGACGAGCACGACCCTCAGAAGTTCGAGGACCGTCGTGAGATCGGTCCCACCGGGCAGACCCAGGCGGAGTTCTGGACGAGCGTGATCAATGTCCCGCTGTATACCAGCGAGATCGAGCAGCTGATCCGTGCCGCGCGCCGCGCCGAGAAGAGCTACTATAAGCTCGTAGAAGCCAGCATCGACCGCTCCAAGATCGTCACTTGCTCGTGCGGTCCCAAAGAGGGGTGCTCGAACTGCCACCCCGGTCTCTAACTGATCACACGAGAGAGCCCCACTCCCGGCGGAGTGGGGCTCTCGTGGGCTGTCAACCGAACATCTTGCTGGCGCAGACGGGACCGATGCCCTCGGCCACGCTCTTGGCCGCCTTCAGGTGACGGTGGCAGTTGATGCACCGCTCGAAGCGGATCAGCAGGCTCTCGGCCTGCAGCATCGTCAGGCGCTCGCTGAGGTCCAGCGCCTTCATCATGCCCGGGGCAAACACGAGCTCGAAGTCGACGACCTCACCCTTCTCGGTCAGTCGCGGGGCCGACTCCACGACGCGCATCGCGTAGAGACGAGTCTTGTCCTTGCGGGGCTTGACCACGAAGAGTTGCCCGTCGTGCTGGTAGACCCCCATCACGAGGGGCTGCTTGGCGGGCTGCTGCTTCGCGGCGGGCCGCAGCGGCAGTTTCTTCAACCAGTCGATGGTGTCACTGGCGAGCTTGCGCTCGAGGTGCTTGACCCCGACCTCGTGGTTTGAGAGCAGCTGAGCCAGGCGACCCGCGTGCTGCTCCGGGACGAGGCGGTCCTTGGCCAGGTCCTTGAGGTAGTTGACCTGGCTGGGGGTGGCGAGCTTGGCCGGCTGGTTGAGGGTCATGGCGTAGGTCATCGTGGTCTCCGTGAGCTCGGTTTTCCGTGCCGTTGAGACCACTATACCACCACGCCGTCAACATGTAAACAGCTACTCGACGCCGTACTGGTCCCGGTACCAGGCGTGAACGGCCTTCCAGAGAAACCGCCGCGTGTCACCCCCGTTGGGAGTCGGCAGCATGCGGCCTCCGGGAAACCCGTTCCTCGCCCGCCGGCGCCACCAGGCGTACACGTTCTGGCGACTGATCTGACGGCCGTAGCGCTCGTTCAACCAGGCGGCGATCTGCGTGTAGCCGCCTTCGATGGGCTCGTCATCCACGCGGCTTTCACCTCCTTCAGGTCCTGTATTAAGGTGGATAGGCGCGCCCCTCTCGCCCGCTGTCATCGAGAGGGGCGCGTCCGTCTGTGGGTGCTTTTCCTGCTCATTCCAGGTCTAGCTCGTGTCACGATCTTATCACTTCACGGGGGTAGATGTAAACACCCGTGGTCACGCGGGCAGTGAGACCTCGGTCACCGGGCGCCGAACGGTCGACACGTCGATGAGACGGCTACCGTCCGCCTGCTCCTGGCCGATCAGAGATCCCGGGTTCCCGTCCAGGCTCTGTCGCAGCCAGGTCATGACCCAGCGAGCCGGGTGCACCGACGTGCCCTTTCCCCAGAACGAGCCGAGGGCCCGGACGTCCTTGCACGGCTCAATCAGGTAATCGTCCGGGAACCCCATCAGGCGCGCGACCTCCCGGTGGGTGGCGAACCGGTTGTGGGGGTGCCAGACCATGAATGGTCCCGCGCCGTTGATGACCCGGCCAGGCTCGTCCCACGGCCAGTGGCGGGGTCGCGAGAAGCCACCGACCTTGAAGCCCTTCTCGATGAGCTGCTTGTCTCGAGTGAGGTGCCCGAGCCCGGACCGACTGGCCTTGCCATCGTAATGCCAGGACTCCGGTAGCTCCCCGTTCGTCTCGTAGTACCGTCGCAGGACCTCTTCCTCGCTGTCTCCGACCGGCCACGGTACGGCCCGGTCCCCCGTGACGAGGTCCATCACGCGCTTCTGGTAGTCCACGCCGCCGACCGGCAGATGGTGTCCGTCCACCTTGCCCGTGGACGCCGATACCTGGCCGAGCGACCACCACGTAGGAGGGCTCTGGTAGAGCTGAGGCTCCCAGCTGAGCGACAGGTCGGTGAGGTCCCCGATCGCGTCCCCGACGGTGGCGAGCCGTGTCGGCGGCTCAAACTCCACGCCGAACGGGACCCGGCTGAGAACCAGGAAATACCGGCGGCGCTTGGTCGCCCCACCGAGCAGCCAGTTGTTCTGCAGGACGTGCGTGGCGTGGTACCGAAGACCGGTGCCGGCGTTCAAGGTCTCGTTGAGCTCTCGCATCAGGGTGATGCCCTGGCTGTACGCCTGGCCGACCGATTCCATGACGACTGCGAGAGGCCGGACCTTGACGGCGTAGCCGATGAGGTCCCGCATGCAGTTGTTGATCGAGGAGTGAACGCCGTGGGCGGCGGTCCCCACCGACATGCCGCTGAACGCGGCACACGGCGGGGTACCGACCACGACGTCGGCGGTCACGGGCTCCCAGTCGACCGGGTCCCCGATCTGGGCCTGCCAGCTGTCACCGAGAAAACGACGGTTCGCTTCCATCAGAGGGAGGCCGAAGCCACCGGGCTTCTCGGTCTTGCCAACGAGCTGGAAGCCGGCCTGCGTGGCCCCGACGGCCATACCACCGGCAAATCCCTGGCAGTCAGCGAACCGGTAGCTCATACCGGCATCGTATCAGGTTCACCGTCCACAGTGGACCGCTTCAGGGCCCAGTTCCCGTCGTAGTTACTGGAAGCACGTCGTTGGTTGATCCGGTTCTTCTGGTCGTAAGCGTACTCCAGCGCGTTGCCCGAGATCCCGGCAACCAGAGCCAGGTTCAGCAGGAACGTGAAGATGTCCGCGAGCTCCTTCTCGAACTCCACGCCGTCGATCGCGTCTCCCCGGTACGCGGTGACCCACGGCTTCCACTGCACCGTGTCAAGCAGCTCGTGGGCCTCGTGGGTGAGAGCCAGGACCATGTCCCGGATGTATTTGACCCGGTGCTCGTCGCTCATCGTGTCGAAGTCGTAACCGAGCTGCTCCTGCAGCTGGCGCTGCACGTGAATGAGATCGTCGAGAGTGCTCACTTCACCATCTCCTGGGCTCGTTGGATCGCCTGGTTCACCTGGATCTTGACGTCGATGAGCCCGGCCTGGTGCTTGAAGAACGCGTCCCGTTGAGCGTGAACCAGCTCCTCGAGCTGAGACACCGTCATCTTCTCGACGACGTGGGGGTCGAGCTGGTAGGGCTCTCCGAGCTGCGGGGCCTCGGCCGGGTCACAGAGCAGGAGGGCCCCGGCTCGCGCCGCGTAGACGAACCGGTTCCGCCACCAGCCCGTACCGAGGATCCGCTTGTACGGCGGGGACAGGACACCCCAGGCGAGGCCGTAGAGCCCCACGAGGTCCCTCTCCAGCATCTTCTGAGGTGCTCGACTGGCGCGGCCCCCGAGGTGGTTGAGGTCCCACGTGAGTCCCAGGGACTCGAGCCAGGTGAGCTGGTTGGAGACCGTGCCGAGCACCCACTCTCGCTTCCGGTACCACGGCAGCGCTCGCTCGATCTCGTACTCGCGGGCCAGGGGCGACACGTCCACGTAGGTCACGTCGCGCATCCACGGGACCCGGTCACCGAGCTCGTGGTGCTCGCCCCACGTGAACGCCGGGATGAGCACCGGGGGCCAGTAGCTCGGGTTGGTCAAGTTCTCCATGACCTGAAGCAGCATCCTGGCGTGGATCGGCTCACTGGCCCACTCGTAGTCCCGACGGGACTTGAAGAACGGCTTGAGGAGCTGCGTCTCCCCGTAGCGCAGGTGGGTCTTGACGTTGGCCGTGAACTGCGGGAAGTTCCAGTCGTCGAAGTAGAAGATGAGTGGGATCCCGAGGACCTTGGCCTGATTGATCGCGGCGAGGGTCGGGTAGAGGTTGTTACTGGCGATGGAGAAGAACGGCACGAGCCCGATGAGCATCAGGTCGTACCCGGACAGGTCGGTGCCAGCGGGGTGCGCGCCGTGGTCGACCTCGTGGCCGAGCGCGGTGAGTGCCTTGACGAACAGGTCACTCACCGGCTCGTACCCGAGGGTCGTGCCGCCACCTCGCTGCTGCTTCGTGCAGCCGGTCGCGTAAATCTTCACGTCAGAACGGGAGCCCCGGAGCGGGCGGGACCTCGGTGATCGGCACGGTGGGAGCTGCGGCCGGGACCGGAGCGGATGCCGGAGCTGCCGGGGTGGGAGCGAGCGCCGCCACGGGAGCCGGAGCCGGGGCCGTCGGGGTGGGTGCCGCGACGGTCGGCATGGCCGGGGTACCGGCTGGTGCCGGGGCAGCGACCGCGGCTCCCCCGTCGAGAGGCGGCATGACCGCGTCGACCTGGTTGCGGTCCTGCTCGTTCCACTGCCGGATGCTCACCTTCAGGCGAGCCCGGCGACCGACCAGGGCGGAGGCGACCTGGGCCATGGACGGGTTGGTGGCGAAGAACGCCTCGTTGAGACCGAGCGAGGCCATGTGACGGAAGAAGAACGCGAGAGCGACCTCGTTGTCGGGGGTGACGACGAAGTTGTTGAAGATCTTCCGTCCCTGGTTGGGGCCGTTCTCGATCTTGAACACGGCGACGACCATGTCCTTGCCGTTGCCCGACTGCTTGGCCTCGGCGGAGTCGACGAAGACGTCGTAGATGGCCGGCTCGACCGGGTCGATGCTGGCCTCACCGGCGGCCTTCTGGAGCTCGCTCCAGTTCACGGAACCCATGGATCATCCTTCCTGAGAAACAACCGACACGTCCAGCTCCGACACGGATGCTGCGGACGATGTCACCGGTAGAACTCTGGTCTCCCCCCGCACCATCGAGAGGATCTCGCTGATGTTGGGGTCGTCGAGGTAGGCCGGGATGCGCCCGGCCAGGCGGTTCCCGGTCTCAAACCCCGGGAACGTGTCACAGAACAGGCGACGGATCTGGGTGCCGTCCTCCTGCGGGGCCTTGACCATGTAGGCGCAGAGGTCCACGTAGTACGGAAACGTGGTAGCCATGCTGCCCTGCATGTACGGGTACCAGGCCCCGTCACCGTTCTGCTTGGTCATCGCGATGAAGATCACCGCGTCGAGCGGGTTGGTCGGGTGCGTGACGAGGTCCCGGAACTTGCGGATGAGGTCACTGAGGACCCGAAGCAGCTGGCCCCAGTCCTGCTGCTTCATCTGGTTGGTTCCGGCGATGTCGTCAACGACCCGCTGCTGGATCTCCGAAATGGAGTCCATGACCACGGACCGGAACGGGTGCTTGCCGGAGGCCAGCCAGTCGAAGGCCTTCTGCACGTCCCGGAAGCTGCGGACCGCGACCGACGCGGTGTCCCAGGTCCCATCCGCCGCGGGAGGTGGTTGGCTTACCGGGTCCCAGCCGATCTTCCGGCTCGGGGTGAACCGGCTGCCCGCTTCGGCGTCGAGAACGAGCCGGGGCGCCGGAGTCGTGTCCCCGAGCCAGGACTTGCCGGCCTTGCTCGGGCCAAAGATGATGGCGTTGATCCCGTAGTGCGGTGTCGTCACTCGTTCCTCACTTCCGGCTGGCCGAACGCGGCCAGGACCTCGTTGATCGTACCGCGAGACAGATAGGCGTACGGATCACCGACGACGTAGTTGGCCTGCAACGCTCCCTCCACCCTACTGCCGTCGTCGAACAGGGGACACACCTTCAGGAACGGGCAGCCCCAGCTGCAGGTGTCCGTGTAGTTGGGGAACACGACCTCGTGGTGGTCGTGACCGTGGTCGAGCAGCTTCCGGGTCTTCTCGATCTTGGACGCGACGAGGATGACCCGCTGGTAGGTGGCGTTGAGGTCGTGGCGGTTGTACCCGATCTCGAGCTGCTCATAGAACGGGGGCGTGGCCCGGGTGGTGCGCTTCGACCGTTTGATCATGAGGTAGAGGGCGCCGGCCACGAACTCGTCCTCGTTCTTGTTGAGGCTCAGCAGCATCGCGTAGTGCCGCATCTGCTGGTTGAGAACGAGCAGGTCACCTCTCGCGAACCCGCCAACCGTCTTGAAGTCCCGGAGCAGCAGCGCCCCGTTGGAGATCCGGCGCACGAGCTGGTCGAGCTTGCCGCGGAGCAGGACCCGGGCCTGGCTGGGAAGCTGGATGACGTGACTGACCTCATTCTCGGTGGCGAGCACCTCGAGGTCCACGTCCAGGCCGGTCTCCTCGGTCCACTGCAGGTAGCCCTCCAGCATGGCCAGGGCGTAGTCTCGTTCCTTGATGAGGTCCTTCTCCCAGGCCGGGTTCTCCGCCGCGGTCTGGTCGTAGTCCCAGCGCAGCACGGCCAGGGGGTCGAGCTGATAGCCGTGGTACGCCTCGAGAGCGAGGTGCACGTGGTTGCCGAGGTTCGCGACGTTGGTAGGAGACACCGACACCGGGTTGACCTGCAGGCGCCGGTAGTAGGCCAGCCACCACTTCCGGGGACAGGTCTGCATGGTCTGGATCTCGCTGTTCGACAGCGCGAACGCGTAGTCGGTCACTCAACCTCCGAGCAGTCGTTTGAGGATCTCGCGGTCGCGGACGACCTCTTCGATCCGGTCTTCCTTACCCTGCAGGATCTCCGCTTTTCGTTCTTCCACCGTTCCGGGAGTCCGCTGCTCGATGATCTGCACGAACTCGTGGATCTCACTGCCGATGCGATGGACCCGGTTCTCTCCCTGCTCGTTGACGAGCGGGCTGAAGTCCTTCTGCATGAACAAGAGGTGGTTGGCGCGGGTCAGGGTGATCCCCTCCGCGCCGGCCCCGAGCGTGAACAGGATCACGCGCTTCTTGCCCTGCTGGAACGCCTCGATGGCCTGGGCTCGCTCGAACGGGGCCTGCGCCCCGGTGACCATGCCGTACGAGATCTTCTCCTTGTCGAGGCGCGCGGCCGCGAGCTCGAGCAGCTGGCGACTGACCGCAGTCACGGCCAGGGGCTCGTCCCCGAGCTCCTCGAGCAGGTCCACCAGGTCGTCGACCTTGCCGGACGGGGCCGTCAGCTCGATGATCGCGCTGCCGTCCTCCCGGCGCCCCGTGATCTCGGCACTGGCCGCGGCGAACTGAGACAGGCGAGTGAGCTGGCTCAACGGGTTGGGTGCGACCAGGAGCTCGTTCAGCATCGCGAGCAGGGTCGCCTCCATCTGCTTGTACGCCTTGGCTTGCTTCGGGGTGAGGGGTGTCTCACGGATCATCGGTGGCAGCTTCGGGGGCAGCTGCGGGAGCGACACCGCCTTCGGGATGCGGCGGTACAGCGGCTCGGTGACGGCCCGGAACTCGAGCTCGTTCTGGGCCTTGAGCCCGAGGATCTCCACGCCGCCCCAGAGCCCGAAGCTCTTCTCGGCGTACCGGTCCAGGTACTTGGTCTTGGCCGGGAACCACGTCGGCTCGATGGTGTGCAGGAGCCCGAACAGGTCCCCGACGTGGTTGTTGACCGGGGTGCCGGTGAGGACGTAGCGGAACTCGGCCTGGTGCGCGACGGCCCAGGCCGCGAGGACCTGCTGGCTCTGCGGGACGGTGTGAGTGGACCCGTCCTCCTCGGTGACCTGCTTGCTGCCGACGCTGCGCAGCCGGTGGGCCTCGTCGAGGATGACGGTTCGGGGACCGAGGGCGTTGAGTTCCTTGGGTTCCTTCTGTTTGTCGGTCAACCGCACCGACCCGTAGGGAGCCAGGCGAGAGTGAAGGCGCACCGAGTCCCAGTTGATGATCGTGACGTCCGCCGCGGCCGCCAGCTGCTTACGGCGCTGGCCGGCCGCACCGTCCACAACGGACACCGTTAGCTCCGGGGCCCACAGGGCGAGCTCTCGCTTCCAAACCGTGTGCTTGAGGCTGTTGGGACATATCACGACGGCCGGGTACGGGTCCTGCTTGAGCTTGGCCAGGAGCTGCAGGGTGCGAATGAGAGTGATCGTCTTGCCGGAACCCATCTCGTCGAAGATACCGGCGCGACGGTTCTCGTACAAGAACGCGACCGCGGCCCGCTGGAACGGGAGCAGGCGTCGCTCCCCGTCGGCCTCGATCTCGTCGATGAACGGGTCGAGCGCGTGGTACGGGTCGAGCTGGAGCGCCTCCCGCAGGTCGGTCACCGGCTCGATCCGCGACTGACGCTCGTTCCAGGCCCACTGCTTCAAGTTGTCGTGTAGGACCAGGTCGGGACCGAACACGCCGCGGAGCTGCAGGCACGCCGCCCAGGTAAGCGGTACCTTCCACAGGTTGTGGGTCTTGTCCCACCGGGACCCCGGGACCTGGACCATGCGGTCCCGGTCGTTGTAGACGGTCTTGACCCCGATGAGGGGCTCGCCGATCGTGTAGATGGCCGCCTCAGCCAAAGTCGGCCTCCAACCGGTCGATGATCTTCTGCTTCAGGTCGGCGGGAAGTCGGTCGTAGGTCAGGAGGTAGGAGAGGACATGGGCCGCGGCGTCGTTGGCGTGCACCTGGCCGCGCCGGTACCAGCCCACCACCTGCAGGGTACCGATGCCGACCTTCCTCGCCGAGGACGGCTTGGGTTTGATCAGTGAGTACGGGTGGTCGAACCGGATCTGCTCGAGCACCCCGATCATCTTGGTGGCGCTGCCGTCCTGCTTGACCGTGCTTCCCGGGAGAGTCAGGTACTTCTCCCAGCATACCGAGATCTGTGGGGAGCGCTTCGCGATTATCTTCTTCAGCTGGTCGCCGGCGATCAACCGCTGCCACTGTCCACTTTGGAACACGGTACCGTCCCACAGGGCCCACCCGGTGAAGGCACCGGGATCGACCCAGAGAACTGGTTGCTCTACAACCATTTCTATTCCTACTCGTTCGGTCCTTATTGGACGATCATATCACGTCTTCTTCCACCGCTCGGTGAGAATCTTTCCCTCCCAAGGAATCGGGACCCGGTAGTGCGTGCAGTCGTTGAGCACCTGGGTCACGTCGTGCAGCACCGTCTCGGCGTCCTTGACGGGAGCCTCGAGAATGAGCTCGTCGTGCACGAGCAAGCGCAGCAGGTCACCGAACCCGGCCTGGTCGACCTCCACGGTGCCGACCTTCAGCACGTCCGCGGCCTCGGCCTGCAGGCGGTAGTTGATGAGAGCGAACTCGTGGCCCTCGTCCGCAGGCAGGTACCGGCCGTAGGACGTCCACTCGGCGGGGCGCTCCCCGCGGCGTTTCATGGCGTTGGCGTTGGCCAGGGTCGCGCGACTGCGGGTCTCGAGGCCCGGGAACCGCTCGTTGAACGCGTCGTGAATGACCTTGACCTGGTCGACGGGCAGGCCGATGGACCGGGCCATGGTCGTGACGCTAGCCCCGTAGAGCTTGGCGTACGACATGGTCTTGACTGCCTGGCGGCGTGGGTCGCTCTTCGGGACGGGCTCCCCGAAGAGCTGGCCGGCGATCCCGGAGTAGAAGTCGACCCCGCCGTTGTCGGCCTCGTAGAACGCCTGGATCAGGCCCTCGTCCTCGGAGATCGCGGCAGCCAGGCGCATCTCGATCTGCGACGCGTCGATCGTGATCAGGGTGTGACCGGGCCGTGGGATGACGGCCCCGCGCACCACCTTGTCGTCCCGGTGCAGGGTCTGCCAGGCCGGGTCGGTGATGGACATGCGACCGGTCCGGGCCTGGATGGTGTTGATGCTGGCGTGCACGACGTCGTCCGGGTCGGCCAGGTCCAGGAACTTCTCGAGGTAGCTGCCGATGACCTTCTCGGCGTGGCGCGCGTCCGTGATCGTCTTAGCGAGCTGGCGGGCCTCCGGCGTGTTGCTCATGAGAGCCAGGCCCTCGAGCACCTCCTTGTCGATCTTCGGCAGGCCGGTCGGGGTCGTGTAGTGGACCTCGACCCCGCACCGCAGGAACGCCTGGTAGAGCTGCTTGGACGACAGCAGGCTCTTGATCCCGTAGTGCTCTTCCAGCCAGGGGCGGACCTGGCCGGTGTACTCTCGCAGCTTCGTGATCGCTCGGGAGATGTAGTCCCGGTCGATGAGAACGCCGGTGCTCGACATCTGGCCGCAGATCCGCGCGACCGCGAGCTCGATCTCGTAGATCTTCGGACTGGCCGCCTGCACGTGCGGGTAGAGCAGGTGGTGCAGGTGCGCCGTCAGGACCGGGTCCAGGGCCGAGTAGATCCAGTACGGCGGGAAGTTGTACGGGACCGTGGCCCAGGTCCAACCGTGCTGCTTCATGCCGTCGTGGAGCAGGGTCTCGCCGGCGGTCGCCTTCTTGTCGATGAGCCGGGCCGCGGCGGGCTTGAGCCCCTTCGGCCGGGTCGGGTCGACCAGGGCACACTGGATCATCGTGTCGTGGCCGTTGGCCCACGGGAGGTCGATGTCGGCGCGGTGCTTCAGGAACCCGTAGTCGAACTTGCGGTGGTGCGCGACCGTCGGTTCCCGGTAGTCCTTCAAGAGCTCCTGAGCCAGGCCGCCCCACAGCGGCCACGGGATCGCCCACCCCGTCTGCAGGTCCCCGATCTGGATGAGACGCAGGCCGTGGATGGCGTGCGTGAATCCCTCGGTCTCCGTGTCGAACGCGAGGACCTCGCGGCGCTCTCCGGCCCAGCGCTTGAGCTCGAGCGCGTCGTCCAGGCACTCCACGAGCTTCAGCTCCACGTGGTCCAGGGGGGACCCACTCGCTCGCGCCGGGGCGCGAGTCACTCGCTGCGGCTCGACGGCCGTTTCCGTGGTAGGAACCAGGTCAGCTCCCATTCAGGGCCACCCTCACCGTCGTCAGGCCGCTGTCCTGCAGGAACTTCTCCACCTGGTCGGGGTGCCGGGGCGCGTCCGCGGCGGAGACGACGTGCACCACGCGGGTCAGCCCCGAGTTCGCGATGATCTTCGCGCAGTTGATGCACATCGCGGACGTGACGTAGATCGTGCCGTCGGCGATGTCGTTGTAGTCGGCGCGGATGATGGCGTTGGCCTCGGCGTGCACGGCCGGGCAGCTGGAGTAGTCCGCAGATGAGGTCTCGGCCTGAGCCCGGGGGCACCAGTTCAGGCACGACCCCTCGACGCGCATGCCACTGGGCGGACCGTTGTAGCTGAAAGACGCGACCCGGTTGTCGTGGGTGACGATCACGGCTCCGACCTGGCGGCGGTCGCAGAGGCTGCGAAACGCGATGGCGCTGGCGGCGGACAGCCAGGTCTGGTCCCAGGTAGGCCGGTCGTCGGCTACGTCGTCATCAGGGAGAGCTTGGTGACGCCCTGCAGGTTCCACCGATGCCACTGGTCGTCGGTTCCCACCTGGCGAGCGCTGAGGGAGGCCAGGCAGGCCCGCTCGTGAACCCGGTTCCACACGTACGCGATCAGCAGGGCCCAGACGTAGCTCAGGAACTGTTCCATCACTCATTCGCATCCTTACACTCGTTGCAGGGAAGAGGAACGACGTACCGGCACCTCAGGCAGAGACCGTACCCCAAAGGGTGGGCCGGCAGCCGGTCGAGGACCCACTTCTGAGGCTCTTCAAAGATGGTGTCGAGATCCGCGGTCTGCCGGGTCACGACCGCCTCGGCCCACTTCTGCCGCGCGATCCACTGGTTCGGGTAGCCGTGGGTCGGCAACGGGGCCGGGATCCCGTTCGACACGAGCGGGCTGCCCCACCGCGTGGTCAGGCCCTCCTCCACGGTCCTCAGGGCGTCGGCGTACTGCGGCTCGTAGAGGTGCAGGGACCCGACGGTGTGGGTGTAGTGGCCCGGGAACACGCCGAGCGCCGCGGCCATGGTCCGGTGCAGCAACGAGAACTGCATGATGTCGATCGGGAACCCGAGCCAGGCGTCGTTGCTGCGCATCGTGACCCGGAGGTGCAGGAACGAGTCCCGGAGAAAGAACTGGAACCCGGTGGTGCACGGGACGTCGTGGCTGGCCTCGTTGTGCTCACTACCGTCCCAGACGCTGACGTAGGCCTGGCGCGTGGCCGGGTCCTCCCGGAGCTTCTGGAACGCGGCGATGAACTGGCCGAAGACCCGCGGGCCGTACGCACCGCGAAGCCGGCCGCGGTCCGTGTACGGCATGAACCGGTTGCCGCTGACCTCGTTCAGCTGCCACACCGAGCTCACGCCGGCGAGCAGCTGGTACCCCTCCACGGTCGCGATCTTCAGGTTGGGATGCCGCAGCGTGTCCAGGACGTGAACGCGCTGCGGGTTCTCGATGCGGACCGTGACGTCCCGGAGCTCCCGGGTGGGCTTACCGCGAGGCGCTTCCTCGGGGGCCTGCAGGAGCTCGTCCAGCAGGTCCAGGTAGAGCTCCGAGCCGGTTTCCGCGCTCAAGTGAAGCAAGTGCTACCGCCTTCTTGATCTGGGTCACGTACCCGTCGAAGTCGTGGTGCTTGAATCGCCTAGCGTATTGAGGATGTGAAATTTTTTCGTGAGGGATCTCGGCCGCGGTCAGGCGCCTGCTGGCCAGGTTGCCGAGAGCGATCACGGCGGGCTGGCCGAGGCCCTGGTAGAGGTGCGGCAGGTCCACGCCGGGCTCCAAGGAGTTGATGATCCCAACCTCGTTGTGCAGCCTGGCCGCGCGGATCGCTCGCAGCAGCCAGGTCGACGCGTCGTACGGGTAGACCGGGGTGAACGGCCGCCGCAGGTCGTCCCGGGGCTTCTTGCCGCCGGGGCCGCGTTCATCTCCCACGAGCAGGACGGTCGGGCTCGGTTCCCCGATGTAGGTCCGGGCCCCCGAGATCTGAAGGCGATTCGCGCGCAGGATGTCGTCGCTGCTCGAATTCATGATCCAGTCGGGGATCTCGTCGAGGACCTTCCGGCCGTCGTACACAATCAGGTCGTTGGCCTGGGCGTAGCCCGTGTACCACGCGTGCAGGACGGGCAGGTAGTCGGCCTTGACCAGGTCGTCGCCGCGTTCCTCGTACCGTGCCTGAAGCACCTCGAGGGGCGGCAGGCAGACGACGTGGTAGGCGTTGAGCGCGGCCAGGGACAGCTCCACGTGCAGGAGGCCCTCGGTGGTGAGGCGAGAGTGGCCCCGGAGAAGGGGCCCGTAGGCCCCCTCTCCGGCGTGCCAGCGGTCCAGGATGACCAGGTTGATCGGGCTGAGGATGACGTCGAGCAGGTCGGGGTCGTCGAGCGCGGTCTCGTACTCCGTGAACGGGCACGTGTCCGGCTGCGGCGGTCCCTTGTGCAGTACCAGGACCTCGGGCTCAAAGCCGAGAGGCGCGTGGTACTCGATCCAGCGGTCACGCAGGGTCGCGGCCAGGGTCGACTTGCCGGCCAAGTCGGGGCCCTCGATGCAGAACAACAACTCGATTCTCCTCAGCTCTCGTTCCTTCTCGACCCTACAGCTGCACGAGGCGGTAAACCACGTTCTCGTCGTTGCGAACGAGGATGTCCCCGTTCTGAGCGACGCCGATCTCCTCGTAGAGGTGAGAGCCCAGCTTGGTCGACTTCACGGCGACCTGGCCGGCCACGACGGTTGAGAGAGACGGGGCGGTGGTCACCACGGGACGCGGCGGGGCGGGCGGTGCCTGAACCGGGTGCCGCTCGTCCTCGACGTACGCGTTGACTTCCGCCTCCCGGGCCGCGATCTTGTCGGGATCGGCGAGAAGCGGTCGAAGTGAGGCCGGTACCTCCACGACGGGCGCGGCGACGCTCTCGACCTGCTCCGCGGTTGGGACGTAGATGTACACGCCCTGCAGCGGGGAGTTGATCGTGAAGCCCTTCTTCCGCATCTGGTAGACCACGGTCGAGATCTGCGGCTGGGTGAAGCCGAGCTTGCCGGTGATCTCGTCACTGGTCAGCTCCACGTACGGGTTGGAGCGGATGAAGTCCTCGAATCGCCGCTGCTGCGTGACCTGAGCGGTTCCCGCCGTGAGGGACACGCTCGGCCGGTAGACCGCGACGCCGTGGTGAGGCCGCGCGATGTCGTAACCGTTGGCCTTGAGGGTGCTGACCGACCCCGACACGGACTTGACGTCGACGTGCAGAGCGGCCGCGATGTCGTCGATGTCGACGTTCTGGTTTGGGTACTGCTTGAGGTACGCCAGGACCTGACGAGACAACCCGCGGTTTGCTTGAGATGCCATGCGCTGATCTCTCTTTCCGTGAATTCCGAATTCCTGTTCCGGGGTGTTGCGGTCACCGTATCAAATGGACGGTGACTTGTAAACAACGAGCTTTCAGAGCCGTTCCACGCCGCTCAGCAGGGCGTCGATGTCCCGGTCACACTGCCGAGCGGCCGCGAGCAGGCGCATCGCGGGGTTGCTGAACGGCCGGCTGGTCGCCCGGGACCCGGTCGACCGCAGCGCGACCAGGACGGCCGGGGCGTCGGCACAGACGTGGGCGCTGTGACGGTCGTCCTCGTAGTCGAAGGTCACGTCGTCGGGCAGGTCCCGACCGGGACGGCAGACCTGGCACGGCTCCGCGTCGTCGGGGATCTCCACGGCGGCGGTCGCGGTGCCCGAGTTGCACGGCCCGTCGTGCACGTGGTAGACCACGGAGCGGCCCACGACGTGAAGCACGTAGCGCCCGGTCCCGTCAGTCAGGTGGTAGAGCTCCATCTCGGTCCAGCGCGGTGAGTCCGGGACCTCGGTCGTGACGTCGGCCAGGAGCTCTCCCTCGAACTCGAGCACCTTGTCCACGTCCGGGACCCGCACCAGTCGCGCGATGTCTTGATCTTCCATGTTTCCCTCTCCACTCGTTCCTGGCCGGTATCTTAACCGCCTCGTCCCACCGATTGACACAGCCGCCTCGTGTTTACATCTTCACGGCGAGGTGGTAGGGTCAGGTCACCGGAACGAGGGAGGAACGAGTGACCGAGACCCGGGTCGCCACGACGGCCGACCTGAAGACCATCTACCACCACGAGGTGGAAAACCGCCTCAGTCGCCGGCTCAACACCTGGATGATCGAGCACCTCGATCCCGACGGCTCACACGTGCTCATCGCGCGAGAGCCGTACGCCCGTCAGGCGGCCTTCTCGCTCGTGGAGCACTACCGGGCCGAGGTCCTGATGAAGTACGCGGGAGAGAGCGACCCGTTCATCGCCTTCATCGACGTCCCGGTCGTGGACTGGGAGGCGCTGCGGACCTTCACGGAGCTCCTGACCGTGAGGCGACGCAACGAGGACGGTGACACGGACTGATCGGTTAGACCGAACCAGGAACAGGAAACGGAAGAGACATGTGGTTCACGATCAAGTTTGACATCGGCAAGAAGAGCGACATCCCCGTTGAGATCGAGGCCGACACCGAGGCCGAGGCCATCGCGGAATTCAAGGCGTTCTTGCTCAACCTCGACGAGAACGGGAACGAGCCCCGCGGCTGGGACGGCTGGATCGACGACTTCAAGATCTCGGTCGACGGGGAGGATATGCACCCGATCGTGTTCCAGCCGAAGTGGGTCAGCAGCTTCGAGATCTTCGAGGGTCGCAGCCAGAACTACGGTTGGAAGTACGGAAGGTAGGGACAGCGACGTGGCGGACGACAAGTTTCGCGTCCGAAAGCAGGACAAGGCCGTGTTCAAGGCGGCCAAGAAGTGGGCCAAGCAGCAGCGCCGGGCCCAGAGCAAGGCGGCCGGGAAGGGCTGCGCCGTGGTCCTGATCGGGGCCGCGGGAGCCGTCGCGGCAGGGATCGCCGCGTGGAAGGGGATCGCGTAGTGGCACGAAAGGTCGGGGGACCGAACGACAAGGGCATGAAGAAGGTCATCAAGCGAGATCGCAAGCTCGCCGACGACCACTACCGGCGAGCGCGGTACAACCACCAGAGCCCGCGCACGGGCAAGTACCGGCGAGAACCCAAGAAGCAGGGCTGCATCACCATGACCGCGTTGCTGGTTCTCGCCGCCGGTAGCGGGGTCACGGCAGTCATCTTGACAGTGAGAGGTATCGCGTGAGCGATAAGGACCGCAAGAGCATCCGGCGCGGCACGGACAAGACGCAGAAGGCGCTGAAGGACCACTACCGTCGCGCGAAGGTCAACCGGCAGAGCCCCCTGACCGGGCACCCGACTCGGCCGCCGAAGAAGCAGGGGTGCCTCACCATGACGGCCGTGCTGGCGATGAGTGTAGGCGGTGCCGTCACCGGGATCGTTCTCGCCGCGAAGGGACTGGCATGAACGCCAAGAAAAAGAAGCCATTCGACGTCAAGAAGGCGAACAAGGACGCCGCGAAGGCGACCCGCCAGTTTCGACGTCGCGCCCGGCTGAACCACCAGAACCCGCTCAGCGGAAAGCCGACGCGCCCGGCCAAGAAGCAGGGCTGCCTGTCCATATCTGCGGTCCTCGTCCTGAGTGCCGGCGGGGCGGTGACCGGGATCGTCCTGGCAGCGAGGGGACTGGCGTGACCTTCGACACCGGCCCGAGGGCCGGGACCCGCATCCGCCAGCCGCGGAAGCGCAACGACAAGACCGGCAACATCCGACGGAAGGGCTGCGCGCTCACCGCTCTCGCCTTCGTGGCGGGAGCGGTGGGGGCCGCGGTCGCGATCAAGACGGGAGTGAGCTAGAGACGTGGACAGCCCAGATGGTTTCCGCCGCAAGGACCCGAAGGGATACGCCCGCGGCAGGGAACTCAGTCGACAAATCAACCAGAAGCGCTCGAGTAGCTACCGGGTCACGAACATCAAGAAGGCCAAGGACAACCGCAGCGCGCCGGGCTGCGCCGTGATCGCTCTCTGCGTCGGCGTCGGCCTGCCGGGCGCGATCATCGGGACCGTGCTCGTGGCGAGGGGCCTAGCGTGAGCAACCGCTCACGGCGGCGCAAGATCCGGAAGGCCCAGCGAGAGTTCCGGGAGACGGGCCGGCGCTACGGCGGGGAGACCGTCTATCCGGCGGGAGCCCGTGAGGCCAAGAACAGGAAGATCCAGGACGCGATGAGCGGCCGGCGAAAGGGCTGCGTCGTCTCGGCCATCTGGCTGAGCGCCGCGGTGATCGGCGCGATCGCGACCGTGAAGGGAAGCTGACGTGGAGCTGAGCGCGGACCAGGACGCGGCACTGACGGCGATCCTGAACTGGTTCATCGAGGCCCCGAGCCCCGAGTTCTGCACCAAGAAGGAGTGCTGCCCGCGGGACCACTCCCACAACCTGACCTGCGCTCAGCCTCACACCCACGGCCGGGCCCGGGACTTTGAGCCGTTCGCGCTCGGGGGCCTGGCCGGCTCGGGCAAGACCACGATGGTGAGGCAGGTGGAGTGGGCCCTGGACGTGAAGGCCGCGTTTGGGACCCCCACCAACAAGGCCGCGGCCGTGCTCCGCGGGAAGCTCCATGACGACCAGAAGGAACGCGTCCGCACCTACCACTCCCTGCTGTACAAGCCGTTCTCGCGGTTCTGGTGCGGCCAGACGGGGCGAGACGTAGTGCCCGTCGAGAACGAGGACGCGAGCGAGGACGACCTGCACGAGTTCGTGCCGTGCTGGCAGGGCACGCACCTGCCGCGCCACGACTGCTCCATCCAGGAGGAGCTCAAGTTCACGCGCCGGGAGCACCTCGAGGGCCACCGGCACCTGCTCGTGCTCGACGAGGCGTCCATGGTCGGCCAGGAGCGCGTGGAGGAGATCCGCCAGTTCGGGATCCCGCTACTCCTGGTCGGGGACCACGGCCAGCTCCCGCCCGTCAAGGCCGTCGGGGGCGCGAACCGCTGGATGCGGAAGCCGGACGTGGTCCTCACGCAGAACCACCGCCAGGGCGAGGCCAGCGGGATCGTCACGGCCGCGCTCTCGGTCCGGGAGCGCGGGGTCCTGGACCACGGGCGGTACGGCGACGGCTCCACGGTCTGCGCGTCGGCCAGGCGGCACCCCGAGATCCTGGCCGTCATGGACCCGGAGCGGTTCGCGCCCGGTCCCGAACGCGTGATCATCTGTCACACGAACGCGGTCCGCGCCCAGGTCAACAAGCAGTTTCACGCGTTCCTGACCGACCAGCCCGGCCCCGTAGCCGGGGACCGGGTGGTGAGCCTGGCCAACGTGGAGGGCGTGGTCGTGGACCGGGTCAACGAGAAGTGGGTGCCGCGCCGCGGCGCCCCGAAGGAGGGAGACGCCGCGCCGTTGATCGCGATCGAGAACGTGTACAACGGCTGCACGGGCACGGTCCGAGAGGTCCTGGGCTCGTCGCGGCACACGGTGCGGCTCGTGGTGGAGCTGGACGCGGACAGCCAGGGACGGCCCGGCACTCACGTCAGCGTCGCGGCCCTGAGCGCGCAGTTCGGGCGAGAGACCCAGGTCCCGTACAACGAGCGGCCGCACGGCGCGCACCAGCTCTGGGACTTCGCCTACGCCCTGACCGCTCACAAGGCGCAGGGCAGCGAGTTCGACGACGTGATCGTGCTCGACACCCACCCGCCGGAGTACCGGGCCTGGCTGTACACGGCCATGACCCGGGCCAAGAAGCGCTTGCTCGTGATCGACTGGCGGTCGTGATGGCCCCTCCTCTCGTGGTGAGGCGGTTCACGCCGGGCCGGTTCAGTGACCCGGCTCACTTCGTGCTCGGTGACCCGCGAGAGCACGGCTGGCGCTGGGAGTGCCAGCTGTGTGGCACGACCGGTCAGTACCTCAACACGCGGTGGCGCCGGGACCCGACGCTGTGGGAGCGCTGCGTGGCCGGCGGGCTGAAACACCTGCGGAAGCACGTCCCGTTGGTGCTGTCCATTCACCTGTTTACATAGTATGGTCGTACCAGGAACCGAAGACGGAAGAGAGGAACGAGGATGACGATCTTTCTCCTGCTGGTCGTCGCCCTGAGCTGCTGGCTCGTGGGCTATGGCATCGGCCGGCGCCGGGCGAGGAAGCAGCTCGCGGCGCGGGCGCTACAACGAGAGCCGCTGACCTGCGACTGCGGCCACCTGTACACGTCTCACAAGGTCACGAAGCCCTACCGGTGCACCGCGGCCTTAAAGACGGGAAGCTCCCTGCCCTGTGCCTGCCAGCGCTACGTGGGACCGGTCCCCGCGCCTACCCTGGCCGAGCTCAGGCCCGAGGCCCCGAAGGTCGGTGAGTGACGTGGACGTCCCTACCGTGTTCGAGACGATCAGTCTGCTGCTCGTGGGCTACGGCGTCGGGAACCTGAGCGGGCGCCGTCACCGGAAGACAGCGCGACCCGCGGGACCGAAGTACACCTGCGGTTGCACCCACGACCTCTCGGTCCACGACCCGAAGACCGGCCGGTGCCACGCCGGGGTCAAGAGGCTCAAGTACGACTACGTCGGAGACGTGGTGGGCTACATCTATCCGCAGTGCCCCTGCAAGCAGTACGTGGGCCCGAAGCCGCCACCCGACCTGAAGGACCTGTGGCCCGAGGCACCGGGAGTGGGAGACTGATCTGTTCTTATGAGAAAGCAAAAGGAGCTACAGACATGACCGACTTGAAGTTTGTGCCGTTCACCGAGGAGAACGACTGGGAGGGTGAGACCTGGCGGTTCTGGCTGCAGCTCACCGGCAACGAGGCCGAGATCGAGAAGCTCGGCAACCTGCTGATCAAGCAGGCGACCGGCGAGGACGGGGAGAAGCGCGAGATCCCGTACTCGATCGACCTCAGTGACGAGCTCACCGAGGCCGAGGTCGACCTGCTCGTGGACCACGCCCACGGCACCAGCTACATGAGCAGCGAGACCAAGGTCACGGGCACGTTCACGTGCCCCGAGGGCCCCGACGTGCACGCGGACCAGGACGACGGGGACGACGACCCGTTCTACAAGGGCGGCATCACCGAGCTCTTCACGACGGGAGACCGATGAGCCACGGCCAGCACGTCGGGATCCTCGTCGCCGCGGTGGAGCGGCGCCTGCAGGACTTCGGCGCCGCGTACGAGGGCGCGAAGCGGTGGTACGTCGACGAGAACGTCGTCGACTGCGATCTCGATCTCTTCCTGGAGGTCGTGACCGCCGCCCTGGAGGGAGCGGTCGCGGACCTGTCGAAGGTCGAGTGCCCCGCCGCGGGCTGCGCCTTCTCGTTCGTGGGACCGGCCGCGAACCGAGACGTGGTGACTCACTACCTCGAGAGCCACCCGTGAAGGGCCTTCCCGCGACGTGCCGGAGCTGCGGCCAGGGTCCGCTCGTGGCGGACCGCCGGGCCGCGGCGCGGGAGGGCCTCCTGTGTCACCGCGGCCGCGGCCTGTGCCGGCCCTGCTACGACCACGAGTGCCGGTTCGGGGACGTGACCCGGTGGGGGCGCCTGAGCTTCACCCGGGAGGAGGTCCTGGCCGAGTACGCGGTCCTGAGACCGCTCGGCTTGACGCACCGCGAGATCGCGCGGCGCCTGGGCATGAGCCTCGACGCCCTCGGGCAGGCCCTGACCCGGGCGCGGCGCGCCGAGAGACAACGAGAGCAACCGAAAGAGAGGGAGGCGGCCTGATGCTGCTGTCGACCACGTACCAGATCCTCGAGAACCAGACCAAGTCGCTGAAGCGTGAGCTGAACGACCAGCTGGCCGCGGGGAGCCTGGAGGACGAGGACCGCGAGATGTTCGAGCGGGTCCTGAACGGCCTCACGGCCTTCACGCTCTGGACCGAGCGCCGAGCCCTCGAGGCCAACATCAAGGCCAGGGAGACCGCCCTGGCCGAGCTGAAGCTGCAGCTTCACGACCACCGAGAGCTCTTTGAAAGGAAGATGAACCCGTGACCGAGACGTTCAACGTCCAGCGCAGCGCCGAGGCCCGTGACCTGGTGGACGAGATGCGCCGCCAGCTGGAACGCTGGGGGAAGCAGTCCTACCCGCCCGGCACCAGCGAGGTGTACCGGGAGGCCTGTGACCTGGCCCGCGCCGAGTGTGACCAGGCGGAACGAGACGGGCGACTGACCTGGTTCCACATCCTCAAAGAGGAGTTCTTCGAGGTCGCCAGTGAGGAGGACGACCGCCGGCTCGAGAAGGAGCTGATCCAGGTCATGGCCGTGTGCGGGTCGTGGCTGCGGGACCTGCGCGAGAAGCGAGGCCACCGGGGTGCTCGGGTGGGAGTTCGGAGCGGGGACCGCGTGACCGTGGACTCGGGCCTGAACCACGACGGTCCCGTGACGGGAACGGCCGAGTTCGTCGATGAGGTGACGCTGCACGTGCGGGACGAGGTGAAGAAGGGGCTGCTGCACGTCTACGCGTGGGAGGACGTGGCGAACCTGACCGTGACGCGAGGAAGGGAGCACCAGGATGAGTGACGGGAAGCAGAAGCTCGTGTCGGTGTCGGTCCACGACTGCGAGCTGCAGGTGTTCCGGGCCGGCGGGAAGGGCGGCCAGCACCAGAACAAGACGAGCTCCGGCGTGCGCCTGATCCACCACCCGTCGGGGGCCCGCGGCGAGTCCCGCGAGGAACGGAGCCAGCTGCAGAACAAGAAGAACGCGTTCCTGCGGCTGATCGAGACGCCCGCGTTCCGGGTGTGGCTCGGGAAGATGCTGCTGCAGGGCCCGCCGGCCGAGGTGGTCGTGGCGGAGGAGATGCGAGAGGAGAACCTGGTCGTGGAGGGCAAGGAGAACGGGAAGTGGGTGAGGATCGATGAGTGACGAGACACACCTCGACGCGGACGGCTGGTGCACGTGCGTCGGGCACCAGCGCCTGAAGCGAGAAGCGGCAGCGGCCGAGGACGAGCGAGAGCTCGTGGCCCGGGAGGCGCTGGGCCGCGCCCGGAGGCTGCTCGACGAGACCCGGGCGGCGCTCCGCGGTGACGTGGAGCGCCGGTTCGAGGCCCTGGCCCGAGAGATCCTGGGCGAGACGGCCGGTTCACCGGCCAGTGGGATCCGCAAGGTGCTGCTGTTCGCGCCGAGCTACTACACCGCGAGGGAGATGGCCCGGGAGGCGGGGCTGGGGCCGCACCAGGTGATGTACGTGCACACCCTCTCGCAGCTGTGGGGCCTGACCGGCCAGCGGTACCGCTACCTGGCCTGGGAGGACCGTTACCACATCCCGCCGGAGATGCTACTGCAGCTTCTGCACCACGAGATCAAGAGGGTGACGCCGGAGGAGCTGGCGGACCTCACCAACCGAAACGGAGAGACGACATGAAGATCACGATCACGGTGGAGCGCCAGATGGGCGACCACCAGGCGGTGACGCAGGAGCTGGAGTGGGGCGACTCCAACTTCGAGTGGCACGAGATCACCACTCGCGGGGCCACGCTGCTGCACGCGGTCGCCTGCAAGTTCGGTGACGTGAACCGCCGGCCGAGCACCTGGCCCGGCGAGCGAGGGATGGGAACCGGAGAGCGGGGCGTTCCCGTGGAGATCGGCGACGTGCAGGCGGAGCTCGAGCGGTTGCAGCGCCAGCAGCAACGGGGCGCGCGGCCGCAGGACCGGCCGGGCCGATGAGCGGGCGGCTCCGGCCGGGGCGCGAGAAAAAGAGCTACCGCGACGTGATCGAGCTCGGGAGGCGGTACGGCTACGAGCTCGTGGGCTACACGGGCGCCGGGCACCTCCGGCTCGTGCACCCCGTGGCCGGGACGGTCTTCGCCCCGTCGACGCCGTCGGACCGCCGCGGGCTACGGAACGTGGCGCAGAAGCTGCGGCAGCGACTCCGCGAGAGCGGGGTCACGGAACCAGAAACGAGGAACTGAACTTGGAGATCATTCACGTCGTCATCGGCGGAGCTCAGACCCAGCTCGTGCTCCGAGAGGGCACCCAGCTGAGCGTCCTTCAGCTAGACCTCGCTGAGACGGAGGTACTGATGAACGTGCTGCGGCTGGCGCTGAACAAGATGACCAACAAGGAGTTCCCGATGCCCGCTGACCTCGACGTGCGCTGGCCGATGACGCTCGACGTGAGGTGATGGCCATTCGAAACGAGGGAGGTAGAGTATCGCTACCTGAGGTGAACCGGAACGAGGGGAAAAGATCATGAACGCTCGTTTTGGTTGCCTCGCAACAACTTCGTGATATAGAACGACCCGGAAGCGGGTAAGCTTCCGGGTCGTTTTTGTCTGTGATACCGGGTAGGAGCCGGTATGAGATCGTACTTCCATCGACGAGGTAGGACTATACCATGACGGACGCCCAGACGGACAGCTCGCCGTACCTGGAGGCCGAGACGGCCGTCGCGCACATCCCCGACGACTTCCAGTTCACGTTCGGGTGGTGGCACAACGCCGAGATCAGCCGCAAGCAGGTGATCGGCGGCCAGAAGATCGACAAGACCGCGTACCACAAGCACCTCTCTCACGGCGGGTCGTACGACCAGTTCCAGTACGGGACCGAGAAGCCGATGCCGCAGGGGTTTGGTGGGAAGTGCGCCCACGAGGGCCACGACGAGCACGGTCACCAGCGCGCCGTCATCTGCGCGCGGCAGACGCACCTGTTCGTGGTCGACGTCGACGACCCGATCAACTACGCCCTGACCCAGACCGCGGAGCTGCTCGGCAAGGACCAGGCGATGACGACCCGCGGGGTCGGGTTCCACGTCTACGTCTACGTGCCCCCCGAGCTCATGGGGCAGTGGCCGACGCAGGGCCCGATCGCGGGCGGTGACATCAAGGCGAACGGGTTCGTGCCCGCCCCGCTGACCGTGCACTACACCGGCCACAAGTACGAGCTGCGGCCCGGCGCCGCGGTCGTGGTCGCGACCTCGCAGCTCCTGGCCGCGGTGAACGCGGACCGCCAGGCCCGGCGGCTCGCGAACGGTCCCGGCGGGGAGCGCGGGGACGGCAACGACCCCGAGCTCTTCAGCTACTGCGGGGCCCTGTACGCCGCGAACCCGGCGGACAAGGAGGGCGCCTGGGAGATGTGGCTGCGGAAGGCGATGAGCCTCCCGCTGTCGGACCCGACGTGGCCGTGGTCGGAGGCGGACCGGGACCGGTTCGAGCACCACTGGTCGTACTGCGAGCAGGCGCACGCCGTGAACCACCCGCCGGTGAGCTCGCCGTTTCTCCCGCCCGTCGTGACCGTGACGGCGCCCGTCCCGCACCTGCCGGTGCCGAGCGTCGCCGTGAAGCCGGGAGGGGGAGGGACGGCGGTGCCCGCCCCGCCGCAGCCCCCGGTGGTGAGCGCGGCGCCCGTGGCTCCCTCGCTCGCTCCCTCGCTGCCCGAGGTGGTGACGGTGGCCGACATCACGGAGGCGGCTCCCGTGACCGAGGGAGGGACTCAGGCCGCCAGGAAGGGCGACGACGCGGCGTCGGTCGCGGAACCGGACTGGACGGCGCTGGACGCGGCCGGGACGCCGGAGGACCCGCTGACCGCGGTCCGGCGGTTTGAGCCGTGCTGGCGAGACGACGAGGAGAACTTGACGCTGCGGGCGTGGCGCGGGGCGTGGGTCGGGTGGACGGGCACGCACTGGGCGGAGGTGGAGGAGGCGGCGCTGCGGGCCTGGATCTACCCGCGAGTGGAGCACGCCCGGTGGTCGAAGAAGACCGCCAAGGGCGAGATCAAGATGCCGTGGGCGCCGACCCGGGCGAAGGTGACGAACGTCCTGGACGCGATGGCCGCGACCTGGCACCTCGACTCGGCGGTGGAGCAGCCGGCGTGGCTGGACGGGCGGCAGGAGATGGAGCTGATCTCGCTGCGGAACGCGCTGGTGAACCCGGTCACGCGACAAGAGCACCCGCACACGGCCGCGTACTTCACGGGCTACTCGCTCCCGTTCGACCACGACCCGGGGGCGGGCTGCCCGCGGTGGGACGCGTTCCTGGCGTCGGTGTTCCCGGGGGACGCGGAGAGCGCGGCTCTTCTTCAGGAGTGGTTCGGGTACGTGATCTCGGGACGGACGGACCTGCAGAAGATGCTCTTTCTCGTCGGCGCGAGCCGGTCGGGGAAGGGAACGGTCGCGCGGACCCTGACGTCGCTGATCGGGAAGGCGAACGTGGCGGCACCGACCATGCACAACCTGTCGACTAACTTCGGGCTGTCGTCGCTCATCGGAAAGTCACTCGCGGTAATTGGAGACGCGCGGACGTCGGCGAAGACCGACACGCAGCTCATCATCGAGCGGCTGCTGATGATCACGGGTGAGGACAGCATCGACGTCGACCGGAAGAACCGGGCGATCTGGACGGGGAAGCTGCCGACGCGGGTCACGATGCTCAGCAACGACCTGCCCTCGTTCCGGGACTCGAGCGGGGCGATCGTGAACCGCATGCTCGTGCTCAAGTTCACGCAGTCGTTCCTGGGCCGGGAGGATCTGGACCTGGAACCGGAGCTGCAGGGAGAGCTGTCGGGAATCTTCAACTGGGCGCTGGTGGGACTGGAACGGATCAACCGGGTACGGCGGTTCACGACGCCGGCCGCGAGCCAAGAGATCATCAAGGAGATGGAGGAGTACGCGAGCCCGATCTCGGTGTTCCTCGCGGAGAAGTGTGAGGTCGGAGACGGGTACTGGGTGTCGCGGGATGACCTGTTCACGGCGTGGCTGCTGTGGAACGGGGACGCGGTGAAGGACGGGCAGGCGGCGAGGACGTGGTTCGGTCGCTCGTTGCACGCCGCGGTGCCCAGTCTCGGAGACACGACGGGGCGGACGAGAGGGTACAACGGGGTGCGGTTGAGGCCGGGAAACGCCACGTTCATCGCGGGGCTGAGAGGGACCGGAGAGGTCGTCAGGGAGCTGCCGAAACGAGAGGGAATCTAGGTGCTACATCGGGGGAGTTTAGGTGTTACCTGTGGGTAGATCGACATTGTTGAACGTTCAATCGGGTAACAGCTAAAATGTCCGATTGTAACAGCCTGTAGCAGCTAAGGTAGCAGCTAAAGTTTGATCAATACAGGCCCTGGGACCAGGCAAAACAGACCGATGTAGCAGCTTGTAGCAGCTAAAAGTACCGTATTCGCTCTAGTTTCAAAAAAGTGGGCATGATGTCTACAGAGAGTTACGAATAATTACAGAGAGTAGATAGAAAATCGAGAATGGCTCGTAATAGACTTTCAGGTGCTACAGGGTGCTACACCTGATCTTGGAGTGATCAATAAGTGACCCGAGAAAGTGGTATGATCGTCACATGAACTGGAACGAGCGATGCCGAGCCGCGGGGGTGTCGGAGGACAGCGGCCCGTACGGCGCTACCGCTCAACGAGGACCCGGCGACGAGACATCGGCGCTGGAGCGCCTGGTCACGTGGGCCGAGAAAAACGACCTTCGCTGGGTTCCTCACGTCGGCGTGTGCCCGTGCTGGGTGCTCGGGAAGAACCCACACGCCGGCACGTGCAAGCGCCTGGGAGTCTCGGATGAGAAGGGAGCGTGGAAGGATCACGTCTCGACGTGGTGCTCACGTTCGCGAAAGGGACGCGGGGCTCGAGAGGTGTGAATCGCTCAGCCGTACGTCAACGAGGAGTGGGACCCGATGGCGGAGAAAGAGATCCAGCTCCTCATCGCTCGAGGGCTCAGGGTGACGGTGACGACAGGCTGGTACCTGCCGCCTCATACCCGATGCGTTGAGGTGAGGCGTGAGGCCTGATAGAGGGGTGTGTGCGTATACGTACACGCGTGTCCATGAAATGAGGCAGAAGTGAGTGAGGCGCGAGACGTGCCCGGCGAGGTGACGCTGGAGGAGGTGGAGGCGAGCGTGTGGCGGCTGCTCGCGAGCGCGAGTGAGGGGCGAGATGGATCGGGCGTGAGCGCGCGATTGGACGCGGTGCTGGTGCTGGTGAGGCGGTACGGGGAGTGCGTGGCGAGGCAGCGAGAGGTCGAGATGAGGCGCCGAGAGAGCGCCGCGGGAAAGGAAAAGGAGGGCGTGAAGCGGTGCTCGACGTGCGGGCGCGAGCTGGCCATCGCGGAGTTTCACCGCAACACGAGCCGGCCCGACGGGCGCCAGAGCCGGTGCAAGGAGTGCGCGGGAGCGGCCCGGCGAGCGCGTACGCGGGTCGCGGCGAGGCAGCGAGAGGCGGTTTCGGTTACTCTCGGTGCTCGTTTTGAGGGCGCGGGGACGGCGAACGGGGCGTGAGGCACCCCTGGCTGGCCGACGGGGCCTATATCACGGTCTGTCCCGTGTGCGGGCTGGCCTGCGAGGGGGCGAGCGAGGACGAGCGGGGTACCTTATATACGCACGCGCGGCGCGACTACCCGTGTCGCCTGGCCCACCGCCTCAACGAGTCAGGCGTCGGGTTCGACCCGGAGCTCTTTCTCGAGGCGCTGCGGCTCATCGAGAAAGGACCGTACGAGTGGTGAGGTTGCCGGCCTGGCTGCGGCGCTGGCTGAGGGTCGAGTCGCCGAGCGAGGTCTTCGCTCCGCGTCGCGGCCAGCAGCGTCACCCGGCCTGCGTGGTCGCGCCGCCCTTGGCCACGACGTCGATGACGAGCGGGACGGTCGATGAGAGCGATCTCGATCTGGCCGTGGCGGTTCGCGATGAGCGCCGCTGAGGAAGTCGACCTGTGGTGCACGACCCACGAGCGCTGGGCGATCGGCAGCGAGCGCCACGCGGCGGGTCCCGAGCACGTCTTGGAGTGGCGAGAGCGACCGCGTGAGGGCACCCAGCTGGCCTCGATTGGACAGGTCGGATAGGATCAGCGGAGAAACGAGTTCTCGTTTTCCGCTGAAATCTCGCGAAGATCAAAGAACCAGGCCATCAGCCTGGCTTTTTTGGCTCATCGGGTCCGTCGAGCCAGCTCGTCGAGGACCGCGTCCGCCGCGGCGGGGGACAGGATCGGCAGCTCCCGCTTCAGCAGGTCCTGCACCACGGTGATCACGAGCTGGGTACGGGTGCGGCGCGAGGTGAAGGCGCCCGCGTGGCGCTTGACGAGGCGCGCGGCGTCGTTGAAGAGAGCGTCGACGACCTGGCGGGCGGCCTGGTTGAGAGTCTGGTCCGACATCGGAAGCTCCTGTTCTGCGGTGGTAGGATCATTCTATGTCGTTTTTGCACAGAAGTACACAGCTCTAGCACAGAAAAGAGGGCCCCTCGCTTTGCTGAGAGGCCCTCTCGTTCAGTTTGATCTTACGTGCACCTTCGCCGCTAGAGCTTCTTCGCCCAGCGCCAGACCTTCACCCACAGGCGAGTGAGAACCTCCTCGTTGAGGACCTCGTCGCTCTCGAGGAACGCGACGAGCTCCTGGCGGGTCGTGTCCTTCCCGATCACGAGCTTGGGCTTGTCCTGGCCGGCCAGGTGCCGGGCCTGGTCCTCGGTGAGCTTGACCGTGAGGGCCAGCCGACCGTCGAACGTGCGCCCCGCCTCGAGGTTGCCGGCGTTCACGTAGTGGTGGGGGAACGAGGCACTCGACACCGGGCCCTCCACGAGCACCTCCACGCTCTCGCGCGTGGGCTTGACGGGAGCCTGGCGAGGCAGCTTCTCCAGGTCGCGGTCCGCGAGCTCGACGTGCGCGTCCTCCGTAAGCGACGGGCCGCGGAACGTGCCCGTGAGGTGCGTCTCGACGACGGGATTGTGCCGGACGATGACGGGCAGGGCCTGGCCCTCCCGCAGGCACGTGATCGTCGCGTCGTCGAGCAGCTCCTCGACGAGGTGAGCGGCGTGGCTGGCGCGAGCCCGCGGGTCGTGGTGACTCGGCACGTACGCGTCGAACTCGTTGTGGAGGAGCAGCTCGAGGCGCTGTTTCAGCTGGTCGTCCATCAGGAGAAGTCCCCCGCCTCGGCCTCGTCGCCGTAGCTGGGGTTGTCGTCGATCGCGGCGTCCTGCCAGGCGGCCGGTGCGGCGCTGAGGTACGCGGGAACGGGCTCGTCGGCGTCATGGTTCTTCTCGCGCCAGGTCTCCACGACCACGCTCACGACGTGGCGCGAGTTGAAGGCGCTGAAGTCGCCGTTCGGGAGCTCGAGGTTGATCCCCTGCACGCCCTCGTTGAGGATCTCGGCCATCCGCTGGGCCGTCTCGGCGGTCACCCCGTCGACCTCCTTCCAGGCGCTCTTCACGGCGTGGCCGGTGACGAGGTGCACGACGCTGCGCTGCTTGATCATCTGGTTCCTTCTTCCGGTTCGGTCTGTCTTCCTGGCCTGGCTGAGCCAGTCTATCACAGAACTGTGCAAATGTACACAAAATCAGGCGGTGAAGTCGGCGCTCTCGTCCTCGAGGGTCGCGAGGATCTCCCAGCCCCGTGGCCAACACCGCCGGCACCGCTGAGCGCGCACGCGCCGCGTGTGGTCCGCCAGCAGGCGGCGAGCGAGCACCTGCGAGAAACCGCCGTAGGTGACGTAGTCGTTGCCGGCGCGCCGCTCCAGGCGAGAGGCGCGGCGGTCCAGGCGGATCAGCTTCTTCTCGTGGCCGCGGTTCTTGCGTCCCATGATCAATTTCCCGTCAGGGTCGAGAGCGAGGGCGTGGTCAAGACCAGGGACAGGATCACGATGGCCATGGCCACGCCGATGACGGCCAGGCGCGGGCCCGGCTTCTTCGGTGGGAGGGGCTCACGCTCAACGTGGAGCTCCTCCCACCAGTGCGGGTAGGCGTTGTGGCGGTTGCGTGGGAGCACCCGTTGATCATATCGGGTGTGACGAGTGACACGATGGCCGGCCATCAGTCGTCTCCCAACACCGTGATCGAGATGGCCTCCTGCTCGAGCACCGTCGCGGTGCAGATCCGGTCCTGCGCCTCGGTCGACAGCTCACGCCACTCCTTCCGCGGGATGCCCGTGTCGAGCTCCACGCGGAACCGGACGGCGTGGAAGCTCGTCACGCGGAGCTTGATCGTCTCGTTCTCGTACGCCTCGTCCTGCTCGGCCTCCTCTTGCAGGGCGGCGTGCAGGGACGCGTTGAGCTCCGCGGCGGTGGGGCGGTTGACCTCGCGGATCGCCGCCCGCACCGCGGGGTCGCTGTACGTGTTCTCGTCGCTCATGCCGTCTCCACCACGTCGAGCTCGGTCACGGTCCCGCTCTCATCGACGCTCGCGGCACCCATCACGAAGGCGTAGAGCACCGTCCCCATCACGTTCTTGATGGTCACCTGGCCTTCCCCGTACACCTCGACCACGAGGCCCACGTCGGCCAGGTGCACGTCCGTGCTCTCGTTCTCGCGGAGCTCGTTGCTGTAGCTCATGATCAGTCCTCGTCTCGGGTCGGCTCGGTCGTGTAGAACTCGTCGGTGAGGGAGTCGAAGGGCTCGCTCTCGGTCTCGTCCTGGCTGGCCCACAGGGCCCGGCGGTACGCGGCGGCGCGGTCCACGGCTCAGCGCTCCTTCGCGTTGTGGATGAGGCCGATGACGATCAGAATCGCGATGAGGCTGGCGCCTACGATGAGCGCGACCGGCGAGAAGTAGAGGGTCTCGAGCAAGTGGATCATCGTGGGCCTCTTCCTGGTTCCGTGTTCCTGATAGCTTAATTCTATGCCGAGCGCGGCAAAATGTAAACACCCACGGCCGACTTCTCCACCACCTCGCTCGCCGCGACGGGCGGGTTCCCCAGTTCGCACGGCCGCCCGCCCCGCGCGTGCCACACCAGGCGCGCGTCCCGGTACACCTCCAGGCGCACGGCCTCCTGGCCGCACGCCGCGCACGGGCCCGCGAGAGGGACGTGCCAGACCTTCTCACTCACGTCACGCCTCCTGCAGGCAAAAGAGCAGGTATCTCTCCGACTCGGTCAAGATCAGGATGTTGCGCTCGTAGAGACTGAGCACCCGCGAGGCGACGTCCTGCAGGTCCCCGAACTCGTTCGGGCTGAAGGTCAGGGTCACGTCCTGGTTGATCTTCACGGTGCCTCCTGGCTGGTTTTGTGTTGATACCTCAATTCTATGTCGAACTCTCTCGTTTGTAAACACCTGGCGGGCACTCCCGGTGAAACCCCGCGCCCAGCACCGCCTGCACCACGTCCCCCAGCGCGTCGTCCACGACCCCGTTGTACGTCATCGGCGCCAGGGCCGCCACGAGCGCTGCCTCATCCCGTTCCCGGGGCGTCAGCTTCTGGGCCGCGAAGTATACCTCCAAGTCCGCCCGCAGCTCGTCCCATTTCCCGTCCACCATCAGCTGCAGCCGCGGCGGGCGCTCGTCGGCCGCGTACGGGAAGGAGTCCTGGCAGTCCGCGCACCAGTACTCCTGGCCGCCGCTCATCAGCTGATAGGTCGTGTTCTCGCCGCCGCAGCTCTCACACGTCACGTCGTCTCCTCGGGTTCGTACTTCGCCTTCAGCTCCGCGAGCTTCTCTCGCTCCCATTTTTCGCGCCGCGGCCGCGACTCCTCTTCCCGGGCCGCCACCCACGCCTTGTGCTCGTCGATCTCCGCCTGGCTGGCCACCTCGTCCCAACGCAGCGTCGCGAAGTTCACCTCCACGTCGAGCGGGTCACCCGCCCGCGGGTGCTCCGTCTCGAGCCACGCGATCAGGTCCCGCAGCGGGATCGTCCCGTCCATCGACGCGTAGACGTGGAACCGCCACGGCTCGTCCACGGGGGTTCGTGTGAAGCTGGCGGTGCACTTTCTTGATCTTCCAGCCCGTCACTCGCTTTCGCCCTCCTTCTCCTTGTCCCAGCCCGCCGGCGCTCGCCAGTCACACGCTCGGGCCAGCGCCGCGTACTCCTTCGGCCACCACGTCCACACCCGGCTCTTCACGCCCGCCGCGGTCACGGTCTCATCCAGCAGTGCCCTGGCCGCGGCCACGAGTTCCTCGTACGGGGCGACCCGCGATCGGCCCAGACTCTTCCGCTCGGCGCGGCGCCGCGCCATCTCTTCCGGCGCCGCGTACGGGTCCTCCTCCACCTCAAAGTGCAGCGGGTGCTCGTGATCGAACGGCGGCAGGCACCGCGCGTGGTTGCGAACGTCCTCCGGCGGGTCGCACTCGTAGAAGCCGACCATCCCCGCGCCCGGCGGGACGTAATGCGGTTCGGTGCGCTGGCACACCTGGCCGGCCTTGTTCTGGTGGCTCACTGGCCCTCTCCTTCTCTCCTGGCGCTCACGACGCAGTCGTCGCGAGATCACTGCGGTCCCCAGTACACCGTGTCGACCGCTCTCTCGCACCCCTGGCACCACAGCGCCGAGTGTGAACCGCAGTCCTCGCAGCCGACCTCGGTCTCCTCGCGCGTCGTGTTGAGGTACTCGCAGTACGGGCAGTCCCAGGGCGCCACGGGAGGGAACAGGTCCGGGTCCTCACTCACGTCGTTCCCTGGCCTTTCTTCTCCTCGTGCCACGCGAGCACCTTCTCCACGAGCCAGTCGTCGTCCCCGGCGCTCTGCTCGATCAGCCAGCGCAGCTCGTCCGCGGGGGTCTTCTCGCACCGGTGGTCCCGGGCGAGCGTCGTGATGTCGTCCAGCGTGGCCGCGGCGCTCAGGCGGCTCACCACGCAGTTCTCTCGGCCGGCGCGGACGTGCTCGAGGCGGTTCCCGTTCTCTCGGCGAGCGACCACGAACTGGCCCGCGTGCGCGGCGTGGATCCAGGTCACGTCGTCACCTCAATCTCGTCAGCCAGCTCGACGGGAAACAGGGGGTCGTCGGTCTTGATCAAAACACCGAGAAGGTGATGTCGTCGCACGAGTGCGTAACCCTCATCATCCAGCACGCGAAGTGCGGCGGCGAGACCGGCTGCCTGCGCGGGACGGTCGCTCTCTTCGAGGTCAACGCCCCAGTAACCGGCGACCCCGTCCACGCTCGCCGCGATCAGCTTCTCGGTCAGGTCACTCACGTCAGCCTCCCGAGCTCGGTCAGGACTCGCAGCACGTCGTCCACGAGCGTGAACCCGATCTGGCCGGCCAGGTCGTCGCGGCGGTAGAACTTGCAGCTGGCCGGGTACGCGTCGCAGGCGCAGAGGTGCTGGTGCGTCTCGTCGGCGAGCTGGTACGCGATCCGCTCGCTCAGGTCCTCGCGGTCCAGGACGTCCTCGCTCGCCGGGCCCGGGAGGTCACTCCGGGTCAGGCGCAGCCGCGCGAACCCGTCCTCGTCGGTCAGCCACTGGCCGGCCGTCACGCTTCTCCCGTCGCGCTCCAGCTCCACGAACACGGCCTCGTTTCCGGGGCCGGGCGGCGCCGTGAACACGACGTCGAGGTGCTCGCTCACGTCTTCTCCTCTCGTTCCTTCTCCAACAGGTCACTCAGCTCGCAGAGCAGGCACGCCCGCAGCGCCGGGTTGTGCGGTCCCGGGTGCAGGTGCTGGGTGTGGCCGCAGTTCGGGCAGGCCACGTCGATCAGCTGGCCGGCGATGACTCTCATCCGGCAAGCCTTGACCCAGCTCACGTCTCCTCGTCTCGCACGAACAGCTGAGCCGGGTGCGGCACCGGGTAGTACGCGTCGTCCTCGCCCTCGTACTCGTCGAGCAACCACCAGGTCACGCTCGACGCGTCCCCTGGCTGTCGGATGGTCAGGTCGTGCACCTCCACGACCCGGGGCAGCACCCCGTCGCGCCGCGACACGTACCGCTCCACGTCCCGGTCCTCGTACCGGAACGTCATCGGCACGAGCTCGACGACCTCTTCTTTCTTCGTCACTCGTCCGTCTCCCACTCCACGGTCACCTTCGGTCGCCTGACCTTCCCGTTCTCGTCCCAGACGAGCCACGACGGGAGCGTGAGCAGGAGGCAGCGGTCGTCCTCGAGCAGCGCCGCGGCGCGGTCGTACGCCTCCGCCTCTCGTTCGAGCTCCTCCCACCCGTTCGAGCCCTTTGTCCAGTTGTCGCGGTACGCCCGTCGTCCCGCCGCGGCCAGGCGCAGCCGGGCCACCGGGTCGGCGGGTAGCCTCGGCTCGCTCATCTCGTCCACCTTTCCACGGCCCACAGGCCCACGCCCGTCGCAGCCCCGCACAGCACCGCGACGTACCCGAGCGGCGCCAGCACGAGGACGTTCCCGAGGGACAGAGCCGTTCTCAGCGTCACGCTCATCTCGTTCCTTCTCTCTTCTCTCTTCTCTCTTCCGAGGTGAGGCCCGAGCTCCGGGGAAGGGGAGCTCGGGCCTCGGTCTCAGCGCGGGCCGACCGACGGGCTGGCCTGGCGCGTGGGGTTGCTCGTCGATGGGCGGTCCGTGACCCGGAAGTCCGCCATCTTCGCGAACCGCGCGTACGCGAAGGTGTCGTGCAGGTCGGCCGCGACGGTCTTCTCCAGGCCGAGGTAGTGCATGGCCAGGTACTCGACGAGCAGGTGGACGGGACCGCTCACGCGGTAGGTGGGCCAGCCGTTGGCCTCTCCCGTCTGCAGGACGAGGATGCCGTTGACGGCCGGGGGAAGGCCGTCCTTGTCGCTCGCCCAGTCGAGCTCGACGGTGATCACGGGAACGCTGGTGTCGTCTGCCATGAGGGCTCCTTCTGGTTGCTGGTCGGTTTTTCCGACCTGAGGCAACCATATCACCTGCCACGCCATTTGTAAACACCCTCACGTAAAAAGTGGGGCCGCCCTCCCCGAAGAAGAGCGGCCCCACGCCGGCGTGCCCTTTCTAGTCGCGGTGACACGCCGTTTATCCCGGCTAACCGCTAAGGACGGCGTCGCCATCGGGCTCACCCCGGCGATGGCCACCTCGCGTGACCGGGGGTCTTGCCTAAACGAGACGGGCGGGCTCAAACACCCGCGGCACCCCGTCGGGTCCGTCTCGTTTTGTGCGCTGGCCCGACTCGAACGGGCCGGCAACCTTCTCGGTCCGGTGCACCGGCCGATCTCGCGCAGCGCTCCATCTTTCTAGGACGGTGCTCGATTCAAGCCGTGCCCTGATTATCGACACGGCTAACCGAGTAGAGCGTCGCACCTGGTCGAGGGATCGAACCTCGTTCTGCGCTTTTGGAGAGCGCCGTGCTGCCACTGCACCAACCAGGCCCGACCGATCGCTCCCACGTAAACCGGGACGCCGTGTACCAGGGGCCAGGCCCCCGGCATCGCGCTCGCCTCCCGGACCATCTTCTCCATACCCCATCCCGGCGGTGGTCCGAGCGCGATCAGTCGTCTGTCTCTCGAGGCTCATCGCAGTCGACGCAAGAGTCGAACCGCTCGCTGTCGATGTTGAACCGGTGCCCGTGCACCTCACACGCGGTCCACTCCGAGAAGTCGATCTCGTCTCGTTCCTGGGTCTCCACGTTTTGCCTCCTCTCTACGAACCGCGACGAGCCCGAACCAAACCACGTCTCGTCTCGAGGCACCCTGCAACGAATGTCGCGTTGGGCCGTCCCACCAGGAGGCCGTTCCTCGTCCTCCACGGCATGAGACTGGTCTCGCCGTGCCTCTTCCCTACGAGCCGTACCGGGGAATCGAACCCCGTCCCGCTGGTTGGAAGCCAGATATGCAGCCACTACACCAGTACGGCACACGGGACGGTTTCTACCTCCGACGCCTCGGCGTGCATACCCCCATCGAGCTCGTTACCGATCCCGAACGGTCTAGCTCCGACGTACGTCCCTCGGACCTCACGTGCCCCACGCCGGGATCGAACCGGCGACCACTGGATGAAAGCCAGCGATGTTGCCACTACACCAGTGGGGCGAGAAGAGGGTGACGGGAGTCGAACCCGCCCAGCGGACCGTCGTCCTTTTGGCGTACGCCGTCAGCCCTGACGCTCCGGGAGTCGAACCCGGATACTGCCGGTTACCCTCTTCAGCTGACCCGGGAGGACTCGAACCTCCAACCACCTGGTTAACAGCCAGGAGCTCTGCCGTTGAGCTACGGATCATTGCGTGGGCCTCTGCCGCTGAGGTACCGATCGTGATCGTTCTCACCGTACCCGGTCTTCCGCCACGCGGTCCTTCGGGTCGTGCTCGAGCGACCTGCCAAACGATCGAGAGGGACTCGAACCCTCGTCTTCCCACCGCGCCATCGACGGGAGTCGAACCCGCTGCCACCTGGCTGACAACCAGGCACTCTACCGTTGAGTTACGACGGCCTAGCACGGTAGGGCTGCAACCCGCTGGGGAATCGAACCCCACCCTACCGCTGACGACCGTGGCCACGGTCGTTTGTACCCCACGCGGGGATCGAACCCGCGTCTCCTGGCTGAGAACCAGGTGTGACTGCCACTGCACCAGTGGGGCTTTCCCGAGGGCCTAGCACCTGCGAGGGCTCGAACCTCCCACCGGTTACCAGCCGGTCGCTCCTGCGCCGGGTGTCGAACCCGGTAGGTCCTCGGTTCGGCGGTAAGGTTTGGTTTTCCTGACCGCCTGGTAGTACCTACTATACCAGCCGCGGGGCAGCTTGTAAACAGCTTTTGCCCCTCGTTTTCATGATTCTTTGCACAGTTCCTCGAGCCGCTGGCGGGTCCCGGGGTCGATCTTGTCGCGGATCAGCAGGTACGCGCCCCACCCGTCCCCCGGCCGACGATCCCGTTCTCGCCGGCCCCGTTCGCCTCTCAGCTCGTGGTTCACGTGCCGAACGTGCCAGTACCGGGCCAGCGTGAGCGGGTACCGGGGACACACCTGGCAGCGGTACGGCTCCAGGTCCCCGGCGCGGGTGTTCCGCTCCACCAGGCGAGCGAACGCCTCCGCGTCCCGGCGGTTGTACAGCCGCACCTTGACGCAGGGCTGGCCGGGAACCGTCGGTTCCAGGAGCCAGTCGACGGCGCTCAGCCGGTCCGCGGCCAGGGTCTCCGCGGCCTCGCGCTTCTCCCGGCAGTACGTCAGGTCCTCGTACGCGGCGGTGAGCTCGCGGTTGAGGTCGGCCACTCGAAGCTCCTTGACCTCGAGGGCCGACCTCAGCTCGCTCAGCTCCCGGCTCTCACCGAGCCGGTGCCGCAGCCACGCCAGCATCGCCGCGTCGCTCTCGGATCAGGGTCACCCACGCCTCGGTCAAGGCCTCCCATCGCGCGGTCCCCAGCTCGAAGAAGTCGAGGCTGAAACCGTGGTTGATCTCGAACCGGCTGGCCAGGTAGCGTGAGACCTCGGACACGTCCAGGAGCCGTTTCACGAGCTCGTCGTACTGGTCGACGACGTAGAGCTTCTCGGAGTGGATCTCGGCCAGCTGGCCGACCACGCACCGGTCGAACTCCCGGAGGTCCAGCCGCTCGAGGTCAACCTCGTTCACCCAGGACGGGCCGAAGTGTCGGTCCAGAGCGGCCGCGCCCCGGGCCACCCGACCGGGCAGCTTGACCAGGACCTCATCCACGGTCTCGGTCACGTCGAGGCTCTCTTCATACATCGTGATCTCCTCTCAGTCACACTGCTTCGGGTCGAGCGTCGGTGGCAGGTCGGCGCCTCGCCAATCCTCGGTGAGGAACGACTGCGCTGCCGTGTCGTAGTCCTGGATGTGGTTCAGGCAGTCGCGCTGGTCGCCCTGCAGGGTCACCTGCAGGTTCCCGTACTGCTGTGCGTCCGGGTCGTACGGGGTGCCGTTCCCGGACCAGTCCGGGTGGGCCTGCTGGAACTGGGCCAGGTTCGCCTTGTCGGTCGCGATCTTCTGCACGTCAAGAGTGACCGCGTTCTGGTCGAGGTGGAACTCCTGCTGTGCGGCGAGGAAGTTCTGCGTCGAGTTCTTCTGCTGGACCGCGTTCCCCTGGCCCCACCAGTACGAGAACCCGGTGGTGATCCCGAACACGAGCGCGATAAGCACGAGAACGGTCAGGATCACGGCCACGACGGCCTTCGTCACCGTCCAGAACGGGCGGCGTTCCAGGTCCTTCTCCCAGCCCGCCGCGGACCGCCGCCACGGGTCCCGGGCCATCACTTGCCGCCGACCTTGGCCAGCCCGCCGTAGTTGATCGCCGGGGCCTGGCCGACGTTGTAGGTGACGATCGGCTGCTGGGTGATGTTCTGCGGCACGTCCGACTCGGAGATGATCACGCCGGCGAAGATGTGCTCCGCGCCCGACGTGTCGAAGAAGTCGGCGGTGCCGAACTCGGGGCCGTAGGTGCCGTTGTCGGTCGGGGAGTTGACCGTGCCGCAGGCGTAGCCGCCGTTCCCGCCGTCGTTGCAGACCACGTCCGTGGTCTCGGTCATCGACGAGTTCGGGTCGAACACGAGCCCCTTGATCGACCCGTTCCACAGCACCTGGCCGTACGGGGTCATGACCGTGACGTAGCGGGTCTCGTTCGGGTCGTTCTCGCGGAGCTGGTGCTCCTTGATCTCCTGCTCCTCGGTGAAGCCGCCGTTGAGCACCTGGCTCTTCGGGAACGGCACCTTGGCGTTCGCGGCGGCCTCGATCTGGCCGGTCAAGTTCTCGTTGTTGGTCTCGGCGGTCGACGCCGAGGTGTTGCCGTCGTTGCAGCCCACCAGGATCAACCCGACGCCCGCCAGGCCGGCCACGGCCAGGGCGACGCGCTTGGTCTTCGCTCTCATTCGCTTCCTCGTTCTCTTCTCGTTGGTTGGGTTGGCTACAGGCTGGGGTCGGCGGCGATGACGTCACCGATCTGCGGGAGGGTCCGGTGCAGCTCGTCGTTCAGAAAAGACAAGCTCCTCACGGCGTTCGGGACATCCACGTTCGAGACATCCACGTGTGTGAGGCGCACGTCGGGGTTCGCCATCCTGAGTCCCGCCCACTCCTGGACGTCCCGTGGCAGGAACGACCCGTATATGGGGACCGCCGTGACGCCCGGTCCGACCCGGTAACGCTCGTTGTCGCTGCCGTACCACGCCCGGTTTTCCGGGTCCTCGCGGACCCACAGGTCCGTCAGCACGCCGAGGCAGCAGAAGGTCCCGCGAGGCACGCCCGGCGCCGGGTCCTTCACGAGCGTGCCGCAGAGCTGCCCGCGGGCCTGCTGGTACTCGGGGGAGCGGCAGGCGTCGGCCCAGCGCTGCTTGATCTCGGGGTTCATGCTCACAGGGACTCCCGGACGCACGCCGCGATCTGAGGGAAGGGGAACTTGAGGTCGTCGTTCAGACGAGTGAGCGGCGCCTCGCAGGGGTAGCCGTTGCTCTCGTACAGCACGTACGGGTCGGTGACGACCTGGGTCACGGCGCTCTCGTCGATCACGACCAGGCCCGCCCAGCGGGCGACTTCCACGGGAAGGATCGAGCGCTCGTGCTTGGTCGCGTCCTGCCAGGTCGTGCCCGTGGCGCGGCAGTACAGCTCGGTGAGCACGCCGAGGCAGCAGTGCAACACGCGAGGCATCTCGAGCTGCCTGTCGTAGGTCACGCGCAGCGCGCCGGTGCCCTGCTGGAACTCGTCGCTCTCGAGGGCCGAGGCCCAGAGTTCCTTGATCTCGGGGTCCATCGTGACCGGGGGAAATGGGTTGGTCACGTCACAGCTCCAGTCCCGTGTCGATGCCGCCGATGACCAGGTCACCGTCGGTCACGTCGATCGCGAGGCCGTTGCCGAGGCCGACGTCGAGGTGTCCCGACATGTCGATCCCGACCTGGCCGACGTCGTCGATCGGGTCGCACGAATAGCAACTGAGGCCGTAGTAGTTGTGCCGGTGAGTGGCGCACCAGGGCATGGTCAGTCCTTCCGGGTGGTAGGGGTGACGCGTTTCTCGATCTCGGCGACCCAGGCCGCTTTCAGGGCGGCCCAGTTCTCGTTGTTGGCGCCGTCCCTCAGGGCGAGACCGTGCGCGACCTCGTTATAGGAGTCACTGTTGAACAGCTTCGTGAACAGGCCGTGGTAGTGAGTGCCCTCGGCCTGAGCGACCTGGCCGAGCACGCACCGGCTGGCCGACGCCATGTTGAGCTGGGCCACGTCGACCTTCTCGGCCCACCCCGGCCGCTTCTCGTCGAGCAGCCGGGCACCTCGTCGGACGTCGGTCTCAAGCACGCTGCTTCCTCTCGTAGTCGACCTCGGCGAGCAGCCCTACCGCGATCGCGGTCGCGAGCACGGCGACGAGGAACCCCGCCTCGGTAGCGGCGGTCAGCGCCAGGGCAGCGAGGCCCAGGCACGCGAACGCCCCGGCCCGCGTGATCTTGGTGAAGACGCTCATCTCGGTTCCTTCCTGTTCCTGCTTCCGTGATGGTGCAACCATATCATGACCACGGGATTTTGTAAACAGCTACGGCAGCTCTTTCAGCTCGTTCTTCACGTCCCGCTCCAGGCGCCGCAGGGTCGCCTCTCGATCCACGGGCCGCCGCGCCAGGCGGTGCACCGGTTGGAAGACCGTCACCGCTCCCAGGACGAGCAGGGCCGCGAGTCCCACCGGCGTCAGCAGAGGCCAGACCAGGCACAGCAGCGCCGAGTACCAGGTCGCCTTGAGCGTGGCCGAGTGATCGCGCTCCTTCTCCTGGTAGGCCGACCAGTCGGGGTGGTCCTCGACGCGGCCGTAGTCGTACTTGCCCCGGAAGCCAGGCCGCGTCGTGTCGGGCTCGAAGTGGCGCCCGTAGACGCAGTCGCAGTTCGGGGCCACGTCTCCGCGACAGTCCCGTCGCAGGTGACGGCGGTACTGGTACCGGTACACCCGCGACCAGAGGAGCAGGTACGCCCCGCTGGCCGCGGTCAGGTAGGCGCTCGGTACCACGAGCGCGAGCACCAGGGTAGGGATCACGGCCGCCACTCCGTCCGGTAGCCCGGGTGGTCCTCGTACTCACTGGCCAGCTGTCGCAAGGTCTGCTGGGCCAGGAAGTACGGGTTGAAGTCGTCCCCGGTGTAGCCGTCCAGCCAGGAGGACCACGCCTCCACTATGCGACGGCGACCGAGCAGGGAACGGATCTTGCGCCGGGTCGTCGCCTTCCCGTTCCGGCGTGACGCCTGAGTGAGCTGTCGACGAAGCTCGATCAGCTCCTCGTCGTACCGGTTGAGCAGGAACGCGGCCAGGGCCGGGTACGGGTCGACCGCGACGTTCTCAGTCATCGAGATCAGCTGCATCGACCACGCCTCCCGCCTTCAGCGCGGGAAGCCGCGGCACCACGGTCACGACCTTCTCCTGGGAGCGGCTCCGCTCCTCCGCGGCGATCTCCTGGGCGCGGTCCACCCGGACGGTAGCCAGGCGGTGCACCGGGCGCAGCAGGCCGAGCCAGGTCAGCTTGCCGAGAGCCGTGGCCAGCCAGGCGATCCCGACCGCGGTCAGCGTGACCAGCAGCAGCGTCACGGTCACGGGCCAGATCCCGGCCAGCCACAGCGAGGACTCGATCGCCTCGTGACGGGCCAGGCCGGGGCGCAGCTCGGGCTTCTCGTTGCCCTTCTTGTGTCGCCACACCCTCGTTTGGCCGTAGCCGATGTCGACCCAGTCGTTGCACTTGCAGTACCTCGTGCAGCGCATCTCCTCGTGCTTCTTCAGCCGCACCCGGTAGCGGTGCGGCACGAGCAGGACGTACGCCGTGGCCCCGGTCAGCACGTACCCGGTGCTCAGGAACGCCCACTCCAGCCCGTCCATCACGTCTCCTTTCAATTGTTACGGTCATACCACGCGAGGTAGGTCTCGTACAGCCACTCTCTCAGTACGGTGACCAGGAAGATACCGATCATCACGGCGGCCTCCTCATCCCAGAGGTGCTCCGCGACGATCGCGAGATAGACGCTTCCCGCGATCGCCACGGTGTCGATCATCAGCTCGGTCTCGGCGTCCACGTCAGTCTCCCAGCGAGTAGATGAGAGCGGCCAGGACCAGCCCGACGATGCCGCCGATGACCTGGCCGATGAGGATGCCCCACTCTCCGAGAAGCAGGGCCCCTCCCACCAGGCCGGCCTCCATGAAGACGATCACGATGAGCCACGCGGCAACGGCCCTCACGACCGCTCCCGCAGCTCGGTCAAGGTGCGGGCCAGGTTCGCGATCTCGACCTGGGTCTCGAGCTTCCCGACCCAGCGCCACGGCCAGGCGCTGGCGCCCCAGCGGACCCCGAGCAGGCCGCCCGCGATCGCGCCGGTGGTGTCGGCGTCGTGGCCGCGGTTGACGAGCTGGACGAGGGTGTCCTCGGCGGGCTGGTCCTGCTGCAGGGCCCAGATCGCGCACTTCAGGGAGTCGATCACGTAGCCGTGGGTGTTGAGCTTCGTGATCTTCAGGTCGGGAGAGACCTGCAGGGCCTCCCGCACCTCGGGGTGCAGGTTCAGCGGGTCGTGCAGGACCCGGTTCAGTGCCGCCTTCACGGTCAGGCCCTCGATCAGCCAGGCCGCGACCTCGTTGTAGGCGAGGCAGGCGGTGGTGCAGCGCGAGTCGTAGTGGGTGACCGCGCTGATGTCGAGGGACTGGGCCTCCCGGTTCCAGCGGTCTCGCACCGCCAGGGCGGTGGGCAGGCAGCGCATCAGGGAGCCGTTGCCCGCGGAGCCCGGATCCTTCAGACTGGCGTTGCGGCCGCTCGTGACCGGGTCCCCGGTCCGCGCGAGCTCGGTCAGGGCCCGCTTCGTGAGGCCGCCCACGTCGTGCGGGTTGCCGGCGGCCCAGCGCAGGAAGTTGTTGGCTACCCGGTCGAGGGAGTATCCCGCGGCGTAGGCCCGGGCGACGGCCAGGGTCAGGTCGGTGTCGTCGGTCGGCTCCCCGCGCCGCCACTTCAGGATGCCGCCGCCGACGATCTCGCGGTGCACGCCGTACCGGGCCTGGATGGAGATGGGATTCAGGAACTCGGTGGTGGCTCCCAGGGCGTCGCCGACGGCGACCCCCAGGAGCCCGCCGAGAACGCGGTCGTGGGTGGTGAGAGTGGTGATGGTGCGCACGGTGCTTCCTTCCTGTTCCGGGTCAGATCGTCTCAACGCCCGTGATGATCACGGAGCTGTGAGTGAACGTGGGCTGGGCGGGAGCCGGGTTCGCGGCACCGGAGATCAAGGCCAGGGCGAGTCCCGCCGCGACGAGGCCGAGGGCGCTCACGCCGAGGCCCCACCTCGCGTCGCCGCGGTAGTAGGTGACGGGGCCCGCGACCATCGCGATCGCGCCCACGATCAGGTCGAACCAGAGGGCCTGGCTCATCGGGTCGCCTCCGCCCACGCGACGTCGAAGGCGTGGTTGGCCAGGCTCTCGGCCTCGGTCTCGCTCCGGCGAGTGACGGCGACGGTGACCTCGATGCCGCTGGGCGTGGTGGCGGAGACCGTGACCCGGTAGTGGCGGTTGATGATGCCGATCGGCTGGGTCTCGATGCGAGCCTGCATGGTAACTCCCTGGTCCGTTTTGCTGTTAGGACAATCATAACACAAAAACAGCAACATGTAAACAGCCAGCGGGACCTCGAGGTAGGATCCTCTCATGGGATTCCTGCTCGACGCCTCCCACTACCAGGGGACCATCAACTGGCCCCGGGTGAGGGCGGACAACTGCCTCGGAGCCTATATCAAGGTCTCCGACGGTAGCACGGGCGTGGACCCCACCTGGCAGACCAACCACGCCGGGGCGCGAGGCGTCGGCCTGCCGGTCGGCCCCTACCACTTCGCCGAGGGCGGCAACTCCGGCACCGAGGCGGCTCACTTCAGCGGCGCCTGGCCGGCCGGCTGGGACCTCGACCCCGTTCTCGACTACGAGATCGCCGGGGCCAACGCCGGCTGGCTGAGCTCGTTTCGCCTCAACTTCCGCACGATCACGGGCTTCCAGCCCTTCCGGGTCTACAGCGGCCTGTCCCTGCTCGAGGGGGCCCTCAACCCGGCCAACTGGATCGACGCCGAGACCACGATCTGGGCGGCGCGGTACGCCGCCTCGCTCGGGTGGAACCACCCGGCGCTCGTGCTCTGGCAGAACACCAGCACCGCCACGCTCCCGGGAGTCCTCGGGGACGTCGACGAGGACCAGTTCATGAACGGCTGGACCCCAGCCACCGACCAGGGAGGCTCCGTGGCCCTCACTCAGACCGACGCTCAGCTTGTCGTCGACACCTTGCTGAACACGCTCCTGGACCAGTGGTTCACTCCCGCCCCGACCCCATCGGTTCACGTCGCCGACGCCCTCGCGGCGCAGTACGCGGCCCTGAACATCTCCACCAACGACCCGACCCTGTTCGACCGGTTCACCTCGGTCGACTCGCAGCTCGCGGCCGTCAACGGCGCGATCACCGCCGAACAGGGAGCGGTCCTGGCCGCCGTCGCTGGGATCCAGGCCGGGGCCGCGCCGACCGACGCGCAGATGGCGACCCTGACCGCGGCTCTCGAGGCGGCGCTGCCGTCGTACACGGTCAGCATCGCCCCGAAGACCTCTTGATCACTCGTCACCAGGTCTCGACGACGAGCTGGCCGTCCTCGTAGACCCGGCACGGCCACGGGTAGAGCCGCGAGTCGTGGGCGCCGAAGATCGCCTCAACCGGGTCGTCCGTTTCGAGGACGTCGTCCCACTCCTCCGTTTCCAGGTTCGCCATCTCAACGACGTATCTCATCAGCTCTCCCACTCGACGTCGTGGCTGTCGACGCTCTCCTTGGCCGCGATCAGGCGGGCCTCATCGACGTCCTGAAGGACGGGATCGGTGAAGGCCCCGTGCTCCCTCAGGAGGTCCACGAGCTGCCGCGCGGCGGCCGCGGTCAGGTCGTCGGTGACGAAGTGCTTGGCCGGGTTGTCCCGCTCAAAGATCTTCCAGGTTCCCATGTCGATCCCTCCTTTCTCTTGATATTATCATACCAGTTTACATAGATCTTTGACAGCGAATGACTCAAGATTTTTAGTCAAAACCCCCGATCAGGTGGTATGATCTCACCATGACTGCTGACGATGAGACCCCGGTGCCGGGGGTCAAGGTGGCCGTGTACCCCCGGGACCTCGCCCAGGTCCGCTGGTGCGTGGTCGACTACGAGCCTCACCTGGTCGCGGTCGACGTGGCCGCGGCTCTCGGCCTCAGCGGGGCGTGGACGACCCACGCCGAGAACCTGGTCAACGTCCACCTCGGCAACCAGACGGTGTCGACCCTGAACCTGACGGGCCTGCGAGGTTTCGTGACCCAGCTGGCCCCGAGCCCCGACCGGGACCGCTTCCTGGCCTGGGCCGAGACCACGTTCGGGCCCAAGAAGAGGCGCGAGCCCAAGGGACCCGACGCCAGTCGCTGGGGCTGGCAACCGCTGCGGACCTGGGTCAAGAAGGCCAACCTGTCCGGCCGGGAGTTCGTGGAGAAGGCCAACGCCCTCGACCTGCCCGGCGTCGACACGTTCACGGCCGGGAACTACGCCGCCTGGTCCTACGGGGGCTGCCTGCCTCAGGAGTCCCTGGTCAAGCGGGCCGAGATGCTGCTGTCCATGGACCGCAAGGACCTCTTCACCGCCGAGGTCCTCGAGAACATGCCACACCGCGGTCGTGGCAGGCGGCACCCGAAGCGGGAGGTGACCGGTGGTGAGGACGTACCTGCAGAGCCTCAGGGAGACTGAGCAGCAGTACCTGGCGGCCCTGGCCAGCCCGCACCTGAACCCTCACGCGCGAGCCGAGATCGAGACCGGTCTCACGGCTCTTCGAGACACGATCGAGCGAGAGACGCACGCCCTGAAGGTCGCGGCCAAGGCGGCCGCGGACGACGTGATCGCCGCCGGTGAGCGCGCCGAGATTTTCGTTGAGGAACACGAACCGAAAGAGGAACCGAGTGAGTGAGCTGGAGCTTCCCGGGATCGCGACCGAGGACGTCGAGGACCTCACGGTCCCCGAGAACGGGGCGGTGGTCCTGATCGCCTCGCACCTGAACGGCGAGCACATCGAGTTTCATCGGTCCTTCCCGACCCTGACCGAAGCCTCGGCGGGACTGTTGGAGATGGCGGCAGCCCTGGGTACTCTGGCCAAGGCCGACGAGATCGAGGATGACGACCGCGAGGACGAGGGCTTCTTCGACGTGGGAGACGGGGACGCGTGACCGAGAACGTGGACTGGATCAGCAACACGCCGCACAACAAGCTCATCGCGGCCGCGGTCGCCATGCACGAGATGTTCTCGAGCCTGACCGCGGCCGGCTTCACCGAGCAGCAGGCCCTGTACCTCACCGCGCAGATGGTGACCCACCGGCCCAAGGGAGGGGAGACGTGACCGACATCCTCGACCAAATCGACGCCGCGATCGGGTGCCAGCAGTGCGGTCGTTCCCTGGCCGCGTCCGTGTCCGACGACTTCTGCTCCGAGGACTGCCAGTACGCCTGGTACCAGAGCCGGGTGGCGGTCTCTCAGGAGTTCAGCCCGATCGAGTACCGTGATCCCGACCTAGAACGAGCGCGCGCCGCGAACCGGCGACACCTGAGTGACCGCGCTGACTCACTCCTGTACGCCTGGGGCGGCATAAACGAGCTGCGTCAGCGGATGGGACTGTCTCCCCTGTATGAGAACCAGTTGCTCGAATCGAGATACCACACCGAGGTACCGGAGGTGACGCAGCTTGATGGCTACCGGATGGCACGGTGCACTCGATGCGGTCAACGTCAGTACCGGGTCGACGTCGATTCCGACCCGGTGTCGTCGATGCACCACTGCATCGATGAAAACTGGCGACCGCGAACGATCGTGTGGTTGGGATGGTGACCGTCTGTCGGGTCAAGGCCCCGTCCAAGTCCCTGCTGATCGGGGACTGCGAGGAGTGCGGTCACCCCTTGGCCTTGCACTCCTTCCCCGGGGAGAAGCGCATGAGAGGGTGCCTGAGCTGTCGGATCGAGGCCGCGATCGAGGCACACCGCCGGGTCCTGATCGCGGACTGGCGGTGCCGCTGTGGTAGGAAGGTGCTCGAGGACGGAGAGGGCTGCCTGTGGCACGCCTCGGTCCGCGAGAAGTGCCTGGACGGGACGATCACGAGAGAAGAGGACGCCCGGTGAGCGACGTGTACGTCTACCTGGCCGAGGGGCTGAACCTGACAGCGAGTCAGACTCAGAAGGAGGTCGCCAACGGTGTCATCCTGGACTACGACGCGGCCGGTCGCCTTCTTGGCGTGGAGGTCATCGGCGCCGCGCGGGTCACGATCGACGGGAAGTTCACCGATGAGTGACGTTAGTGCCGTCGACGACGCGACCAAGCTGCGCCAGGTCGCGCAGCTGCTCGACGCCCTGGACGCGCGCCGCGGCGGGGACCAGTCCGACGAGATGCAGGTGGACCTGCGCCGCATCGCCCTGAACATCGAGTTAGGAAGGTACCCCACCACGTGAAGACCGGCGAGTTCTACGAGGAAGACGAGCCCATCGAGGACCTGATGAGGGCCTTCGAGGAGGGGATCCCGGCCCTGTCCGGCCAGGTCCAGCTCGTCCTGGAGGGGATCGCGTACCACCACGACGGTGACTACGCTATGATCGGGGCCACGACCTGGGAGATCCCGGAGCGGGTCTACGTCTCGGGGGACCGCTTCCGCAACGGGACACCGCTCGGGATCGCGACCGTGAAGCGCCTCAACAACGGGAACCTACACACCCGGGTGGAGGTCGTGGACCCGCGGCAGCTCGTTGGTCGGCCATTCCTGGCCGTCTCGGTACGGCTCCCTCACCTGACCGCGGACAAACCGGAGGACCCGATGAGCGACGGGGTCCTCGAGGAGATCATCGCGTTTGACACCGAGACCACGGGCTACGTGACCCGGTATCGCATCCTGGACCCCACCGTGATCGTGGACTGCCCCGACCTGTTCCGGGACTACAATCGGGTGTGGAACCGGGAGCTCGGTCGTCACGAGTGGCGCCACAACCAGGAGACGGTCGTCGCCGGTTGCGTGTGATAGGCTGGTCGCCGAGTGTAGATCACACCTCGACCGAGAGGGCCGCGATGGAAGAGCTCGGCATCGAGCGGCGGCTCGAGATGCTCGAAAACCTCATCAACCTCCGCTTCTACCAGTTGAAGGAGATCGCCGTGGCGACTCAGGGCGACATCGACGCCATCACCCAGGCCCTCACCGACCTGCAGGCCGAGCTGGCCAACGACGTCACCAACATCCAGAACGAGATCAACACCCTGGAGAGCGACGGCGTCAACGTCACCGCGCTGCAGGCCGCGGTCTCGAACCTCACCAACACGGTCAACACCGTGAACACGATCGCCCCGGCTCCCGGAGGCGGCTCGTCCTCCAGCTCGTCCGCTTCCGTCTGAGACGGGACCACCGCGGGCCCCGGTCTCCTCAGAACCGGGGCTCGTGACGTGCCTGCCACTCGGCGTGCGCGGTCCGGACCAGGGGCGGCAGGTCAACGACGGCCCAGCGGCAGAGCCGACCGAACCCGATGAGAGCCCAGGCCAGCGCCCAGAGCTCGAGGATGGCCAGGCCCACACTGGCCTTCAGGACCCAGAAGAACAGGCCGAAGATCCCGGTGATCAGGCCGCCGCGGTGACGGACCGGGTGAAACCAGTAGCCGATCCGTAGCGGGCCGAACCCCGTGCCGATCCCGATGCTGAGTCCCATGTCAGTCGTCCAGCTGGCGGTCGAGAGCGGTGAGGTACGCCTTCGAGACGGTGACGACGTCCCAGCGGACGCTGTTCCCGTCGACGCAGCAGTGGCTCGCCGGGCTGAAGTCCGGGTCACCGCCCGGACGAACGTAGCTTGCCTGAGTGAAGTCGCAGCCTCGGGTCGGGCAAGAGCGGACGTGAAGGTCCTGGCTGCCACCGAGGTAGCGGGCCTTGACGAACGAGATCGGGTCGGCGTAGGTGATCATCTCTGGCTCCTGTTCCGGTTCCGTGCTGTTATGTCTATTCTACATAATTCTCTGACGAGATGCCATAGCCGACCGGTCATTTTACGTGATACGATGATCTCAGCTTCGGCGCTCGAGGAGGCGTGTGGCCCTTCCCTCACTCACCCTGACCGGGACCATCACGGACGCCAGCGGCACGCCGCTGCGCGGCACCCTGACCTTTCAGCCGAACGCTCAGCTCTCGTACACGGGCAGCCCCGAGACCGACGTCCCGCAGGAACCCGTTCCCGTCACCCTCAGCAACACCGGCACGTTCACCGTCGCCCTGCTACCGTGTGACGCCGCCAACGTCTCGCCGGCCGGTTGGTCCTACGTCGTCAACCAGACCACGGGCTACCCCAACGGCAGCCGCGTCTCGGTCCCGGCCTACCAGGTCCAGCCCACCGGCACCGGCACGATCCAGTTCTCGAGCCTGACCAAGAACCCGCTTCCGGTCCCGTCCAGCCAGACGTACGTGCCGCTCAACGGCGGCACGATGACCGGCCCCCTGGTTCTCAGCGGCGACCCGACGACCGCGCTGGGCGCCGTTACCAAGGAATATGTGGACGACCACGTCCCGACCGGGATCGTCACTTCCGTCAACGAGATCACCCCGGTCCTCGGTAACGTCACGCTCACCGCGTCGACCGTCGGGGCTCTCAGTATAACCGGCAACCAGGATCTCATAGGTCAATACCTCGTCGTTGGTCCTACCAGCACGACGTTTACGCCTCACGACTCTCACTCCGCTTACTACGTCCTCAACAAGAACAACACGTCCAGTGACGCCAGCTGGATCGCGCAGGACCAGGGAGCCGTTCGTCTCGAGCACGGTCTCGTTGGTGACAACAACTATCACGTCAAGCTCGTCACCGGCACGGCCGGCAACGAGCAGTATCACGACGCGTTCGTTGTCTTCACGTCCAGCCTCAGCGCCAAGTTCTTCGGTTCCGTCGGCGTTGGTACCGTTCCCGTAGCGCCCCTGCACGTCGCTGGCTCGAGTACCACGGCTCGAGTCACCGCGAAGCTCGAGAACACCAACCTCGCGGGAGGCGGCACCGCCGTCGGCGTTCAGTTCAACCTGGTCGGCAACAGCGTCAACTTCGCGTTTGGCACGGACGTCGGTCTCAACGGCGGCAACAACCTCTTCTTCGTCAACGCCAACGCCGCGTACATGACCGGTTTTCTGGTCAACGCGGCCGGTCAGCTGGGAATCCTTACCGACTCCCCGCAAAGCGCGCTCGACGTCAACGGCGCGGCCACGGTTCGCGGGGACAACGGCCTGACCGCGTCTCGGTTTCGTGGCCGTGAGACGGTTTCGGGGCCCCCAACCAGCGGCACCTGGGTCACCAACGACCTCGTGCTCGACAGCCAACAAAGTCTCTGGCTGTGCACCAACGGCGGCACCCCGGGAACCTGGGTCTCGGGAGCGTCTCAGCGTCGCATCCAGGCCCCGACCCCGGTGCTCAACCGCGGCCGCGCCACGGTCATCACCACCTACGCGGCCGGCCACGGCTGGACCGCCAACGGGTTCGCCAGCAGCAACGTCAACGACACTTCCGGCGGTCGCCTGTCCGGCCAGATGCTCACCGGCACCACCACCGGCAACATCGGCGCGTTCCCTACCTTCACCAAGACCGGCGCCTCGGCCGTCAACCTCACCGGCAACTGCCTTCGCGTCTGGATCATGGTCGACGTCCCGACCAATGTGGACGCGATCACGTTGCGCGTGGCCGGCACCGGTGGCATCGCGGGCAATAACTACCTGTCCTGGACCGCCCTGGCCGCCTCCGGGGGCACGTACCGCACTAACGGTGTGATGATCCCGCCCAACACGTGGACCGAGCTCTCGTTCTCGCTCGGCAGCGCGTTCACGGTCGGCAGCCCGGCCACCACGGCGATCACCGAGTACCGGTGGATCTGCCAGGACCTCGGCACGGCGTTCACCGCTCACTTCGGTGGCATCGAGATGTTCCCGGCCACGACCAGCCGGTTCCCCAACGGCGTCGTGTGCATCGGCTTCGACGACTGCTACGCCGGCCAGTACAACCTGGCCATGAACCTCATGTCGAGCTTCGGCTACCCGGCCACGATCTTCCCGATCATCGACCAGATCGGCGCCGGCGGCAGCTTTACCCTGACCCAGCTCCAGCAGATGGTCAATATCGGGTGGGAGGTCGCGCCTCACGCGTCCACCCTGGCCAACCACACGAGCTGGAACACCCTCACCCAGGCTCAGATCGCGGCCGACGTCAACGCCTCCCAGCAATGGATCGCTAGCCAAGGGTTCGGTCTCAGCGGGGCGTTCGCCTACCCGCTCGGCGGGTTCAACGGCGGCATCTCGGCCACGGTCGCACCCCTGTGCTCGATCGCGCGCACCATCGACTCCACCATGTACACCGAATCCTCCCCGGTGGGCAACGTCCTGCAGGTGAGGTCGGCCGCTGGCGTGGGAGGTACCGGTGGCATCGGCATCTCGACATACACGACCGCCGGCACCGGCGTGTTCGCCCTGGCCAAGGCCGCCGGCGCGCTCGTGTTCATCACGATCCACGACGTCTCGTCAGGAACGTCCGGGAACATCAACCAGATCAGCATCGCGGACCTGACGACCCTCGTCACGGCGATCAACACCCAGGGCCTGGCCTGTACCACGTTCGGTGAGGTGCTCAAGTACGCCGCGCTCGGGACGTGAGCTGTTTACATCTATGTCGTGATGTGATATGGTTGCCTCTCCTGGAAGACGGAACCGGAAGAGAGTGACATGACCGACAACGCTCACGACCTCAACGTCACGCTGAACCTCGACAACGAGGAGATCGCGCAGCTCATCTGCGACAACGTCCACGACCAAAACGACCTCATCGCGATCATCATGAGGATCGACCAGCTCGTGGAGGACTGGGACTTCACCCTGACCCTGGCCGCCAACTTCGAGAAGCTGCGACTCGAGTTCCTCGAGGAGTTCCCGGAGAGCGACGAGGACGAGGCTACGGTACGGGGCCTGGTGGATGAGGCCGTGAGTGATGCGTGACGCGCTACCGTTCCTCGCCGTCATCGGCTCGTTTCTCGTCGTCGGCGCGCTCGTGATCGTCCTGGTCGCACACCCGGGATCCCTGGGACCCGTTGGCCCCCACGGTGGGATCGGTCCCGAAGTCGTCGTCACCTCTCCCTGATCGAAAGGCAGTAGTGGGCAAGCACTTCTGGAACAGTCGTGAGTCGGACGCGAACAAGAAGCGCGCCGAGCAGCTCAAGAAGAACAAGGAGGCCAACGGGAAAAGCGTCCCGGAGCATCCCCGGAAAAAGTTCCACTGGTTCAAGAAATCTCATTGATCAACTGTGGTATGATCCATACGTGAACCCGAACCAGGAACCGGAAGAAGAGACCGTGAACCACAACTACGACGAGGATCCCTGGTACAACGGCGACCTGCTCGAGGAACCGCTCGCCACACCGTCTCGTTTCGATAACGAGCCCCTCTACAAGACGTTGACGGGCTGGTTCGTCGCGATCGGTACCGGGATCCTCGTGGTCGTCGTCCTGCTGATGGCGATCGCGGTAGGAAGGGACCTGCTGTGATCGCGCTTACGAAAGTCGAGAACCGCTTGAGTTCTCTCGTGTCCTGGTGGTTCCTGAAGGCCTACCTGAGAGTGATCAGCGGCAAGACGCGCGGCTGGGACCGCCTGATCTACCGGCTCGACCGCGACGAGAAGAGGCAGTATCGGGTCTGGCTGCAAGTGATCCGCGGGCAGTCAATGGTGAAGCACCTGGCCGCGACGAGCCGGTCTCCTGGCCAGCTGCTCACCGTCATCAACGCCGTGCTCACGACACACCTGCCGTCCAGCTGAGCCACGAACGACAGAGCCCCGACCTCACGGTCGGGGCTCTTCGTGCACCCGGTATTAAGTTGATGACTTTCGGACGGTCATACCATACCGACCGCGGTACCGGCTCGTCCTCAGGTTTTCAGCAGCCTCTTCATCCGTCGGGTCGCGTCCCAGCGAGTCAGGTGGTAGCTCAGCGGTCGCCACGGGAGGTACCCGGCGTTGTCGGTCTTGGCCAGCTCCCAGCGGAACAGCCGACCCCGGACCCGGAAGACGCCGTACGTCGGTTGCGGTTCCATCACTCAACGACCGGAACGGCGATGTAGCTGACGTACGTCCCGTCGTCGGTCCGGACCGTGGCGTGACGGGTCCCGTGGCTCGACCACGCTAGCTTCTCCGCCTCCGGTCGCAGCTTGAAGTGGTCTTGGATGGCCTGCTTCTCGGCCTCCCAGCGAAACGCGGTCGCTTGACCGATGACGGTCAGGTCGGACGGGAGATCGTCTCCCACGGTGGTCACCCTCAGGGTCACCCACGCCTTGGCTCCCTTACCGATGGGCACGGTTGGCTCCTTTCCTACGCGCGAGCGCACGCAATGAGATGACCATACCAGTTCAACCGGGTGACGTAAACGACTGTACACGGCGTCTCCCGGCGTGGTATTGTTCATACCATCAGGTCGCACGGAGACAGTTCCTCCGGGGGATCCTGGGATCGGGAACCAAGAGCGGTCCCCGTCCGGTGCGAGGCACCGCCGCTACTTCTTCACAAAAAGTCTACGCGGCTACCGCCACCTTTGACCTCGGACGGGTTCGCTGGTACCTTGATAACTACAGACTTCTCTCCGGTGCGACGTCGGTCGTTCCTTCTCTTGCCAGCGGGGTCACTCCCGCAACGGGGACCTAAGAGACCCCACCGACCGGCAGCGAGACCTCGGAGAGAGCACTACTTCTCTCTGGTGCGCTGCTCGGCCGTTACTTCTGCAAAGAAATCTGAGTTCGAATCTCAGTGACCGGCTAGCCCCGGTCATTAGCCCAAACTGGTATGGGCATCTCGGCTGACAACCCTGATCTCAGAGAGACAGATCTTCTCTTCGGTGCGACGTGATCACATACTTCGCTGACCAAAAGATCTACCCCAGCGGGAGAGGTTCGACTCCTCTTCAGATCCACAGGCGGACGGCCGCCGCGTGATTGCAGCGAGACCTCGAAGAGATCTAAGCGTTCTTCTCGGTGCGTAGCTACGAGATACTTCATGAGGAACTGAGGGTTACGGGTTCGAGTCCCGGACTCCCGATCTAACGGGAGGTAGCTCAATTGGTAGAGCATCAGTATAGCAAGCCTCGTTGCGACCCTGATCTCGAGAAGAACACCCGCCCCTGTAGCTCAGCGGGAGAGCGGCTGTCTTACAAGCAGCTGGTCGGTGGTTCGAATCCATCTGGGGGCACGGATGCCTCGGTGCGCAGTTGAGACGTTCTTCGTCTGATAAACGAGTGGTCGTGGGTTCGAATCCCATCGTGGTCCGGGTACCGGATCGCGTAGCTCAACGGTAGAGCACTATGTCCGTCTTGACGACCTCGATCTCGAGGCATCCTCGGTAAGAGCGCCAACCCGGTGCGACGACCACGGCCGTTACTTCCTTGTGGTGGATTCCAACACGGTCAGGTCACTTAGATCTCGGGTTCTGCGCTCTTACGTGACGCGGGGTGTTGTAATCGGTAACCTGCCGGCCTCATAAGCCGGGCGTTCCGGGTTCGAATCCCGGCCCCGCTACCGCGTAAGAGCACGGAACTCGGAAGACGGAAGAGAGGAACGAGATGGCGGGATTCAACCGCGGCACGGTCAAGGCGACGGGGCGCGGGCCCCTCGCGACCGCGCCGACCCCGACGGGAACCACCCACGAGGGCGGCCCGGGCTACCAGCGCGACGCGAAGAGCGAGCTCTTTCTGCGTGCGACCACAATGTTCGTGGGCGAGAAGGCCTTCTACGAGTCCGCGAACGAGGGGGCGAACCGGCTGCGGGTCCTCGTGGCCGAGATCGTGAAGACCGACGAGGGCTGGGAGTGGCTGAAGGGCTTCCTGCCCTGGCTGCGGTCCGAGGCCAACATCCGCACCGCGGGCATCCTGCTCTCGGTGGAGGCGGTGCACGCCCGGCTGGCCTACGGCCTGCACGGGAACGGTAACCGGGAGCTCATCTCGCGGGTCCTGCAGCGCGCCGATGAGCCGGGTGAGGTCCTGGCTTACTGGACGTCCCGGTACGGCAAGGCGATCCCGAAGCCGATCAAGCGAGGCGTCGCCGACGCAGCCACGCGGCTCTACTCGGAGCGCGGTTTCCTGCGATACGACAGCGACGCCAAGTCCTTCCGGTTCGGGGACGTTCTGGAACTGACCCACCCGGAGACCGACAAGGTGTGGCAGAAGGACCTGTTCAGCTGGGCGATCACGTCCCGGCAGGAGCGAGAGGGTGCCGAGCCGGCCGAGACGCTCGAGGCCGTTCGCCTGCGACGTGAACTGTCCCGACTTCCCGCCGAGCGCCGGCACGAGATCGCTCGCGGGGCCCTGGCTGGGGAAGGAACCGCTCGGAACGACATCGAGCGCGCCGCGGCCGGCCAGTGGGAGTGGGTCATCAGCTGGCTGGGGGACAAGCCCACTAGCGGCAAGGGCCTCACCAAGGCCGAGCAGTGGCAGCTCATCCTGCCGTCCCTCGGCTACATGGCCCTGATCCGCAACCTGCGGAACCTGGACCAGGCCGAGCTGGACGACGTGACCGCGGGCGGCCTCGCGACCCGGATCGCGAACCCGGAGCACGTCGCCACGTCGCGGCAGCTTCCGTTCCGGTTCTACTCGGCGTACAAGGAAGCCCCGTCCCTGCGGTGGAGCCACGCCCTGGACCGGGCCATGAGCCTGTCCCTGCAGAACGTGCCCGAGCTCACGGGCCGGTCCCTGATCCTCATCGACACCTCGGGATCCATGGAGATACCGATGTCGAACCGGAGCGACCGGACCCGGGTGGAGGCCGCGGCGATCTTCGGCCTGGCATTGGCCCTGAAGAACCCGGAGAGCGTGGACGTATACGGCTTCGCGTCCGGAGAGTTCAAGGTCACCGGCGTGGACCGCGGCCTGAGCCTGCTCAAGGCCGTGGAGGCGTTCATCAGCCAGGTGGGCCGAGTCGGTCACGGCACGGACATCCACGGGGCGGTGCAGCGTCAGTTCGTGGCAGGTCGCCACGACCGCGTGTTCATCTTCACGGACATGCAGACCGTGGGGACTTCGGGGTACGGTTACCGGAACAACACCATCGCCGAGCTCGTCCCGGCGAGCGTCCCGGTGTACGGTTTCAATCTGGCCGGCTACCAGCACTCGGCGATGCCGGTCGGGGAGGGCAACCGCCACGAGCTCGGTGGTCTCGGTGACGGCACGTTCTCGTTGATCCCGCAGCTCGAGGCCGGGACCACCGCGCGGTGGCCGTGGGAGACCACCGACGAGTGATAGTGCCACTCGATGATCTGGCTGTTATAATCTCACCATGATGCCTGGTCAGCGGGTTCTTCGTGATCGCCTCAAGGTCGCCATCGACACCACGATGGTGATCTACGGGCGCCTCAACACGATCAAGGCGGAGAAGAGCACCGTCATCGGAGACGGGGCCAGCCACGGCAAGATCGATCACTCACAGCCGCCGTGGAACGCCCCCGTCGTCAACCTGATGTTCGACCTGCACGCGTGGTCTCGGGACACCGAGGCCACGCTGCGGCGTGTCCTGAACCTGTCCGACCTGCACCGGGGCGGCAGCGACGAGAACACGACCTGGGCGGTCAAGAGCCTCAGCAACCTGGCCGAGAGCGTGGAGGACCCGCGGGTCGCGGAGCTCGTGTCCTGGCTGGAGGGCTGGTCGAACCGGGCTCAGATCATTCTCGGAGAACGAGACAGCCCGCGGCGCCTGCCGCGCCAGCCCGCCGAGCCCGAGCCGTTCTGCCCCTACTGCACGTGTCACACGCTCCGGTTCTGGGCGAGCCGGGGCGTGGTGCGCTGCGTCAACCCGACGTGTCGAGACGGGGAGGGACTCCGGCCGGCCGCGATCATGGAGTACTCGGTGGTGGCCCTGGACTGGGTCCTCGCCTGGAAAGACGGCACGGTGGGACTTCCGACCGCGTCGGTGCTGAAACGAGAGGTTGCCTGAGATGAGCGATGCCCCCGTCGGCTCCGAGTCACCCGCACGCGGCGTCACCGCCCCTCGCCGTGGCTGGTCATCCGGGAACCTTCCCGTCATCTCTACGGACGACCCCAACTACTGGTCGGTCGCGGACGCCAGCAGCCTGCTCGGGCCTCCCGACCTGAACGAGAACCAGGTTCGCCAGCTCGTGCGCCTGGCCGGTCTCGAGCCGGTGGGGAAGCGGTACGCCGGTAGCCGGCGTCGTCACGTGCGCGTGTACCCCGCGACGGCGTTCATCCAGGCGTTCGAGAAGATCGCGACGATCATCGCGACCTGACCGTGATATGAACCTGTTACTTTTTTCGCTCTAGGGGTTTACAAGTGCCGGGCGCCTGGTTAGGTTCAGAGCATGCGCTCAACCGGGTGTTGGCAGACCTCATTGGGACGAGATATACTATGTCCTAGGGAGCTCGTGTCTTCAGACCCTGGTTGGGCGCCATCAGCGCCCGTGCCGGTACGCTCCTTTACCCCGATCAACGGCCCCTTCCTGGCCCACGCGACCGGCACCGTCACCTCGATCCTCGCGCCAACCGGCGCGGTCGGTGACACGGCGGACCTAGCCCATCACCGGGCGCGAAACCAGGAGCGTGTGAGACCATGCGATCTTCCCTTGGGAAGACCCTCGTCGGAACCGCGGTTGCAGTTACCCTCTCGATCGGCGTCGTCTCGGCTGGCAGCCTGACGACCGCTCTCGCCTCACCCAGCAGCACCCCCACCCCGATCACCGTCGCCGACGTCGCGACCGTTTACCCCGGCAGCGGGGAGACCATCAGCCAGGACATCGGCTGGCACCCCGAGATCCGCGTCAAGCCCACCGTTGTCACCGTCACCGGCGGAGACACGCTGACGAGGCTCGCCGTGACCTGGTGTGGGACCCCGAGCGACTGGCCGGGCCTGTTTGTCAAGAACCAGGGCACCATCGGAAGTGACCCGGACTCCCTGAAGATCGGGCAGAGCCTGACGATCAGCTGCGATCCCTCGATCGCGCCGCCGGCTCCAGCTCCCAAGCCGCGGCCGAAGCCGCAGGTCACTACCGTGGCGGCCGTCAAGCCGACTCACCACAGCGCGGGAACGACCCACGTCTCCACCGGGGGCAGCGGTTTCGAGGCGTGCGTCATCCGACGCGAATCCGGGGGCAACCCGCGAGCGGTCAACCCGTCCTCGGGAGCGGGAGGCCTCTACCAGTTCCTGCCGTCGACCTGGCACAGTCTCGGCTACTCGGGACTGCCGGAAGACGCCCCGGTCAGTGAGCAGCAGGCCGCCTTCGCCAAGGAGTACGCCAAGTCCGGAAGCTCGGCCTGGGGTCCCTACGACGGTTGCTGAAGTACTCGGAACGGAACCCGGTTGCCAGCCCACACGCCGGGTTCCGTCCCGTCCACCGAACCTGGACCCACCGTATGATAGAGGGGTACCGCACCGCTCTGACCGCTAAACCTCGTGGAGGTCACCGTGCCCGCGTATGACGACGACGCCACGTTCCTGATCCCCCTGCCCAACTCGCGGTCCGTCACGCGGAAGGGCCGGAGCCGGGACGCCGAGGCCGCTCGCCTCAAGGCCCTGGGCTGGACCCTCGACGAGATCTGCGATCACCTGGAGCTCGGTCCGGACACGACCCGCGCCGCGGCCGCCATCAAGCGCGGCCTGGCCTCCATCGTGCGGTTCGCGACCGACGAGCACCGGGAGATGGAGCTTCAGTCCTACGACGAGCTCGAGGCCGAGTGCTGGCGGTTGCTCCGGGTCAACCACGTCCTGGTCGATCGCGGCCAGGTCGTGCGGTCGGACACCGGGGAGCCCATCACCGATGACCGGTTCGTGCTCGAGACCGTCGACCGCATCCTGAAGATCAAGGAACGGCGGGCGCGGCTCCTCGGGATCGACGCCCCGTCCCGGTCCGAGGTCCTCAACATCGACTCGATCGACGCCGAGATCGCGAAGCTCGAGGCCGAGATCGAGAGCACTCGCGTCCCGCTGGCGGAGCAGTGACGACCGTCGAGAAGGCGATCCCGGCCGGGTTCCAGTACCGGCCCATCGACAAGTTCGTGGTCGAGGAGGTCTTCGTCGGCCGCGTCTACAAGCGGCTCACGCCCCGTGAGACCGACACGGTCCTTGACCTCGGCGCGCACGTCGGGGCCTTCACGACCTGGATCGCGCCGTACGTGGAGCGCGTCGTGGCCGTGGAGATGATCCCGGAGACCGCGCGGTACCTGCACCTCAACGTCGACGGGATCGCTCACGTCGAGGTTCTCGAGGGAGCGGTCACCGGAGAGCTGGGAACGGCCGTCACGGCGTACACCCGAGGCCACGGCAACCCGATGAGCGCGTTCTCGGGCCTGTCGGAGCGTCAGCCCCGCGCGGGAGACCACGCCTTCACGGTCCAGGCCCGGCCGCTGCCCTGGCTGCTGAACCAGTACAAGCCAGACATCATCAAGTTCGACATCGAGACCGCCGAGTACTCGGTGATCACCCCGAACGCGTTTCAGCTCGCGAACTGGGAGGTCCGGGAGCTCATCGGGGAGCTGCACGCCAGCACCGACCACACCGTCCGCCTGGCCCAGGAGCTGCACCACTCCCTCCAGGCCGTCGGCTACCGGCCGTCCGGCCCCGCCCCGCAGAAGCCCTCCGGGTGGGGCAAGGTCGTTCACTACCACCTGGACCTGTAGCCAGGGGCGATGGCCGAGTCGCTCTCGGAGATCAAGCTCGAGCGGCTCAAGCACCTCAGGGACCTGCGTGCCGAGCGTCACCGGATCGAGTCCGGTGACGCTCTCAAGCGTGACTGGCGCGACATCGCTCGGCCCGACCAGCTCCCGCCCGACGGAAACTGGTTCGTCTGGTTGATCCTGGCCGGCCGAGGCTGGGGCAAGTCCCGGACCGCGGCCGAGTTCGTCGCCGCCCGCGCCCGGAAATACCCCGGCTCCCGTCAGGCCCTCATCGGCAAGACCATCGGTGACACTCGTGACGTCATGGTCGAGGGCGAGTCCGGTCTGCTCAGCTGCATCAAGGCCAGTGAGCTCCGCGGCGGTAGCGTCGACTCGGGCTGGAACCGGTCACTGGGGGAGCTGTACCTGGCCAACGGCAGCCGGTTCGACACCTACGCCAGTGAGAAGCCCTGGCGGCTTCGTGGCCCCCAGTTCCACGGGGCCTGGGCGGACGAGTCCTGCTTCTGGGTGGACGCCCACAAGGGGACCATGGCGGACACGACCTGGTCCAACCTCACCATCGCCTGCCGCCTCCCGCGGCGCCCGAACTGGCCGGACGACTTCAAGGTCCAGGTGGTCGTCGCCACCACCCCGCGCCCGGTCGCGCTCCTGCGCGTCAGTGACCCGAACATGATGGCCCCCGGCCTGATGCAGCGTGAGAGCACCATCATCACCCGGGGTCGCACGGTCGACAACCTCGCGAACCTCAGCGAGTCTTACAAGGCCAACGTCGTCGCCCCGCTTCTCGGCACCCAGCTCGGTCGACAAGAGCTTGACGCCGAGATCCTCGAGAACCGGGAAGGCGCGCTGTGGAAGCGCGACTGGATCGACGAGACCCGGCAGGAACCCGTGCCCGCCCCCGACTTCGTTCGCGTCGTCGTTGGCGTCGATCCGGCCGTCACGTCCGGGGAGGCCAGTGACCTCACCGGCATCGTCGTCGCCGGTGCCGACCGCAACGGCCAGGGCTACATCCTCGCCGACTACACCATGCGCGGCACCCCGATGGAGTGCATGAACAAGGTCGTCTGGGCGTTCAACGAGCACAAGGCCGACCGTGTCGTCGCCGAGGTCAACAACGGCGGTGACTACATCGGCACCCTGCTCCACACCGTCGACCCCGACATCCCGTACCGGCCGGTCCACGCCAGCCGCGGCAAGGCCATCCGCGCCGAGCCGATCTCGTCCATGTATGAGCAGAAGCGGTTCCACCACCTCGGGTTCTTCCCACAGCTCGAGGACGAGCTCGTGACCTGGGCCCCGATCGACCCGGAGTCACCGAACCGTCTCGACGCCCTGGTCTGGGCGTGCACCGACCTCAAGGACCTCATCTCGGGCTCCTGGCTGGACGCCTACGGCATCATCAAGTGCGGCCACTGCCACAAGCCGTTCATGAACAAGAACAACGGGGTCCTCCGGGACCGCTGCCCGCACTGCAGCCACCCCATCCCCCAGCAGGAGGTCGCGTGACCGGACCGAGCTTCCACGCCGGTGGGCCGGTCAACCCGCTCGACTCCGTGGCCCGCAACGTCGCTCACGGCGCGCAGCACCTCATCCAAGGGCTGCAGCCCAAGCCCCCGGTCCCGGCTCTTCCCCTGACCGCGGAGGAGAAGAAAGAGGCTGAGGACGCGATCCGGGCCGGCGCGGTCTGCCTGTTCTGCGCCAGCATCCACCCGGGGGCCAGCAGCCCGGCCTGCCCTCGCCTGGCCTCCGGCAAGCTCAACGGGGACGGCACGGTCGTCGAGTTCACGTTCTGGAAGGACGGGGAGTGGGACACCAGTCGCCTCGTCCCGATTGAGGACCTCGACGAGACCGCGGCCGACGAGCTCGACCCGAGAGAGAACCCGTGACCGAACGCGAGCAGGACCTCATTCGCCTGCGCCTCATCGACTCGGCCCTGCAACGCGGGATCACCTGGCACGAGATCGCCAAGAGCACCGGCTACCCCGACGGTAAGACCGCCAAGAACGCGACCAAGAAGCTCGCCCGGAAGTACGAGAGAATCCTGCGCCGCGAGGCCGAGACCGTAGAGGGGACGTGAGGCGTGGCCAGTCGCAGGGCAATCATCCGGGCCGCCAAGGCCTCGGCCCCGTCCGGGCGTCCCACCCTGGGACCGCAGGGAGCGCAGCCGTACTTCGGTGCGGTTTCCCCGGTCGCCATGCAGAACCAGGTCGACAACGGCTACGCCTACACGTACGGCAGCTTTCTTCCCCGGCCTCCCGAGACCTTCACTCAGGGCGCGTTCGGCCCGTTCAGCCCGATCCTGCCGGTCCCGGTCGACACCCCGACCGAGTCCGGTCGCGCCGAGCCGCGTCGCGAGCAGTACGAGGTCGGCTGGGACCTTCCGGTCGGGGAGCCCGGCACCGAGGGCATCAAGCTGGCCACGTTCCCGACCTTGCGGACCCTGGCCGACCTGTACTCGGTCGCTCGGGCCTGCATTCAGACCCGTAAATCGGAGGTCCGCGGCCTCGAGTGGGACATCATGCCCACCGCCGACGCCGCGAAGGCCAACAAGGGCAACGAGAAGTGGTTCCGGGACTTCGGCCAGCGCCGCGCCCAGGCCATGAAGTTCTTCCGCCGCCCCGACCCCGACTACTTCTCGTGGAACACGTTCATCGACGCGTTCCTCGAGGAGATCTTCGTCTTCGACGCGCTCTCTCTGTACCTACGCCCCAAGCGCGGCAAGGGGATGCGGAAGGGTCTCCTGGGCAGTGACCTGGACTCCCTGGAGCTGCTCAGTGGCCCGACCATCCGACCGCTGTACGGCATTCACGGTGAGTTCCCGCGGCCCCCGGCTCCGGCCTACCAGCAGTACCTGTACGGTGTGCCCCGGTCCGACTTCATGCGCATGGTCACCCAGGCCGACATCGAGGACGCCGGCCTGGCCGGCAGTGCCTGGGGCCAGTTCCGCGGGGACCAGCTCCTGTACCTGCCGATGAACCCGCGCCGGTGGACCCCGTACGGTTTCCCGCCCATCGAGCGCGCCCTGATCCCGGTCATGTCCGGCCTGCAGAAGCAGGGATACGCCCTGGACTTCTTCCGGGAGGGCACGGTCCCGGCCGTGTATGTCTCGCCCGGGGACCAGTCCATGACCCCGAACCAGATCCGGGAGCTCCAGGACGCCCTGAACGCGTTCGCCGGGGACCCGGCGTTCCACCACAAGATCATCGTGTTGCCCGCCGGCTCCAAGACCATGCCGCAGCGCGACGCGCAGCTCGCCGACCAGTTCGACGAGGTCGTCATGAACCAGGTGTGCATGGCGTTCGACGTCATGCCCATGGAGCTCGGCATCTCGCCCAAGGTCAGCACCACGATGTCCCCGGGCGCGTCGAACCAGATGGCCAAGATGACCGCGAGCACCGCGGAACGGAAGAGCACCAAGCCTCTCCTGGCCTACATCTGCGACATCATGAACCAGATCCTGCAGAACGTGGCCGGTCAGGACGACATGGAGTTCGTCTTCGAGGGCCTCGAGGAGGAAGAGGACCAGGAGCAGCTCACCCAACTTCTCACCCAGCAGATCACCAACGGCATCCGCAGCATCGACGAGGCCCGGGACGAGCTCAACCTGCAGCCCTGGGGCCTGCCCGAGACCAGCGGCCCCGTCTACCTCAGCCCGACCGGCCCGATCCCGTTCGGGTCCGTTCCGCTCACGCAGGCCCCGGCTCCCGGCGAGCCGGGGTCACCCGGCAACCCGGCACCCGCCGCCCCGAAGCCCGGAGAGGCCCCGGTCGCCGGCGGTTCCGGAGAGGACGGGGAGGGACCGGCCGCGCCTCCCGGCAAGCCGAAGCCTCAGCCCACCCCGAGCGGCGGGGACGGCAAGAACTCGCCCGGTCACGCCGCGGCCGAGGCCGCCGACAGCCAGGAGGGTCGTCAGGCCAGCCGGGCGGGCATGGCCAGCGGCGTCAAACGAGGTGAGGCCTCCGAGAAACCGAGCGAGAAGCCCGCCAACGCCCCCGACAAGAAGTCCACCACCTCGTCGACCAAGTTCGTCGTCCCGGCCGGGCTCGAGAAGGCCGTCGACAATGAGCTCGAGGCGCTCAGCCGGCACCTGCGCAAGGGCCGTCAAATCAGCACGTGGGCCCCAAAGAACGTGCCTCAGGTGACCCTGGCCTGCATCAGTCAGCACCTGGCCAAGGGCCTTGGGGTTGACGCGGCCGTCGCGATCGCCAAGACCACGACCCTGGCGCCGCCGGCCGCTCCCCCGCAGCCGGCTCAGGCCCAGACCGTGCCGCCTCCCCCGCCGACCACCGGCGCGAACTGGGCGGGCTGGGTCAAGGACGCCGCCCTGGCCGACCTCTACGCGCACCTCATCACCGGCGCGTTCCACAAGAGCTTCCACGACGTGGCCGCCCTCGGGGCCGGGGTCCTGAACGGCAGCGTGGCGGTCACTCACCAGGTCCTCAAGGGCCTCCTTCACTCCTCGATCGGCAAGCACGTCGGGCCGGTCCTGCAGGACCTGTGGCACGAGGCGTGGTACCTCGGTGACCGTGCCGGCCAGGCCGCGGTCACCAAGTCCCCGGTCGACTGGGGCCACTGGCAGCTCGGCAAGCCCGGCACGGCCCCGCTCGGGGAGACCGCTCACGTCTTCGAGAAGACCGTGCTCGGTCCGGGCCTCGAGGTCGCCAACGGGATCGCCGACACGCGACTCGAGCAGGTCGCGCAGGCCATGCGAGACAGCGACACGCCCGAGGCCCTCAGCCAGAAGCTCAGTGACCTGCTCGACGTTACCAACCGCGCCCTGATGATCGCGCAGACCGAGACCACGCGCCTCTCCTCGTTCGCGGCCATGAACCGGTACGGCATCGCCGGGGTCATGAAGATCGAGTGGAACGTGGAGCCCGGTGCCTGCGCGGTCTGCCGTGGCAACGCTGCCCAGGACCCGATCCCGGTCGGGGACGTGTTCAAGTCCGGGGCCGCGGCTCCCCCTCAGCATCCTCGTTGTAGATGTTCCATAGAACCCATGGCCTTCGCCGGCGACCTCACCAAGAGCACCGCCCTGGCCGAGCGCCGCGTCGCGATCAACGGCCAGGAGGGCTGGTACGACCCGTACAACGCGGCCGGCGGCGGTGGGCAGTCCCCGGTTCGGCACTGGGGTGACGGCACCCAGGCCCCCGACGGGGTCCCGGTCACCGGCGGCGTCCCGGGCAACAGCGCCGGCGGGGACTACCCGCGCTGGGACACCCCGGTCGCGAACGGCTACCAGGGCGGGCTCAACGACCTCAGCGACCCGCGAAACCCGGCCCAGGGGCACGTCAGCGGCAACGACGCCAGCCAGCCCTACGGGGTCTCTCACCAGACCGACGTGAACGCCCGATCCGCCGTCGGGGTCAACGCCCCGGCCGCGGACCGCTGGCCGTCCGGCCAAACCCAGACCGACCAGCCGCCCGGGGTCGTCAACGCACGCCCCGGAGAGGACCCGATCCGCGGGTCGTGGGGCACCACGCAGAAGGCCACCGGGATCGTCGCCGCCGGGATCGCGGTCCTCGCCGAGAACACCGGCCGGGTCCTCATGCTGCAGCGAGCGATGGGAGACGACGACCCGGCAGCTGGTTACTGGGAGTTCCCGGGAGGCTGCCTCGAGCCCGGTGAGAACGCGCTGCAGGCGGCCAAGCGCGAGTGGCAGGAGGAAGTCGGGGTCCACCTCCCGGCCGGTACCGTCACCAACCGCTGGGACGCGTCCAACGGCAAGTACGTGGGATTCGTCTACACGGTCCCGGACGAGAACGGGATCCCGCTGTTCGAGGGCCGGCGGGACGTGCCGAACCCGGACGACCCGGACCGGGACGCCGTGGAGGCCGTTGCCTGGTGGGACCCGAGCCACCTGGCCGGGAACCCGGCCATCCGGCCCGAGCTGAAGAGCGACCTCGACGACGTGCTCGACGCGCTCGGTCAGGTCACGAAGGCCGCCACAGGCTACCTCGACGGCCCGACCGCGACCCCGGCCGAGGTCCGGGAGGTCATGGCCAAGAACTTCCCGCCGGAGGCCCTCACCTGGCTGGCCGACGCGACGTGGCACGGCCCGATGCCGGTCCCCCTGGCCGACATCGACTTCAGCAACGAGAAGACCTGGGCGGCCCACCACCAGGTCGCGCACGACGATGAGTTCGTGCAGCGGCTCCGGGATGGGGAGAAGCTCAACCCGATCATCCTCATCGACACGCCCAAGCAGCACGACTTCATGATCGTGGACGGCCACCACCGGGCCCTGGCCTACCGCAAGCTCGGTGAGAGCCCGATCGCGTACGTCGGCACGACCACCTCCCCGACCGGGCCGTGGGACGAGACCCACTCGTACCAGCTCAGCCAGGGAGCCAAGGAAGCCAACAAGGCCGCGACCGCCGACACGGTGAAGATCGGTCCCGAGGGCTACGTCCACGGGTGGATCAAGGTGGGAGTGGGAGTCGACTCAACTCACCTCTCCGTGAAGAAGAATGGCGACGTCGTTCACAAGCCCACCGGCGAGGTCTTGGGTCACGTCGAGAGGCACGAAGACAGCCCTCGCAAGGGAACCACCACCTTCATCACGCACCACGCCGACGGGACCAAGACGTACGACGGGATCTATAAGCGAGAGGCCCTGGCCTCGGTCGCGCAGCACCACAACCAGACGGTCCACGCCACGGCCTTGCCGAAGACCGAGGTGGAGCCGCACCCGGCCGTAGACCTGACGCCTCAGCCCCTGAGTGAGGTCACGTCATCGTCCCCGGTGGGAAGCGCTCAGTGGCGAGCTGACCAGTTGATGACTCAGATCATCAAGGAGGGACCAGCTCACCCTCAGACACCACTCAAGGCCATCACGGCCATGCCGCAGGTGGGCAACGACGACAAGGTCCGCGCTGGCTACAAGCTCGCTGAGCACACGATCAAGGTCCGTAACGACGTCATCCACGGCAAGAACAAGCGCACCAACCTGCCCGGGTGGAACACGCCGACGGGAACCGCGTCCTCGGAGCACGCGACCCTGACCCACGAGTACGGTCACCACCTGATGTACGCGATGAGCGAGGACCAGTACCAGGACATGCTGAAAGACCTGAACCAGACGATGGGAACGCACCTCAGCGGTACCCGGTTCGGGTCGGTGCCGATCTCACCTCAGGACAAGGCCCGGATCGTGAACCGCGTTGGCACGTACGCGTCCGCCAACAACAAGGAGCTTATCGCCGAGCTCTACGCGGAACACCAGCTCTCCCCGAACCCGCGTCCCGCGGCGCAGGTCGTCGGCAAGCACCTCTTCGCGGCTCACGGAGGCGCTCAGTGACGACGAAGCAGGCCACGGCGAACCACCTCTCCAAGCTGATCGTTGAGCTGCGAGGTGAACCTCAGACGAACGAGGTCCGCTCAGCTCTCGACAAGCTGAAGAGCCAGTTCTCCCAGCTGAAGAACCTGCCGGTGACCAAGTCCGCCGAGACCCCTGAGCTCGCTAGCACCCACCGCCCGCTCGGCACCCACGGTCTCTGGGGCGACCGGGACGCGCAGCTCCCGGCCTACATCCAGAACATCGCCCACGCGATGATCAAGGACGGGCACGACGAGTCGTCCGCGATCGCCCTGGCGATCGGGGCCGTGAAGCGCTGGGCCGCCGGTGAGGGCAAGGTCACTCCCGAGGTGCAGGCCGCGGCGACCGCCGCCCTGGCCGAGTGGGAGAAGCTCAAGGCAGAGCACAACAAGACGAAGGCCGTCGACACGGACTTCATCAAAGTAGGACCTCACGGTTACGTTCACGGCTGGGTCAAGGTCGGTACCACGGAGCCAACCATCCCGCACGATACGGCGGTTGAGGTATCACGTGCTCTCAACGGCCAGGGATCCATGCCTCGCAGCAAGATGGCTACGAGTGTCAAGCTAGGCGTGAAGGAATGGACTCGAGGAGGCACATCACAGAAGTCTCTATTTCCACAAGATCTCGCTAACTTTCACGCAGTTGTCAGTCACGCTTCCGCTAATGCACCAAAACTGTATCGTGGTGTTCACGCGTTTGAAGGAAATAAGAACTGGCCAGCGAGTGATCCAGCGAAGCTTGAGAAGGTGAGGCATCTCGCAGCCTCTAAACCTGGTGACATTATTACAAACAACAGGCCTTCTTCTTGGTCTGAAGATGAGAAGGTAGCGCACGATTTCTCGGCTGTTGATCGTCAAATCAGCAGCGTTTCTCCAAACAATGTCGCAGTTCAGCTAGAACTCGATTCTGGTGCACGAGCGGTGAATATCCAAAAGCATGCACGCTCTGACATGAAATACCAAAAGGAATGGGTCTCGCCACCTTCAAGTTACCAGGTCACCGCTGTAGAGCCTCATCCCACCATAACCGGTCTTACCGTACTTCACGTTAGGGAGGTGAATGAGTGATCGCGGTAATTGATCTTAGTGATCTGCTAGGAAACTGGAATGAGCATCTCGATGAGCCTGGCTTCGACGTCGGTTCGCTAGGTGAGTTGACGATCAAATTCGAGGTACCTGACGTCGTCAAGGACTCTTTCGAGGGTCACCACATCGCCGGCACCCCGGACACGTACAAGCACGGCTGGATCAAGATCGGCGTCGGCGTCGACTCCTCGCACCTGAGCCTCAAGAAGAACGGCGACGTGGTTCATAAGCCGACCGGGACCGTGATCGGGCACGTCGACAAGAAGACCGACTTCCCGACCAAGGGCACGAGCACCTTCGTCACGTCCCACGCCAACGGCAAGCAGGTCTACAACGGCGTCTACAAGAAGGACGCCATGGCGGCCGTGGCCCGGTACCACAACCACGCCGCGTCGACCGACGCTCACGCTGCCGAGATCGCACCGACGACTACCGGTCACACGACCCCCGAAGCCGGTATGAACGGGTCGTACTTGCACACAACGAGTGCAGCTAATGCCACGAAAATCCAGTCCGAGGGATTCAGTCACGGCGAGGGCTACGGGGGTAGCATCGCACACGGCACATACCTATCTGTTGATAAGCCAACCGCGGAGTACTACCACGCGCAGATGGGTCCCAACGCGCAGACGCTTTCGGTGACGGTCTCCGGCCTGAAGAACACCGCACATGTATCGTTCGACACGGACAAGTTCCAGATCCCGACGGTGTCGGCCGTCGCCCACCAACTCAACCTGCACGACTCATTTGAGAAGAACAAACTTACTTTGAAAGGAACGGTACCGAATACGTCTCTAAACGCTCATGCGTTGACTAAGACGTTGCAGGATGCCGGATACGACAGCCTACATATTCATAACCACAACGCTTCCGGAAAGGTGACAAGCGTTGGTGGTAATGAGTTGGTGGTTTTTGACCCACATCATCTTTCTGTGTCTAAGGCTCCCGGTCACAAGCCCACGCTGAATGATCTTCCCGAGGGGAGTGTCCCGATCATGTCCGGGACCCACGTGACCGGCTACAAGGACCCGGCCGGGAACTGGTACGACGACAAGGGCAACCTCACGGTTACGGCACCGAAGAAGCCCGGGGCCCCGAACACGACCACACCGAGCTCCAACCCCATCTCGGGAACCACCGTCCCGAAGGCTCTCGCCGGGGAAGACGCGTACCAGCACGCCAAGGCGAGTCAGGGCTACCTGAACCCGACGCAGATGAATGCCCTGGCCAAATACGGCCAGCCCGAGGGCTACAAGACCGTGAACCCGTTCCTGAACAAGGACGGCATGGTCTACAACTCCAACATTCAGAAGTATCTGCCGGCGACCGAGGCTCAGACCAAGAGCGCCCAGACGATGATCAAGCATCTCGACGCGGCGTTCGCGACCAGCAAACCCACCACGCAAGACATGATCGTGCATCGTCGGATCGGGGACGGCGATCTTCTTCTCGGTCCTCCCGGTTCCCACGTGGGCAAGGTCTTCCACAACAAGGCCTACGTCTCCACGACGACCGCGACCGGCGGGATCCCTGGCAACGGCTACGGGTATGAGAACAAGAAGACCCTGCTGGACATTCAGGTCCCGACGGGAAGCAAGGTTCTCATGGGCCAGGCAGCCGAGAAAGAGGTCATCCTCCCCCGGGGCGCCAAGTTCACGGTCGTGCACGACGAGGTGGAGCCCGACGGGACCCGCCACGTCAAGCTGCTCTACCATCCGGAAGACACCCCGTCGGCCGCGGTCCCGAAGACCAAGCCGGTCGCGAAGCCCGAGGTGACCCCGGCTCACGTTCCCGCGGCCGTGGCCCCGGTTCCCGGAGGCGGTGGCAAACCCGAGGGCACCATGAGCCTCAAGAAGAACGGGGAGCTCAAGGGGTACTACCACCTCGAGAACCACACGGTCTACGACGTCAACGGCAACCCCATCGGCACGAGCCTCAGCAAGATCGGGGCCTTGCACCTCGCGAGCGGAAAGCACGAGACGGCCGCGGAGCTCGGTGCTCACGCCACCGTCACCGCCCCGGACGTCCCGGTACCGGCCGCATCCAGCGAGGACAACGAGGCCCTGGCCAAGCAGCTCAGTGACCACGCCATCGCCATGGAAGACACCATGGAGGAGTCACCGGATCTCAACAGCGCGGTGCATCACATGGTTCAGGCCGCGGGATCGATCAGCAGCGGGAAGAAGAACCAGGCTCTCTCCTACCTGTCGGCGGCCAAGAAAGATCTTTACTACCACGGCCAGGCGGAACCGGGTGACGCCGACTCGGTCAGCAGCTACCAGCATCACATCAGTCAGATCGAGAACAAGCTTAACAACACTGAAGTCCCGTCACCGGCCGTACCTGACGTGGACCACGAACTAGTCAAGAAGATCGAAGACCATGCTGAGGCCATGGACGGCAACCTGCATGACTCTACGTACCTTCCCCTGGCCGTCTTGAACACCAAGAAGGCCGCGGATCATTTGAAGAAGGGTAACAAGAAGGGCGCCGTCAATCATCTCGACCTAGCGTCCGTTCAGCTCAGCTCTCACGCGAAGGTTGAGCCAGACGACGCCGAGGGAGTAGCTCAGTTCCAGCAGCACTTTGAGCAGTTCAAAAACAAGATCAACGGTGATAGCTCCCCGTTGATTCCCGCTTCGGTGCACATCCCGGCCGGATCGATGATCGACTCCACCGACCTGTCGATGAAGACCAACGGCTACATCGTTCACAAGCAGTCCAAGAAGGTCATCGGGCACGTCGAGAAGCAGAAAGACTTCCCCTCCAAGGGAACGACCACGTTCACGGTCACCCACAACGACGGCACCAAGGTCTACACCGGCCCGTACAAGGGGAAGTCCCTGGCCGCTCTGGCTCAGCACCACAACACGCAGGGCAGCACGGCCTTCGACCCGTCCAACATGATCACGTACCACGACGTCGACACGAAGAAGCCAATCGGTCACTGGGACAACGCGACCAACGACGTCTACGACACGTCAGGCAACAAGATCGGGAACACCTCAATTCCTAAGAAGGCCAAGGAGTTGATGGAGGCGAGCGTCAACAAGCCGGCCGGTCCACCGGCCGGGGCTGAGCCCGTCCTGGACAAGTACGGGACGGGTGACGTCATCGGGTACCACCACCCCCAGACGGGTCAGGTCACGAACCCGCAGGGCTACGTCGTGGGGTACGCGGGTGACAAGAAGACCGCGGCTAAGCAGCTTCTCAACGCTCAAGCCAAGGCCAAGGCTCCCAGCGTCAAGCCCGCCTCTAGTTCCGATACCGGGTACCACGGCAACATCAAGCTGCAGCCCGAGGAAGCCGCGGGAGTCAAGGGAGTCCGAGCCTCAATCGCTCACCCGGTCATCAGCTCGGCGGAAAAGAACGCGGCTCTCCTGTACAGCGGCTCCGACTACAAGGCGATGAACTGGTACGTCTCCAACGGGTACCAGTTCGGCAGCAAGTTCGACTACCACACGCAGCGTGAGAAAGACCTGATCAAGGATGCGGTTGACGACCTCGTACCGGCCATCAACCGGTCCGTCGTCAAGAAACCGTTCGCGGTCAACCGTCGCATTCCCGCTCACGCCGCGGTGGAGACGTTTGGCCAGGTCGGTTCTCGTGTTGGCAAGAGCTACAAGGAAAACCGGTTCGTGTCGACGACCGTTTCCGCACATGGTATCGGCTCATTCGGTGAGGCCGAGATCCACTACCACATGAAACCCGGTGCCAAGGCACTGGACCTGAACAACTACGACGCGAGCAAGCACCCCAACGAAAAAGAGATCTTGCTCGGTCCCGGACAGTCATTCAAGGTCATCAGCGACAAGATGCTCGGTAAAACTCGCGTCATCGAAGTGGAGTCTCAATGAGTCAACCAACTTCAGCCGCCGATCAGTCTCAGCGCGGTGAGAGCACTCTCGAGGACCGCATGGACCTCGATCCGGACGCCATCGAGTGGCTCGACGACGACGACGACGACGAGTGAGTCCCGAAGAAATTCAGGGAGCGGCCGTCTACCTGCTCGACCAGCTCGCCACGACCCTGACCGTGCTCGAGAGCTATGGGGTGCATCCCCGGCTCAAGCACAACACCGTATATACCGACGTGGGCTACGTCCTCCCAGCGGGAAACGAGGGGTACGTCGTCCGGAGCTTGACCTATCTTCCGTTCGACCAGGACTGACCGAAAGGACACCGTGTGGCTGCGACCCTCACCGCCGACGGCGAGCTGACGTTCTTCTCGTTTCCCATCGAGAAGAGCGAGGAAACGGCCGACGGCGACGTCATCGTCTACGGGAAGGCGACGGACGGTTCCGTCGACTCCGACCTGCAGATCGTCGACCCGGACTGGTCGGCCAAGGCCATCGAGGACTGGCTGGACACCGGCGGCAACCTGCGGGTTCAGCACCAGGCTCGCCGGGACCCGGCCGGGAAGGGCCTCTCCCTCGAGCACGACCCGTCCGGTGGCACCTGGGTCAAGGCCCTGGTCGTGGAGCCGGTGGCCAAGGAGCTCGTCAAGAAGGGCGTCCTCACCTGCTACTCGGTGGGGATCAGCCACCCGGACATCGTCCCGGACCCGACCGGTAAGGCCATGAACGGCATCATCCGCGGTCGCCGTGACGGGCTCACCAAGATCTCGGAGCTCTCCCTGGTCGACCGCGGCTCCAACTTCAACAGCAAGTTCCAGCTGGTGAAGGCCGCGGCCGACGACGGTCACGCCGAGTTCGTCGGCAAGATGATGGGCGAGACCGACCTCGACGCGTACGCCATGGTCAACTCGCCGAAGGAAACCAAGATCAAGACCACGATCTCGATCAAGCCCAGTGACCTGGCCAAGCTGCTCGACCAGAAGCACGGCGTCGAGAAGCGGAATTTCGACGCCGGCGTGGGTGGCGGCGTGGACCGCGACAAGCTCCCGGCGGAGGACTTCGCTGGCCCCAACCGGACCTACCCGATCGTCACCCCCAAGGACGTGCACGACGCCGGCACGCTTATCGGCCACGCCGCCGACCAGGACGCCGTCAAGAACAAGATCAAGGCGATCGCTCGGCGGAAAGGTCCCGAGTTCGAGGCCCGGATCCCGGCCTCGTGGAAGACCGAAGACGAGCCCGCGGTCGTGAAGATCGAGGAGAAGCCGGCCGACAACGCGAAGCCCCTCGAGAAGAAGGCCAAGGTCATCTGCCAGGGCTGCGGCGCCAACCACGACAAGAAGCACTCCTTCTGCCCGGAGTGCGGCAAGAAGGTCGCGGGTGGCGACCCCGAGGTGAAGAAAAACCACAAGTTCACCTGCCTGGGCTGCAACAGCGACCTCGACAAGGGCGAGAAGTTCTGCCCGGGATGTGGCAAGAAGAACCCCGGCTTCAACGAGCTCAAGAAGGCCGTACGCGCGGCGCTCAAGGGAGATGACATGGACGACGAGAAGGACGACGACACCAAGCCGGACAGCGCCGCGGGCGACGACGGCAACGAGGGCGCCTCGGCCACGGACCCGGACGACGAGAGCTCGGACGACGACAACGACGCCGACTCCGGTAAGCCGAACCCGGCGGACAAAGTCGTCGACAAGCCCGTCGTGAAGAAGAGCAAGAAGGCGAAGAAGGTCACCAAGGCGACCAACGGGGACACGGTCACCGAGGCCGCTCACGCCGAGCACGTCCCGCCGGCCGACGACCTGCCGCCTCACCGCGAGCCCGACGGGACCGTCGTCGCCATCTTCGAGCGCGACGCCGACATGCCCAGTGACACCACCGGTGACAAGGCCGCCGGCCTGCCGCCGGAGATGGCCGTGCTCAACCGGTTCAAGTCCGTGGGAGTCTCGACCGACCTCGGTGCGATCCACGACCTCACCTGCCCGGCCTACCACCCGGCCGAAACGAACAAGTGCTTTCCGTACTTCGACCTCACTCAGCTCGACGACTCCGCCTGGCAGCAGAAGGCCTTCGACCTGGCCGCATCCGCTCCCCTGGCGCAGGCTCAGCAGGCCACTCGCCTCTGGCAGCACGCCGTCACTCTCAAGAACGCGTCCCCCGAGGACGTGCTCGAGATCCGGAACGACCTGCACAAGGCGTTCGCGGACGCCAACCCGGGACCAGGCATGGCCCCGAGTCCCACCCAGCTGAACCCGAAGAAGTTCAACCGGCCGTACCTCAGCGCCGGGCACGCCGCGGCCTCGCCGGGTCAGGGAGCCCCGAACAAGGCCCCGATGATCGGCTCGGACATCTCGGCCGAGGACTACACGCGGCAGTTCCTGTCGGCCGGTCACGCCGCCGACTCGCCGGCCAACAAGGGCACGGGCGTCCCGACCAACGTCAGCTACGGCAACCTCAACCGAGAGAACGCGCGGCAGGCCCTGGTCGCCATGCACGACCACATCTCTCAGTCCTTCCCGGCCCTGTGCCCGATGAGTGACGCGGCCTCCCCGGCCCCGAAGTCGGTGCCGCCAACCGTCGCGGTCAAGGAGGAAGCCGAGCCCGAGGCGAAGAAGGCCCGGCGGAAGAAGCTCGAGAAGGCCGTGCTCAAGGGGTTCCTCAGCCTCGACGACGCCAAGACGCTCATGGGCTTCGACATCGCGCCCATCCCCGGAGTGCCGCTCGCGGCTGATAGGCCCGCCGAGGTCGGCAAGGCGGAGGAGCCGGAGGTCACCAAGGCCGCCGTGCTCGACGCCGCGGCCGTGCAGGACATCGTGACCAAGGCCGTGGCCGCCGCCGTCGCGGAACGCGACGAGGCTCACCTGGCCGCCGTCACGGAGCTGCAGAAGACGCTCAAGAAGCAGGGCAAGATGCTCGACTCGATCGCGGCACAGCCCGACCCGGTCGCCCCGTACCGCGGGGTGGCCCTCATGAACTCCCCTCAGCCGGGTGCTGAGGTGGTGAAGAGCAGCGCGGAGCGCTCTCGAGAGAACCTGGCAGCCCTGCTCTACGAGCAGGCTCGCAAGGACCCGAACCCAGCGCAGCGGGAAGTTGCGTGGGCGGAACTGAACAAGATGGCCTTCGAAAACACCACGTACAAGTAGCACCTTCCGTTCACGTTAGCCACGAAAGAAAGGACAAGGATCGTGGCCGCACTTCTCGAGGCGATGGAGCAGGCCGCTCCCGCCGCCAACCCGGACGCGGCTCAGGCCGACCTGGTCGGCGTGGCCCAGCGCTACTCCACCACCGGTGACGCCATCAAGGCGTCCATGGCGACCCTGGTCAAGGGCGCCGGCATGGCCAAGATCGGCGGCAACACGCCGCTGAGCAACGAGCGCGACATCACCGTTCGCGCCCACCAGGCCACGCTCGACCTCCGTACCTCCACCTACCAGGGCATCAACGACCGCCAGTCGGTCGTCAAGTCCATGAACTCCGGCTTCCTGAACCAGTTCGGGAACCTCAAGACCGCCCTCACCACCCCGTCCCTGGGAGAGCAGCTCTCCCAGCTCGTCGGGATGCTTCCCGGTGGTACCGAGGCCCTGAAGTCGTTCACCGCCGGCAACCTGGGAATTGGCTCGGTCTACGGCCTGGTGCCGTTCGACCTGCTCGCACCTTCTCGTCTGATCTGAATTTGGGGACGGATCCTCGTTCGGTAACGAACGTGTAAAACTCCGAGAATTGCTGGAACGTCCTGCTAGACCTCAGCACCACAACGTGGGGTGAAAACCCGAGCGTGATGGTTTGAAAAGATTGAGGGTAGGGAAAATCAGCAGCCGAGCCCGCCTGATTCGTTCGACGGGAAGGTTCAGAGACTATGTACGGAGCTCCTCAAATGAGGATGAAGATATAGTCCGATCTGCATGGAAATATGCAGAACTGAGCAGAAATGTCTCAGTCCATCGTATT